TAGGATCAATTGATTGTGGCGCAAGATAATAAGAAGTAATGCCATTAATTGTGCCTAATTGTGCCATCTCTGTCGCCGCGGCACCATCTTCTTCTGTCATATAACAGAAACCAAGACAACTATATGGAACATAAATATATCCATCTGTTTCTATATCTTCTAATTCTCCTAATAGTTTAATTCCTTTATCAAAGCTACCATTATCCCAAAATATATTGTGTTCTCTTGATAAATCGTCTCCTAATTCTAATTGTCGTTTTTTCCCCGTATAAACATTAGTTAATTCTCCTTCAACAATATAATTTAATTTATGTCCTTTAATCGAACTGAACATTGAAATTGGAATTTTAAATAATTTTTCTTCTGAATATTCAGTAAAATCTCCCCAGTTTTTAGAGGCATCATATTTCCAAATACTATCTTCAAGAATTTGCTCTGTAAAAATTCCTATTTCTTCTACATTATTATATAATTCTGTATCAAAAGTAATGCCATATCCATTTCTTGATAGTTCATCTATAAAAGCATCTTCACAAGAATATTGATACATAATACTTTTAAACTGCTTATTTTCACTTACACTTTTTATGTAAAATTCAAACCATTCTCCATCATATTTTAATTTTAATTTTCTCTCGTTAAAGAGATAATCACAAAATTCATTATGAATATAATCTCCAGAAATATCATCGAAAAATTTTGATGGCAGTTGGAATGTAAGAGTATTTGTTCCGTTAATTTTACGAGAAAGTTTTAGTGAAGTGGCGCGCCCAGGATATGTCATATCATGAGCGCCAATAATAGCACGTTTTATTTCATTTTTTTGTCCTTTCTCTCCAAGTGTTTCATCCCAAACACTTAATTCATATTCTTTTTTAAGAATAGCCACTCCTTTCACCTCTTAATAGAATAATGGTGTATATTTTATTTGAATATCATTTAAAATATCTGCATAGCCCCAATACAATGGTGGGAAATTAGCCCAGATATAATTGCAAGCATACCACCACCATTCATCTATTGTACCTTTTATTATTGTACCATCTTCTAATATTTTTCCTTTTTGTTGCTGCCAATATAAATGTAAGGTTTTTAAGAACCCATATTCAGCATTCATTTGTTTATTTAAATAGTATTCTTTAGAAAAATTATCTTGCGCATTTTCGATATTATTTAAATACCATAATCTAAAATTTGAAGCTATATCAATATCTGAAATACTACTATCTTCATTTATTTTTCCACATTTTACTAAATATTCTTTTATAGCAATATTATAAACTTTGTCAAATAAAATTTGAATAGATTTCTTATTTTGATTTTCGTCTCCACCATATCCCCAATCAAATGGTCTTGCATCAATCCATCGTTTTCCGCCCCATATATCCTCGTCAACTACACAAGTTATTTCTATTAAAGACCATCCTGGTGGTAATTTAAACCAATGTCCTTTTTCAATATTTTCATTATATATAGTTTTTGTTGGCTTATAATTATAAAAATTCTTATAAGTCGTATTATCAGATATTTTATACTCCGGGTTATTTATATTATACAACATTCTTTTTTCTGTGTCAAGAAAAAGACTTGTTTTTTCAATTCCATCAGTTTTTATATCAAAATAGTCATTTGAATACCATTGCGGCATAATTGTCTTATTAAAATTAAATTGGTCATAAAATAATTCTGAATCTTTACGAATAAATTCCGGTGGAGTATGGATATAATTATAAACAAAATCATTAAATAATTCTTCATTAAGTTCTCCATTTTCATCTTCAAAAACTACTGAATCTTTGTAAGTCTCTAAAATTGCTTCTTTTAATGTTTTCCAATATAATTCATACTTTTCATAATCATCTATACAAAGATTATATAATTCTTCATATCTATCAGCTAATCTTATACCATCTTCAAAATTAAGAATTGGTTCATTTGTATCAGCATTCTTAAGTAATGAAGATTGCCAATAAAACATTCTAATATAATCACCTAATTTTTCTCTTGGAATTGGTTCAACTATAAACGCATGTTTAGGATGCTTTTCTTTAAGTTCATCATATTGTGGTAGATTAATATTAATCTCATCTTCTACTGTAGATATACTAGAAATTGTTTTGAAATATTTATCTCCATATTTAAAATTAACTTCATCATTAATATCCTGGGGTTTTAATCCAGTCCAATCAACAGCCATCGGTATTGGAAGTCTTTGTACATTTAATCTTCTTACTTGAAAATGATTTCCACGAGCTGTCCAAAAATTTCTTTCTTTATTATTAAATTTTAGTTCAAAATCTATCGGTAAATCACCTGGATTATAAACTAAAATACGACTTCCCATTAAAAAATTTTCCTTGTTTGCGCCAATATCCATATTAATATAATTTATTTTTGAATATTGAGGTAAAAATATTAAATCTTGATCATAGTCTAAAGTAGGAGTTACTAATAATTTACTGCTTGGCGCCCATTCTGGAACATTACGAAAATAATCTCTTACATCAATCATTTTCTTTCCTTCTAGACTATCAAGATATAATTCTCCAGCACGAACTTGTTCAATAGTTGGATATCCGCCTTTCCAAGGGATTCCCATATTATTTTCGACATTATAAAATTCTTTTGTGTTTTTATTATAAATTTTTTGTTGTTTTTTATCATAAGGATTTTCAAATCTATCATCATAATTTGGTAAAGTTGGGATTATTAATTGATAGTTGTCCGCCGCTCTAATAACATATTTACTAAATCCATAAGCAAAAGGTTGATAACATACAAAATTTAATGTTCCTTCTCCTTTATATACTCTTTCTCCAGTATCTCTATTTTTAAAACAAATAAATTTAAATTCTGGTTTTGATTTAATTTTTGCTTTATATGTTTTATAAGGAAGTTCATCAAAAACTAAATCTTGTAATTTATCATTTGCAAATAAATTACTAATGCGGCGCCATGTTTTTTCATCAACATTATCAAAAGCAACATCAACTTTAAATTCTCTATTTTTAAAAGTTGAACCAAAATAATAACTTCCATTTCCACCTGGAATATCTGTAGAATAATCTTGATTTTCTGGCAATACATTTTTTTCATATCTATCACTTGTACTTATTACTAATAAATGTAAATCCTCTGAATGAATATTACCAAATCTGAAGCCTGTAAAATCTCTCACTAACCTCACCTCTTTTAAGGTAAGTATAGGGGAGAGAATCCCCTATACTCTATTTCTCTCATTTATTTAGGATAACTGATGTGCCGATTGGTTTTGCAACATCGACAATATCTTGCTTAACTCGTTCAATCATTTGATCAACATCATAATCATCACTAATATTCTCTATATTAATGTGAATTTCGATTGAAGTATCTCCAATATTTGTAGAAACAGCATTTTCAGCATTTGATGTGGAATTAAAAATTGGAAGATCTGCAAGAAGTTTTGCGGCGGCGCCAATACGAGCAGTATCTTCAGCAGATAAGAATGCTTCGGGTTTATTGGGAGTGCCGTCTACCTGAGCTAAACCAGTATAATCTACAAATCCACCAGTTGCATATTTTTTATATGCTCCTATTACTTCGCTACCTCTAACAGCTGTTACTGAAAGATTTTTTAAGTTATTACTGTATTTATTTAAATATTCTGGCAATGCTGCTTCTGCCTCAGCTTTTGTGCTGAATGTTCCTGGCAAATAAATTGTTGGACCTCCATTAATTGGAGTACCAGTTATTTGCCATTCTTTATCAACTATCATAGATGATGTATCATATCCCTTATTGGCTAATGCATCTACAAAACTGCGAGAATATTCTCCTGTTTTTTCATTATAAAAGTTATGGGTTTTAGCAAATTCTTGCACATCCTTTGAATTAGATAGATCTAATGCCTCTGCTTCAATCATCATTTCTGTACCAGCGGTTGCAACTTTAAGCATTGCGCTTTCACTAGCTTTCACCATCTCATCCATTGCGGCGCCATGAGTAGTTACAGCGGCATCCTCTGCCTTATCTAAAGCCTCTTTTGTTTCTGTAATTTTCTTTTGAGTGTCATCCATTTTTTCAACGGCTTCGTTGTAAGCTTCCTGTGCATCATCAATTGCCTCTTGTTTTGCTTTTTCTGCCGCATCTTGAATTACAGTTCCAATATCTGCAATGTTTTCAGATGTATTAGTAAACATTTCATCTGCTTTTTGATTGATTTCATCTGTTTTAAGTTTTAGTTCTTCAGTTGTTAATGAAACATATTGAGCATATCCCGCAAATTCTTCTTTCGTTCCTTCAAGATACTGCTCAGTTTGAGCGACAGTCATATCTTTAACAGAAGGATTGTTTTCCAATAACCAAGATTGATAATCTTCAACATTTGTAAATCCAGAAATAATGTTTAATGCAGTCTCGTTAATTAGTTGCATATTTTCAGTTGCAGCTTCCATTGCTTCAATTTCTAGTTCTCTTGCTTCTTTTTGTTTATCATATAGTTCTTTCATTGAATCAATAAGATTATCAATTTCATTATCTAAAATATTTTGTCTATCATCTTTAATTTCTTGTTCGAGAGACATAACTTCCTTTCTATTCGTGCCAGAAGTATCTCTTTGCATTAAAGCGAGTTTCTTTTCTTTTGTTGCCAAATCTTCATACTGATTTTCTTGGTCTCTTAGTTTTCTTTGTTTATCGATTGCTTCTTGTAATGCATCTAAATAATTATTATCCGCTTCTTCTAAGGCTTCGTATTTATCTGTAACTGCATCAATTTCTTCTTGCATTTGCTCTTTAATAATATCAATTACATTTTGTTCCATTGTAATATATTTATCACGAGCTTCTGACTTTAATTTATCAAATTCCTTTTGAGCATCAAGATATTCTTGTTCTTTATCTAACGCCATATCATAAGTAGAATTATATTCTTCAATAAGTTTTTCTAAGCCATCAGTCTTGATAATATCACTGTCACGCATATCTTCATAACTAAAATCAATTTTTGCAAGACCATTTTCATCAAATGAAATATAGTTACTATAATTGGCCAATAATTCTTGACGAATGTTTGCAAGACTTTGATTAATTACCTTGCTTTCAGCTTGGAGTGTTGCCATTTTATCTTCATATAAATCTGCAACTTGATTCATTGCAGCGCTCGCTTCTTCAATGTCAGAAACATCAGTTAAATTCTCCTTTAAATTTTCAAGTTGTTTATTAATTAATTCTAAAGGACGCTCATAATTAATTAAACCATCTAATCCGCTTTGAAAATCTTCTGTTCCAAATTTTGCTTCATGGAGTGCTTGCGCAGCTTCATCAACAGCCTCTTTATCTTCAATTAATTGTTCTTCTAAGTCCGCAAGTTCGTCTTTTAAGTCATTAACTTTTTCCGTTGTCTCACTAGAAGCTTCTTGAAGATTTACGAGCCCTTGAATCCAAGTATCTGCCTCCATTGAAGAGAGTTCTACCTTGCCTTCTTGAAGAGCTTTTGTAAATTCTTCAATAGATGTATAGCCCTGTTGAACCATTGTTTCAACAAAATTAGCTTTATCTCCAAATTTTTCTAAGATTTCAGTAGTATCTTCTCCGGCGTCTTTTAATTCCTTATATTTTTCTATTAACTTCTGTGCAGATGCACTAACCAGCATGGCGTCGCCACCAATGGACTGTCTAGCAGAATATTCATTATTTGATGCTACTAATCCATATTTAATAGCCTCATCGATAGTAAAATCATTTAAATCAAAAAAGTTCTTATTAAAATCTTCTGCTTCCTTTAATAATTTATCGTTTATCTTAATTTGATCTCTTAAGGTTTCTAGTGGTGCCATCGCTTGTTTAGTCCAAGCTTCTTCTGCTTTATCTGCAATTAATTCATAACCATTAGTCGTAATTTTAACGTAATCTTTAAAACCAGCTTCAATTAATGAAAAATAAGTATCGCCACTAATAGCACCTTCATTATCTAACATTTCATTTCTTGCTTCAATTAATGGTTTATATTTTTCTTTAAAACCTTTGATATCAGTTTGTAATTGTTGTCCAAATACCTCTGCACCAACTTCTCCAAATACTCCCCTGCCTAAAATTAAACTAATACTATTTATATATTCATCAAAAGTATTAGTGGCATCCTCTAAAGACATTCCTGCATCCATTAGTGCTTTAATATATGTTTGAGAATTTGATTGAATTTCATGATATCCTTGTGATAAATCTATTTGAAAGAGTGCATTTAACTCATCTTCAGTTAGATTTAAATTAGTTGATAAAGAATCAATCGAATTTAATAATAAATCAGTTTGAGTTTCTGTGAAACTTAAGTCTGATAAAGTCTTATTAAGATCTTGCAAGGAACCAATATCAAGACTTTTTACAAATTCTTGTTCATAGCTATCATAAAGTTTTTGAATTTCTTCTTGATCTATTAAACCAGAATAAAATGGAGCTAGTGCATCCGCATTTAAATCATAATTGCTAATAATAGTACTAAGTTTATCTTGATATTCTGTTAAAGTCAGTTGATTTTCTTCAGCAAGCAAATCTTGAATTTCTTTATCTGCTTCCGAAGTGAGTTTATTTGCATTTTCAGTATTTTCTGCTACCACCTGTTGTACATATCCTAAATAGACATCCATTAAAACGTTGGCAGTTGCTTTATCACTTGCTCCTCCAGTGCCAAATAATTCTTCGTAAGAAGATTGATCTGTTACTCCAATGTATCTTAAAAATTCTTCCCCTTTATCTCCCAACTCAAGTTTTACATCACTAAGATTATTTTTAGTTCCAGGAGCATCTAGAGCAATTGCATCAAAAATATCATTAATATCTACTAAATTAAGATTTTTTACAATATCAGAATTAAAAAATTCTCCTGTATTAATTCCACTACTATCTGCTGTCCAACTCGTCATTAACTTTTCTACTTCTTCTACCTGCATAGAGGCTTGTGCTGCGACATAATTAGCTTGAGTTTGAGATAGTTCTGGATTTAAAGAGTAAATATATTCTCGAATATCAGAAAATACATCTTCTGCAGTAATACCAGTATTCTTAAGTTCAGTAGCCAAAAGATTTACTTCATTCTTAAAATTTTCCGCCGCAAAAGTTAAATCTTCTATAGATATACCTAAATCACTTGCTGGACCTGTTGCAATTGCTGCACTTACCGCATCTGCTGCTTCGCTTGTTTTATCAGACATATAATCAAAGATATATTCGCCAACCATCATAAGATCATTTTTAGATTTATTAGTCATTCCTGAAGAGTCTATGTTAAGCTTTCTACCTAAGCTATCTTCTATAATACGTTGTAAATCATCCGCATTAATAGTATAGTCTTCTCCATTTTCTGCATATCCTTTAATTTGATTTGCTGTGGCCGAATAAGAAGCAGTTGTTAATCCCAACCAAAAATCTTTCTTTTCTTCTGTTGATTGTAAAGTATAATCTGTTTCTTGAGACATGGGCATGAAACCCTGTATGTCGCCAAACTTTTCTTCAAAATCTAATATCTTATTTAAGGTGTCTATTTCATTTTCTCTATTTAATTGTTGACTATTTAATATTAAATTATTTCTCTGTTCTAACTGTAATAATTCTTTTTGTTTATTAATTTTTTCTTGTAACAAATTATTTTGAGTTATCAATCTATTGCTTTCTTCGTCATAATAAGTTATTACTTCTGGATACTGCTCTTTTAAGAAAGTAACCATTTCATTATATTTTTCTTGTTCTTCTGCTGTTAGATAAGTTTTTTTAGAAAGTTTCTCGTAAGTTTTTTGTGCTTTTTCTAATGATTTTATTTCATTATTACATTCTTCTATCTTTCGTTTAGACTCTTCTATAGAATTATTTAAATTATCAACTTCTTCTTTTAATGAGGCAAGTTTATTTTCTGTTTTATTTGCCTCATATTCTTCAGATGCTTTTTTTGCTAAAACTATTATTCCAGTGAGCGCAGCAGTAATAGCAACAATAATTAAACCAATACCAGCAGTACCAGTAATAAAACCTTCTAAAGCACCTTTTCCTGCCGCCAAACCTCCAGTTTTAAAAGCAGCGACAACAGTACCTATAGCTGGCAATATAGTGGGTAAAAGTCCGGAGATCCCCGCGGCAAGAACCGTACCAACAGCTGTCATTGGATTATCTTGCGTAGTTACAGCAACTATTGCTGCAGACATCGAAGTGGCAATGGTTTGTCCAAGTATCTGACCTCTTTGTTGGGCCTCGGCAAGCTGGATCTCTTCATTTCCTAATAAATCTTGTTGTTCATTAGCGTTATTAGCAGTTTCTTCGATTTGAAAATCAATAGCGTCTAATTCTTGCGCTCTGTCAATTAATTCTTGGTCTGGTATATTATCTCCAAATTCTAATTCTCTTCCTTCTTCCTTTGCCTTTTTTATTTCTTCTTGAATCTTTTTTAAATCATTTAATACGTCTTTGTTTTCTGATTCAAATTCAATTTTTTGGTTTTTTAGCGTTGCTAATTTTTGTTCAATCTGTTTTATTTGCTCCTTTCTTGTGTCCACTTGTATTTGATAGTGCTGTACCTTTCCAACTTTATTAAAAGCATTTTGAACTTTATTGGAAATAAGCTCTCCTAATTTTTTTACTCCAGTTTGTACACCAGTAATCAAATTCATTACCAAGGTTTTCCCTAATACAACAAATGCAGCTCCAAGCCCAAATAATTGTCCTCCACTTAGCTCTGTAATTTTTCCTAAAATTCCATTTAATCCATCAATTATGTCCTTAAAAAAATCACTATTAAAAAATCTAGTTCTAAATTGTTCCCAGGTATTTTGCAATTGGTTTAATTTATATTCAACTGTATCTTGATATTTTGCGAATTGTTCACTTGCTCTTCCAGCAGAATCATAAGCTGTATTAACTAATTCAATTGTTCTGTCATAATTCTCCATCATTGCAATAAATCTTGACTGTTGACGAGAACCAGCAGCAATAGTTGCAATATATCTTTGACTATTTCTATCTAAAGTATTCCATTTTTCAGATAATTCAAGAAATACATCATCTAAGTCTCTAAACTGTCCATTTGTATCTTTAAGAGAAACTCCTACAGATTTAAGTGCAGTATCTACTTTGTTATAATCCAAATCGTCAAACTCAGAATCAACAGTTCCCGCAACATTCTCTTTCAATTCGGTAAATCTTGCAATAATTGTTTTCATTGCAGTACCGATATTTTCAGGAGCTTCCTGTGTAGTTTCAATCATCTGCGTTAAGAAAGCAGATGTTGTTTCAAATTCCATGCCAGCAGATGATGCAATAGATGCAGTTTTACTCATTGCATACGCAATACCTTGTACATCAGCAGCTGCCTTTGCGGCAAGTTCTGAATAAACGTCTGTAACTCTTGCTCCTTCATCCATTTCCATATGAAATCCACGAAGGGCGGCAGTCATCTGTGAAGTTGCTTCTGCAAAATCAAGACCTGCTAAAGTAGCAAGTTTCATAGTGTCTTCTGTAAGTGCTAAAGATTCTTCTGTATCTAAGCCCTGTTGATAGAACAATCCACTTGCTTGAATAACGCTTTGAGTTGATTGTCCAAGTTTATTTGCCATTTCAGCATATTGATCATAACTTTGCCACATTTGTTGAACTGAATATTCAGTTACCATGGCGATTTCAGCAAAACTCTTATCAAGTTCTTTTATGTCATTAAAAGTTTGTTGAATAATTTGTCTTACTCCACTTATAGCACTACCTATAGAAAGAAAGGTTTTAACAGCTCCCTTCATATCTTCAAATTTATCATTTACTGCCTGTGCGGTTTCACTCTGATTTTTTAAAGCATCTATGCTTTCTCTAGCAGCAGCTTCTAAATGTTCTTGTTCTTGTGCTGAATGACTTAATCCTTCAGTTTGTTCTTGGACATATCGTTCAACTTGTCTTGTACCTTCTTCTGTTGCTCTGTTAAGATTTTCTTGTGATTCTACAATATCTTCAATATTTTGTCTCATTACTTGATATTCAGCATTATTAGCAAGCTCTTGTCCCGCTTCAGACAACTCAAATTCTCCACTTGCATTTGTACTGCCAAGAGTTTGTGCCCTACTTATCGCTCCTCTTTGAGATGAAGATAAAGCAGTAACTTGAAATTCTTGCATATCCCTGTCAAATGAATCAAGTAATTTAGATGTATCTCCTAATTCAAGTCCATACTCATCCATTGCCTTCTTCATCGCTTCAATAGCATCTATAGCAGTACCACCGGTTTTTATTGTTTCTTCTAATGCTTTTCTATAACTTTCTATTGCCGCAGCATTAGCTTTTGTTTCATCAATATTTCCAGTTAAAACTCCTCTTGCATTTCTTTCTCTGGCATCGTTTCGACCTTTTTTACTGTGTCCACTCTTAGCAGTAACTCCTAATTCATCTAATCCGACTCCAGATACGCCAGATATAAAACTTTTACCAGTTTCGGTATTTAAAGCAGCAGTTCCATGTTTAGCTTTTGCTGCTTTTTCTTTAGCTTGAGCTACTTTCTTTACTGCCGATTCAAGGTTTCCATTAGCTTCAACTTCATCCATAATGGCTTTGCGTTCTTTTGCATTTAATTTTGCACTTTGAAGTTGTGTTGCAACGCTATCTTTTGCGGCTTGTTTAAGTCTTTCTTGTTGATTTGTTAATCTTTCGAGTTCAGTAGTATATTTTTTAACTTCGTCTGCATTTAAATTAAAATTACTTGCTTTATTTATGTCTTGAAGCCCAACATTTATTTTACTAAATGAAAGACCTAATTTTTCTAATTGTTTTTCAAAATTTGCAACTTCTTTTGGATTTGAAAAGCCTTTTTGAATTTGAGCAAGCATATCGTTAATAAGTTTTTCAGTTGTGGCGATGTCCTTATCTACGCCTTTGAATAAAGAGGCGTCTGCTCCAGCATCTGACATTGATTGGCGGATTTTCTTTAAATTGGAAAGAACTTCTGCCCCGTCAAAACTGCCTTTAAATTGTATTTTTTGAGTATATGTTTTACCTGCCATTTAGTTCACCTCTTTAATTTATGTATTTTATACTACTAATATCTCTTAAATCAAAAGTAAAACCATTATATATAATTCTTCCTCCAGCCTCTCCCGCCAAATTTGCTGCAGCAGAATCATTAGATAAGTCTACTTCTAATCTTTTATCTTTTTTGTTCGGTGCAGGAAGCGGAAAGTTATTTAAATCAAAATATTTATTATTACTTTTTTTATTCTTTAATTCACATATTATTTTTTGAAATATTAAGGAAGCTGGAATCATTTTGAAATTAAGAATAAAAAAATTATTTTTTAAATCTCCTAAATTACTTTGAAAATCGCCATATCTTGACCAGTATTCAAAATTCATTTCAAGAACTTTTTTTACAGAATTCTTCATTGCAGAAGTATTTTTAAATAGATATTGATTTGCCGATAGATATCTTAACTGAACAATTATATCTTCATTGTCTGAAAATAAATCACTGTCAATATATCTTCTAATGTCTTTCCTAAAAACAGAAACATCTGTATCATATAAATGAAAAGAATTAACCACAGAACTATAATTCTTCACTTGAAAACCACTTAAAGCAGAATTGGTCTGTTTATTTATATAAGCCACATCGACATGAGCCTGTTGACCTAATTTATTTAAATTCTGTCCATATACCTTAGTAGCATCAAGGCCGAGATAAAAACTTGCAAAATGTTCTCCAACATGCCCAATTACTGCTGCTCCACTGGTATAAGATTGTCCCCATGTATTGATATCATTGATTAGTTTAGTATTTTTAGAAACGATTTCATCCCAATATTGCTTAGCATCAGAAAATTTATCGCTAGCATTTTTTAATTGATTAGAGATAAAAGAAGAAAAAGTTCCATTAAATTGATTTTTTTCATTATTTTTATCTAAAAGTGATGAGTTTAAAAAAGCAGTAGATTTTCCAAATTTAATCTTCTTAAATTCATTTTTATCAATATAGATTGGTGTAAAAAAACGTTTATCTATTGCATTAGTATCAATTTCAATTCCTTCTTTTTGAAGAGCTTTTTTCAATAATATTTGAATTAATTCTTCTAAATCTTTCATTGTTTTTCTTTCATCCTGAACAGCACGAGCCATATCTAATAACTCTCTTTTATTTTTTTCTTCAGAAAGAACTTCATGTTTTACTAATAAAGTCTCTTGTTGTACATCTTCTTCTATTGTAAACGAATATTCTCCAAATAAATCTTCAATTTTAATTATTTTTTCAGCATCTCTTGCAGAAAAAGTAGTTTTACCGGAAGTAGACGTCTTTTCTCCAACAAATTTAATCCCGCTAAGATCTTGCATCATAGCTCGACATAATTCTCCCATTTTTCCTGCTGGAATTTCAACATTTTCGCCATATTCTTTAGTCCATTTTTCTATTGCCTGTTCTCTTAATTGTCCCCATATATAATCAAGAAAATCTTTAATTGTTATTGCATGTCCAGTACCAATTGTTTTTTTTCCTTGAACTTCACCCATATTAAATTTTAATTGACTGTCTGAGCTTAATCCTGAAATTAATTCTTTTGAGTATAAAAAATCAATAAAATTTTCTTCTTTTTCATCGAAATCTCTACCTAATAGAATTTTTGTAAAAAAAGATTTATCTTGAATACGAAGAAAATTAATGTAATTAGAAATATCATTCATTGAAGAAAAAAAAGAAGAAAAAAATGTTTTTTGTTGTTCTTCAGGAATAAAATTTTTAAAAAAAATAATTTCATTTTTATAACTTTCATCTCTTAATTTTTTCAGTGTATCAATTAAAGTATTGCTAGAATCATCTAAATTATTTAGATAATTTATAATATTATTATAAATGTTTTCATTATCTTGAGTTGCTTGATATGGATTCAAACTGAACAGATTTCCCATTTATCTCACCTCTTAAATAAAAATGCGGTATTTCACAATACCGCATTAAATATAATCTCCCGTTAATTCTTTATCTAAGAAAGTTATTTTACAAACAGACTGTTTTTCTCTTCTCACATTTTCATCTGGATATCCTGTAAAAAAGAAATCACTAACAGTCGCGCTATCATAATTCTTTCCTAATCTCATTGATAAATTAGAAGATAATTTAATTTTTGGTATCTCCAATATCGCAGTGGCTATTTCTCCACTATTTTCATCCTTTACGCTCATTTTCCCAGTTAAACCAAGAAAACCATTAAAAAGTCGATCTCCGACTTTAATTACCTTAATTTTATCTTCATATTCAAAAGTATAGTCCACATAAATTTTTCTATATGGACTCTTAAAAAATAATCTATTTTCAAAAATCTCAAAGTCATATATTCGCCGCCCTGTTTCTTCATCATAAACAAAAATAAATTTTTCTCGATTTGGCGGCAATGGTTTTAACATTAACTCTGGTCGTCTTCCCAATGGCAATGGCTCATTACAAGGATTCCCTTGTGCGCCCATAATACAATTGCAATGATTTGGTTTATATTTTAAATCTGCATAACAATAATCATTATCTTCAATAGTATGAACAATTTCATTATATGACACTGATTTTGTTTTTGGCATTTCAATTTTAGAATTTGATAATAATGCCCAACTAACTGGAGACAAAACGCCATGCGTAATTGCAAATTGCATTTCTTTATCTACTTCCCAATTTATAAGTGCATTATTATGATATCCGCCGCGCGCCTGCGTAGAAGTCTTTCTTTCTGTTATATCTGCAATTTCAGCAGTTTTAAATATTAATAAAGTTTCATTTGTATCAAATTTTCTTCCATTAAACTCGATAGGATTATTTAAACGAATACTTACGTCGTATAATTCCTTAATTCCAGAAAAATTATCCATAATCTTTCGCCTCCTTTTACTCCTATAAATAAAGTATTTTTTTTATAAGAAAAATATAAAAAAATAAGACGGGATATCCCGTCTTATCATTAATAAATTTCGTTGTTTTCTTCCACTGTAAGTTCTTCCTTTTCCAAGTAGGTTTGGGTATATGTATATTTTGATTTTTGAGGGACAATTCGTGTGCCACCTTCTACAATATCTTCTTCAACATCATATTGTTTTAATTCCATCATTATATCATTTGGCGGCGTAAGAACATCAATCTGCATTGAGAAAGTAGTTGGATCTCCTTCTGCTTCAAGAGTTACAGAAGTATCTGATGATACATTAGCTTTAAAAATAGTAAATTGATAACGTTGATCTTTTCCAGTTTTTTGATTACGAATATATGTTTCACCAACAATTCGATAAGATTCTGGGAATGTTTCTGCATCAATAACAAAAGTTTTTCCAAGAATACCATCATCTTCAGATTCTTTATATTTTACTGTTCTAGTCCATTTATAATAAATAGTTCCCATTTTTATTGTAAATTCATCGGTTTCATCTTCATCATCCCAGCCTTCAATTTTACCGTCGTCTACTGGTAATAATGGCAACATTGTTTTTGCATCATAAAAAATAGTATAAGAAGAAGATTTATCATCTTTATAATATCTAAATAAATTTTTCTTCTGTTCTTTAATGCTAATTTTTTGTCCAGTTTTCTTTTTAACAATACATTTTTCCATTCTATCTATAACTTCTATGTCATGAATGTCTACATCCATATAACCTACATCTTCAAGTTTTTGAATTTTTGAAATAATTCCTTGAATAATATTCTCAGGCATAGCTAAATTCTTATCATCTTCTGATTCAATAGTTCTTCCAAAATAATTTTTAATCATTTCAACTCTATTTTCTGCTACAGTTTCATTAGTAGAATCTTCACTCATAATATAATTTAATCCAGTTCCTTCTTCTTCAGAAATCTCTGTCGCTACCTCAAATATTATATCCCATTCTCTATCAGTTAAAGCTGGAGACGGATATGCTTTAATGGAAAAATGTTGCTCTCCATATCTATTTGCAATATTACATTTTACAATAGCAGAAGTATAATCTGAAAGTTTAGCATTTAACTTTCCACCCCAAATCATACTCATACTTGCAGGAGAAAAAAGAGCATCTTCTAAATTTAATGTAATTTCTTTTCCAAAATTCCAGGTAATTAATTTTTTATTACCTTTACCACCTTTCGCTTCAACTTTTTCCGCTGCTTTTTCAAGCGTAGATACTTTTAATGTATCCAGAAAAAGAACAGGAGTGTAGAACTCTTCATCTCCTATTGGAGTAATAGTATAAAATACTACATCAGCAACTTCTTTTATGCCATATTTTTGAAATAAATTCATTCAATTCACCCCTCTGTTTTTTCTAAAGTAACTATTAAGTCAGAATCATTATTCATAAATTTAGTTATTTCCGCACCAAATATTCCATATGTGCGATACTCATCTTGTGGGATACCATTGATATATTTTTGTTCAGTTATCTCACAATATGCTTTATAATTATATTCAACTCTATACTCATTTGGTTCTCTTGGAGTAGTTGAATCTTCTTCTGATTTAAGTTCATCTTGAATAAGATATACTTTTTGATCTAAAAGCAATGTTAATGATTCAGAACCATCTATAACTTGTTCTTCTCTTGATATTTCAATCCAGGTAATGACGTCTTCATTCAGACCCATCAATGATTGGGTCTTCGGGCACCACCTCGTCAGAAGGCACAATATTAGTACTATCACTAATATAATCACCGTATTTTGCGTTTTCAACTGCATATTGAGTTAACTTCATCATAACGCCGTCCTCTCTACGAAGAACTTTAAGTGTCATATTAAATGTGGTTGGATCACCTTCTGCTTCAAGAGTAAAGCTATTTTCGGTTCCCATTTTACAAAGAGGAATTTCAAATTGAAATCTTTCATCTTTTCCAGTTTTTCTACTACGAGAGTATGTTTCTCCAACAAGTCTATATGTTCCTGGAAAATGTATTGGATCTACTATAATTTGATGTCCAAGTGTAGTGTAATCAACTGATTTTGTTCTTGTCCATTTATAATAAATTTCATGCTGTTTTATTACTCTAAGATTACCTGTTACTATTTCTCCGTTTTTTCTTGTAAACATGTCTGTATTTGGTTCATAAGGCTGCATAGTTTTTGGATCGATAAATACAGTAAGCTCAGTTTCAGAATATTTTTGTAAATATCTATAATTTCCGTGAGTAGTATTAATATCTGTATTAATTACAAAAGTTTGAGTTGCTTTACATTTTTCAATTCTTTCAAGATATTTAACATTTTTAAGAGCATGATCAATTTGATAAATAACTTCTTGTGGTGCCACAACATTTTTGTTCTTTTCTCTATCTATATTAAAAATAACGCTCTTTTGTTTTCCATCATTTTGATTAATTGTTGTTAAAATTATTGGACTATCTGCACTTGCAGTAATTTCTCCGTTATGAAGGCCACTAATTCCTCCATATTCTTTTGTAGATAAATTATATCCTATACCAATATTTTCTCCATAATATCTTTCTAATCCATCATTAGATATTGCTCTAACATTAGAAGTCCATGTCCAGATATTGTTATTTGTTCTGGTAAAATTACTAAAATTTTCTATTATTATTTTTCCGTTAAATCCCTTAATACCCTCTGCTCCTTCTCCATCAATTGAAGTCTGAATTGTTCCATATAATTCCAATGTTTTGGTACCATGTTTTCCGCCCCATGTCATACCCATGCTTGCTGGACTATAAAGAGCATCCTCTAAAGTTACTGTAATTTCTTTTCCATAATCCCAAATAATTAATTCTGGATTACCGAGACCGCCTCGAGCAGAAGTCTGCTCGGCGGTTTCTTCTACAGTGGAAACTTTTAGAGTATCAAGATACAATACAGGAATATAAACTTCATCATCGTTTTCATCTAATTCTATCGAATAAAGACAAACATCTGCGACTTCTTTTATACCATATTGTTCAAAGATATTCATTTAATTCCCTCCTTTTACTCACTTAAAATTTCAGTCGAACCATCTTTTGTTTCAACTATACCATTATCTCCAATTTGAATTTTTTCAGCAACTTCATATGAAGTTAATTCCATCATAATACCATTTATTGGTCTAGCAACCTCTATGTCAAGATTAAATACAGTTGGATCACCTTCTGCTTCTAAAGTAAGATTTTGATCTGATTTTACTTTACAAAGAGGGAATTTTAATTGCATTCTTTCATCTATACCAGTATCTCTATTGCGTATATATGTTTCTCCTACTAACATATACATTCCTGGAAATTGTCCTGCAGTAACAACAATTTTTTTAGATTTTAACTTTTTATTTTGCTGCGCCAAAGTTAAAGATTTTACATAATAAGGCTCTCCTTGATGTAGCCAATAATCATCTGGATATGGAGTCATAGTTTTTGGATTAACATACGCCCATAATTTTCCAGAGTTTGCGTATACATCTTCTATCGTAATATCATCATTTTCTACTTGATAATCTTCTCCAATCGATCCACCATTTAAAATATCAGCAGAAATGATTTCATATATATTATCTTCATACTTAGTAATTAAAAAATAAATTAATTCATTAATACTATTAAAATGTATCCACATATCTATACCTTTAAACTGCTCTACATTTATAAATTTATTTGGGGTATTTGAAATTGAATCTACAGTGTCTCCTAAGTAAGCAAAATAATTATCATTATTGTCAACTCTAATTTTTAAATATTTTGCATTACTAATTTCTTCAATAGAAGAAAATAAATCTGTTAAATTCACTATAACAATATTTGCATATGGATTATATTCAAATTTTGGTTCAATAGATTTATCAAATGTAAACTTATATGTTTCACCATCTTCAGCAATATAATCTACTGTATCATGCCATCCAAGATGATAATAGTCACCAAATTTCCAATCGGCTTCTACTGGCGGAATCTGCGTGTAATCTAATGTTCTATAATCTAATTTGTTAACAGTTCCAAGTAATTCATTAGTATCAGCATTATACATTTTTCCAGTCCAGCTATACAACATTCTTGATTCGTCTTGATTAAAAATTGTCTTAGTTTCTGCAACTATTTTTACATTTTTTATAAAATCACTTTCATTAGAACTTCCAGAAAAATAAAAGATATTAGCATTATTTACGCTACGTTCATTATATTCTTCGCCATTAATAGCATAGATAATTTCATATTTAAAATCATCATTATTACCACTTGAAGGAACTTTTACTCCAACAGCTTTTTTCTTTGTAATTGAATAAGACTGTCCTTTAATATCAAAAAACTTTTCAGGAATGACCATAATAGATTTCATATCTGTTTCAATTGCCATATTCCATTTATAAGAATGATTTTGTACGTATCCAAAACCCTCTACTTTTGTGCCGTCAACCACTTTTGATTCTTCAATTATTTTCGTGCTTTTTGTTCTTTCTAAATCTTCTTTTGTTTGTGGTAGTAAATAACTAATAGAACTTTTTTCTCTGTCATTTCTTGGATAAAATGCTTTTTCTATTCTTGAAATTTTATCCACATAATTTTTATTCCAAGTAATACCTAAATTATGTTGTACTTCACCATCTTTCCAATCTGAACTTAAAATTCCGCCCCAACAAAGCCCCAATGAAGCTGGAGTACAAAGCGCATCTTCAAGAGTTATATTAATTTGTTTTCCATAATCCCAGCAAATTAATCTTGCATTTCCAAGCCCACCTTGCGCCCATACATTATCTGCCGTTTTCTCAACTGAAGAAATCTTTAATGTATCTAAATACAAAGCTGGTACGTAATATACATCTCCACTACCATCTTTTTTCTTATGAATACTATAAAGAGTTACATCAGCTACTTCCTTGATTCCATATTGATCAAAAATATTCACCTTTTTCACCTCTTCCTTTTTAGTGAAAAAGGCTATTGAACTACTTACAATTCAATAGCCAATTTCCGTCTATATCAATCTATTGATTAATACTCAGTAGCTCCGATATATGTTTCATTATCTATTTCATCTGCACTAACTTTGAACATTTCGGCATCGTCAAGCAGGTTGAGGTTTTCAGTGTCCTTAACCATTGTAGAACCGTCATTTTCTTCTGTATTCTCAACTACATCATATTGAATAAGCTTCATCATTATGCCATCTTCAGGACGAAGAACAGTAAGTGTCATATCAAATACTGCAGGATCTCCCTCAGCTTCAAGGGTAATTGTTGTAGTTTCTGGAGAAACCTTTGCTTTAGGAATTACAAACTGGAATCTCTGGTCTTCACCAGTAGCTTCACTTCTTGCGAATGTATTTCCAACGATCTTATAGGTTCCAGGGAATTTTTCTGCTGAAATTTCAATAGTAGTACCAAGACTATTATCATTATATGCAACAGAGCGAGTCCATTTTAAGTAAACTTCTCCCTCAGCAATAGGTGCTCCATCTTGATAAGGCTGCATTGTTGCAATTTCAATATAAACTGCTTGTGCGCTATCTTCACCTTCAGAAGGAACTCCCTTACTATTTCCGCCAGGAACAATAAATGATCTCTTAGCAATACATTTTTCCATTCTATCAATTTTTTTAGTTTCTCTTACGCCTTTTGTAAAATCGCTACCTTCATAAGAACCAAGCATAGCGCTCATGCTAGCAGGTGTATAAAGAGCATCTTGGAGAGTAAGAGTAATTTCTTTATTAAAGTCCCAACCAATAAGGTTAGCATTTCCTCTACCACCAGTTGCGTAAGTTGTTTCTGCAGTTTGTTCAATAGTAGAAACCTTAAGAGTATCAAGGAATAATACTGGAACATATCTATTAACGTTCTTATTTATTTTACGAACTTTAAGTCCACTTACTGTACAAGTAGCTTCGAATGTTTCATCATTAACTGTTATATCAACAGTGTGAATTAATCCATTTTTAACTAATGTTTCTGCCTGTGCGTTAGTAATATATCCTTTTTCATTTACCATCCAAGCAATCTTCTCAATCTTTCTTATACCATTTCTACCAACTGTAAAGATTAATCCCTTATTTCCGATAATAACAAGAGCTAAATTCTTAACGCCAGCAAAAATTTCATCTTGGTAGTAAGCTGTTCCACCTTTCTTGTCTTCAAATTGGAAAATACCTGCAGAATCTGTAGCAAGTTTCTTATGATTAACATTTGTTAAAAGATAAATATAGGCTGCGGCAGATGTGTTAACTAATTTATCAACTTTTACATAAATTGCTCTATTAGAATCAATTCCATTAGATGTAACATTAACTGCATTACCTACAGCGCCTTCCATAATAGAAAGTTCAACAAGTTTTTCCATTACGCTTGCTAAAGTATAAGTACTTGTTACACTAGCATTACCTGCCTTAAGAGTGTATTCTCCTTCTGCATCCGGTCCATTTGCAGAAACTTCATATCCACCAGAAATACCATTTAATCCAGCTAAAGTTGATTCTGCACCAGTGTCAATTGCTTTTTTCTTAGCTTTCAATGCATCAATAGCATCATTAATACTTAAACAACCTTCATTTTCTTTCCACTGAATAGCGTTTAAAAGGACTGTGTCTTCTCCTGTGTATCCAGTAATAATAGATTGTTTTCCTTCTCCAAGAACAGAACCTAATCTATTTGGATTGTAATATCCCATTTCATCTTCAACAAGTAATTCAGCATAATCTTTGTAAGTTACATCATATGCTTTGGCTTTAAAAGTATATGTTAATTCCTTAATTGCTGTAGCAACATCTTCTACAGAATAAGAATAAGCAGTAAACTGATTAGCAATGCCTACAACTACGAGTCTTTCAGAAGAATTTGGTGCTACTGCAAAGTTATCATTGAATTCAATATTCTCAAAAACTGCATTATCTTTAAATTGATAACGGACCCCAGTTTTATCAATTAAATTTTGATTTTTTGCAAAAAGCATTAATACTTGTTGTTCATAAGAATACTCATGTGTTGCTGCCGCGCCAGAATCTACTTTAGCATTTGTTTCATAAGTGTTCGTAACTTGCCAACCTACTTGAACGCCATCGTCTTCAATTTTAATTGGTTCTCCCCAAGTAATTGGAAGAAGTGTATTAACACCATCTGGTGCTTCAGTAGTAGGTGTTCCATTTTTAACAATGTCTCTTGCTGTGGCAGTAAGAGCGTCTGTCTCCCATGTAAAAGTAACATCAACATTTTCTACATCAGGATTGTCTTCTACTTTATCATCACATGGATAATTTATTCCAGAAAGAACTTCTGCATCACTAAAAACATAAGCTTCAAATCCTTCCTCACTGCCAAGGCCATCTTCATTGATTGGATAAACAGTTTTTAATTCAATTGCACTTTTAAGTACAGAGCTGACACTAATATCACGCTGTGCTTCATAAGTTTCATTTTTTCGTTCAATACGATAAAAAGTAACATCTGCAACTTCTTTAATACCATATTTTTCAAAAAGATTTTGATTAGCCATCGTTTTACCTCCTATTTTTCTTTGAGACTTTCGCCCCAATATTTTGTTTTAAGTTTTTTCGAATCTGCTCCTGCGCAAAGCATTTGTATATCTTGATTCCATTTTTCTCTCGCTTGATGCCTTTGAATAAGACCATAGAAAGCATAAAGAGTTTTAGTTCGATAATCAATTCCAAATGTTTCTGCGATTTCTAATAATTCTGAAAGTGATTGCCCATCACCATTTTTTGCTTGTTGTTTACGTTTGGCCGCATCTCTTGCTTCTCGTTTTAATCTAAATTTACGAGCAATCGCAGATTCATTTTCTGGCGGCGCCTCTTTGATTTCTTTTCTATTCTGAATTCTTAGAATATCTTGGAAATCATTAAAATTCTCATTAGTTATAAGGCGTTTATCCTGAGGAGGACCAACAAGCACAGAATTAATTTTTGGAAGTAATAATATATCTTCCTTTATAAAAGTAGAAAAAGAAGACTGGAGTTCTAATAAAAACATATCATCATATGCGGCACTTTGTAAAAGATATGATAAAGGATAAATTTCCTCAATATTTGGTTCTTGACCTGTCTTCTCTTTTATAATTTTTGCAATATCTGTTTCTGTTAATAATAGTAAACCAAGTTTTGCGTTGTAATTATTTGTTCCCATTGCAATTATGTCATACATGGATATAGGAACAACTTTACAAACTCCATTTAATATACTCGGCGCGCCCACGTAAGCTTGCTCTTTTATTGTTTCAATTTGATTAGGAGAAAGCATTTATTTTAAACCTCATCAAATATGAACCCATTTCTTCTGTGAGAACATTAACACTAAAACCGAGATATTTGATTTCTCCAAGTCCATTTAATCTTTTATCCTGAAGACTTTTTCTAATTTCAGACATAATAGCAAATGGGCGCAAAGTATCTCCAGTAATTAACCATTCTTTAAACGGACAATAAACATTTATAATAAAAGACAAATTTTCATTGTCTGAATTTAAACTACTAATTTCTCCTTCATCAAAGAGTAAAACGATTTTACTTTCTGTAGTTTGATCTTCTGCTGTTAATAAAGGAATAACTCTAATATTATTGTGAAGAAGTTTTAATCCATCTATTTTATTGGGGTGAGTATCTTCATTTAATGGATCTAAATCAGTATTAACCAAAAGCTTACATAATTCTTGATTCTGTAAAAGTTTTTTGGCTAATTTAATCAAATTTATACCAGTTTCTTGTCCATATTTTACATTTGATTCCATTTAACTCACCTCTATCTATTATTTAAAAAGAAGTTAGTATCACTATCAATTGGAATATTAGCAGAACTTCTTGGCTCAACTTCTGATATGAGTCTTTCTGATAATGAAACATAAGCAATATTATCTATACTTATATTATCAATACCACTAATTTCAAATCCTTTTTCTTTGTATTCAAAATATATATCTTTTTTTAAGAAATCAAAATCTTTTGTTATGCAACGAATTTCTCTCTGCGGCTCTCGATATGAAGTATCTCTATAAAAAAAATAGTCTTTAACTAAAGATGATGATGAATTTACAAATTTAACAGGAATGCTGTATAAAGTATCCCCATATTCATTTGTAATATTAATTTCACTGTCTAAACAAATTATCTTGTAAGAAAGATAACCTTTGGTAACATTTTCTTCACAAAAAAGAACTAACCAAACTTTATCATATTCAACGTCTTTAATTTTTTGAAATATCCTAAGTATGTCGCCAGTTTTTAATGGCGCGGCGCTAGTAGATATAAGTAAATTTGAAATTAATTGAGTTTCATTCCATTTATTTGGTTGAAGTGAACAAATTAAATTACTTTCTTCTTCATTAATTTGATAAATATTTGCTTGATATTCTGTCTTTTTAAGAAAAAGCATATTAAATTCTTTTTCTTTTCTTGATTTTACTCTCTCTTGTTGAGTTAATCCTTCTTTGTTTAATCTTTTTAAATAAACGTCTTCAAAATAACTCATTATACATCAATCCTATCAAACAAATTCATGCATTCGAAAATTGTTTTTCTATAATATTTAAAAGAGAGATATCTGCAAGCAGATAACTTATTATATAGAGTATAATATTCAATAGTTTTTTGTTCATCCTTATACCCTAATAATTCTATCAAAATTGTATCTAAAAATTTTTCCCACTCGCCATCTTTTTCTCTTTCTCTTAATAATCCATATAGTTTATTTTTCATCTTGTCTCGATATCCTTCACAGCAAATTTCTTTAATATTTATATCTTCCATTACGATTACCTCCAGCTAATTTTCTGTACCGAAATGGTTTCTTTTTTACTGAGCGGTAATAAATGCTTTCAAGACTTTTTGCCTCTTCATTAACTTGTTGTCTTAAAGATATAAATGTTTTTAAAAGATTTGCCTGAGAAAAATCACTTTCCTCATATTGTGTTTTTATATTTTCCCAAGAATCAATTGTTCTCTTTAACCATTCTTGTTTCATATATACAGAAATAACTTGAATTTCATCTTGACTCATAGTTTCATCTATAAAAATCTGTTTTTCTTCGTCTATTTCAAGTTTGCAACGAGGAAATTTAAAATATGGCAATGCTGAATTGAGAATAGCTCGCCAATCTTGAAGATACCACTCTAAATCTTCTTTTGTATGACACTTTGCCCAATCATCTTCATTTACTTTACTAAGAAAAGCATCATAAACATCCATTAAAGTAATCATTGTTATCACCTTAATTCATTTTTGATTCTGCCGTTTTTATATCAAGATTTCTTGAAATTGCTTTTAAGATATCTACTCCAGTTAAATCTTTTAAGTAATTTACTTTTTCAACATTTGCAATTTCATGAATTATTGCATAATTAGCAATTTCTTTAATTTGTGTAGAAGATAATTTTTCTAATTCTTTTTTAAATGCAACAAAAGGCACATTATTCAATAAATTTTCAATTTGTTTATCATTTAAAACAATAATATTTTGAGGTTCAGTTGCTCCCTCTGGTTCTAAACCAAGATCAATCTTATCTTTCATATCAGGAATATATAACATTCCTCTATCAAATAATGTCTTTATACCTTCATTCCACAATGCTTGCTCTAAAATATCATATGGAATTGGAACAATCTGATTCTTTTGTGTCCATCTTCTATTAAGATTATATTCTGGTTTTCTTATTACAATTGTTTTATTCACCATATTTTGAACTTTTACCATTCTTTCTGCCATATTAAAATCCTCCTTTTAACTCAAAAAATGGCAAGTGAGTTAAACTCACTCACCATTTTTCATTAATCTATATTTAATTATCTATTTATTATTTTAATTATGCATTCTGAGAAGGATACTTAGTATTTTCTACGCTAAGATCCGTATTCTCATAAATACACCAATTGTGATGTGTAAGAATTGCAATACCAATCTTCTTATAAGCTTCAATTTCAAAGCTTCTATCTCTGCCCTTAAACTCATCGAGACGAGTAGGTCCTTCAAATACGACCTTTACAACTTTTTCTCCACCAGTAGGCATGATATAAGCAAATCCTGGATTAATCTGAGTTGTTTCATTTGTTTCATCAGTATAAGACTGAGGAAGTTGAACAATAGGAGTTCCACGGAATGAAGTAATATATCCAGTATTAGCAATAGATTCAATGTCACGAGGACTGTAAACTGGAGTTGCATATCCACTTGCAGTGGGTGCTGAAAGAATAGGAAGTCCAACTGCATCTGGACCCATTGCTGCTACAAATTCAGGTGGTGCAAAAATTGTTGCTCCGCCGCCATAAGTCTTAGCAATTGCACAAAGTTTTGCCATTTCATCTGCATCGAATCCTGGTGTTGAAACTGCATTCTTAGCAGGTCTATCTTCAGCATTCGCAGAAGCAATAAGAGCTAACTGAAGTTGTCCCATAATATTCTCTTGAATACCTTCAAGAAGAATTTCTGTAGATTCAGCGATATCTTCATCTCCGCAAATATATCTTTCATAATCGATATAAGCTGCTCCACCGATAGCACGTCCGCCAAGTTCAAATGTATCACTATCAAGTCTAAAGCTTTCATATGCGCCAGAAAGTCCAACCTGAGTAATAAACTGCTTAGCTCTCTGACGTCCTCTCTTAACTTTAAATACTGCTCTCTGTTTATCACCAACTGTTTTAATTTCAGCAAATGTACCCATTACATCTTCTACATATTTAGGAAGAATTTCATCATATGCTTCTTCCATAATTTCAAAAAGATCAAGCTTATTTCTTTGAAAACTTCTATAATCGCTTGCTAAAGCATGAATTTCTTCTCTTAAAGCTTCTTTTACATCATTAGTTGAAAATTTAGTAGGATCTGGATTGGTTCCTCTAAAAGCACAAACTACTAAATCTTTAATATCCTTTTTATTAGCCATTATTATCTTACCTCCTTTTATTAAAATTAAGCAGTAACAGGCTTATGAATCATCTGAATCATGAAAGCGAGTGTTCCATCTGCATTTGTATAACATTTTACGATTTGAGCATAAACATTACCAAGAGCATCATCAACTTTTGCTCCAATAGTAAGTTTACCCTTAGAACCTTCTACGACATATGCATAAACATCTGTTCCTGCGGCAAGATCTGCCTTAACAGCGTCATAAAGCTCTTTAGAAGTTTCTACTGCATATGCAGTATCATCCCAAGCTACACCATTAATAGTAAGTCTTTCTCCGACTTCTGTATAACCAAGTCTAGGAAGAAATTCTCCACAAATCATGCAATAATTTCTACGTCCAGGAGTAAATTGATTATAAATCATTTCTGAAGAATAACAAACGCCCATTGGGAAACCTTTATCGCTAAGTTCTTTTGTGGGAACGGTAACAATTTTATTTGCTTTATCTACAATATAAAATGAACCATTTTCTCCATAAATCATACCAGCTTCTGCTTCATCAGCTGTCATTGGGAAATGAGCAGCGAAAACCGCTGGGTCAAGTTCACATTGTGCTTCAATTCTACCATCGCGAGTAAATGATACCTGATTTGGCTCAATTTGTCCATAACCCTTACAATCAAAAAATTTAATTGCCATTACTTATTACCTCCGTTTTTATATTTATTTAAAAGTCTAATGACACCTGATTCGCTTTTTCCTTCAGGGTTGCCACCTTTAAAAATGTAACCATTGTCATCTTTTTGAGAAAAAATTGTTGGATCTGAATCGTAAGCTGCTGTACAAACTTCTTTCTTAAAATCACTAACTTCAAAATCATCCATTTTTGATTTAAAGTTTTCAATTTGTTCATCAGTTAAATGAGAAGAAAACTCATTTATAATTGCAGTTTTCTTTTCTGTCTCAACATTCTTCTTGAAAGTTTCAAGAGACTTATTCTCATTAATAATGTCGTTTTTCTCTGTCTCTAATCTAACTTTTTCAGCATTTAAATCAGAAATTTGAGATTCATACTGTTCAATTTTAGTATCCTTTTCAGAAATAGAATCATTCAGAGTAGCTACATTATTCTCTACTTCAGCAAGTTTATTTTCAAGAATAGATTTTTCATTTTCTAATTCTTCTTTTTGTGAAGCATATGTAGCTTTTTCTGTTTCAAGATCATTAACTTTATTTTCTAAGTTTGAATAAGCCTCATTTACTGCTTCATAGGTTCCATTCATTGCCTTTATTGTTTCTAATGCAGAATATTCTGATTCTGTAACATCAACAATTTTAACATCAACTATTTCTCCAATAGAAATATTGTCTCCGTCTTTGGTATAGTATACTCTTGTACACTTATTTTCTTTCTTCTTTCTGCATAATGCATAATCATCATAAACATCTATAATATAATAATCTACCTGATAACCATTTTCTTCATTAAAATTAGGATTAATAGCATCAAAAATAGCTTCTGCCTTTTCATTATCAGAAAGTCTAAACAATGTTTTATCCATTTTTTCACCTTCCTCCTTTTTATTTATTTTATCTATTTGTTTAATGTAATTAACACAGTCTTGTAAATCTTTACATAAGCTAAAGAATGCTGAGCCTTCAAAGCATGGTTCCACATCTTTTCCTAATGTTTGGAGTCCAACAAGACTGCCTTTATAAAAATGGAAATATGGTTTACCATCTTCCCAGATTTTCCATTGTCCCTCAAGTGTGGCCTTAAAAATTTCCATTGACTGAGGTTTTCCAGGAATCAATTGTGCTTCTGGATAAAGTCCAGTAAATAGATAAACATCTGATGTTGCATATTCTCTTTCAATTCCATCTTCATCTAAATGCTTTTCCCAAGCAAAATTATTTTTTTCTGGAATAATACCATAAATTTTGCCATCGGTATTGTCCTTACCGTGATCTTCAAAATCTTCTTCTGCATAATTAAAAATTCCTTTTATTGGTGCATAAGGAAGAGATGAAATTAATTGATTTGCAAAATCATCTGATATATAAGTGCGATTTCTATTGAGTCCCTTATAAAAAATTCGAACTCTACACTTAGAGATAGTATCTGTAACTTTTGTTAAATTGCCATATATTGTTACATCTAATCTGTAAATAATATCATTAAATTGAGCTTGATTACTCATTTATTTCACCTCCGCCTCCTGTATCTTTTTCTTCTGTTTTTTCTTCTTCCTCTTTTTTAGTAGCATCATCTGATGAATTTGCTGCTTGCTCACTTGCAGTTTTTGATGCCGCGGCAGTAACAGCATTAGTTTTTCCTGATTGAGTATAAGAAGATTGAAGCGGTTTTAATACCTCATCAAGTTCCAGAAGTTCATTTTCAAGTTCTTTTAAATCTGATAAACTTGTTTGATCTATACCAGTAGACAAAATAGGAGTTAAAAAGCTATATCCAAATGCAGCCAAATCTTTTGCTTTTGAAGTATATTCAACATTATTGTAATAACTAATTGGTAGAATCAATAATTTAAATTTTATCTTTTTAGAGCTAAATTTATTATTTATTAACACAGTAAAAAAATGTGCAAATTTTTGCCCTAAAATCATCATCATTGCTAAGTCATTATTCAAAGAATATTGTAAACCTGCATCTGTAGTTGCACAGAATAATTCTTTAGAAATTCCCGCTGACTCATAAATTAAATCTTGAACACTATCAACCGTTGTTTTTTCATCATCATCGCTACTTAAATCAATCATTTCAATATCATTATAAGTAGTAATAACATCTACATCTGGATTATCTTGAAGCATAGAAATAACACCTTCATGCATTTCTTCTGCTTCTTCTGGTTCAAATACTAATTGAGTTCCATCTGTTCCAACTTTTTGAACTATAATACGTCCTAAAGATTGTAAATTTCTTTTCTTATCAATTTCTTTGTAATCATCTAAATCATCTAATAAAGGGATTAAATCCATAAAAAATGGTCGTTCTTCAAAATATGAAAAATAAATTCCCATTTCTGCTGGTAAAAATATCCAGTTTTCTCCATTATTATGCCTATAATTATAATAGGCTTTTTGAATGAGTTTAGGATAAGTTTTTAAGATTTGTTTCCTTAGCGCGGCATCAGTTATTGAATCAAAAAATTTCATGTTAAATTCAACGATATCAATATCTTGCTGATTTTTAAAACGACTTCTACAATATTCAAATGGTAAATCTTGAATGGCAATATATTCTCCACTATCATGAATTAATCCATAATATGCGCCGTTAACTAAAATATCTTTTGCAAAAAGAGCGCATTTTCTTTCAATTTGGAAAGAAGTACAAAAATCAGATGCATCATCATATGCTCCAGTTATTTTTTTATCTTTAATTTTATCTTTTCTTGATTTAACATGTGGAACCAATATCCAAGAATATGTTAAAAATGTTGCATAGTGTAAAATAATTCTTTTATACAATCCGCTGACAGAAAAGAAATGTTGAGATAGTTTCGCTCTTTCTACTGAATCTCCTCTCTCTACTATTCTATGAATATCTTCTTTTGTATATATCCTATTTCTTTCTCTTGGACTTTTACTGTCTGAACGAACATAGGCAGCCTTGGACGTAGCTATCATTGATTCTATTGCCTTTTTAAAAGTAGATATTCTATTAATATTTAAATCCTTAGAAACATTCTCTAAATTTGGATTGAATTGTTCTCCCATTTATCTTTTTCCACCTCCAGTTTTAAAGAATGTAAGTTTTCTCTTTCCACCTAACCCTCTGTTTCTGCGTCTAGAATTTCTTTCGTTTTCTAATTCAGTCATACGATAAATTCCCATTTCTAAAGCAGAAAATTTATCTTTTAACATTCTTTTATTAATTTGCTCTACTGCAATTTGATTGCTTACTCCAGTTGGCTTAATCTTTAAATTCATAATCTCATTAATAAGAATTGAAGTTAATTCATGTGGCATAAGACGAGCAATTCTCTGCTCTGGTTTCATTCTTTGTCCAATCTTTGTTGCCATTAATTTTGTTTTTGCTTCTTGTTCAGAAATTAAGAAATTAACACAGCCAGAATAGACTTTTGCATATAAAGCAGAATGCATATCACTATTAATTTGTCCGCTTGCTTTCATTCCATATAGTATCTTTAAGCAATTTCTAGGTTGAATATTTTTATATTCATCCCTATTAAAAAATCCATATGCCGGCAAAAATATATTTCTTTCTGGATCGAAAGTTTCTTTAATCATATAGTCTGCAAATGCGACACCAAGTCCATTAATATCTATAATTACTTCTTTTGGATTAAAACGTTCTATTAATCTTTTTAATTCTAAAACCTGTCTATCAAATACTTTATCATTTTCATTTTTCCCAAGTATATAAATATTAACTAAATTACAATGCCAAGCACCATCTTTTGGGAATACTTTTAATACCGTACAAACAGTTTGACAGCCTAAGCGTGCCACATCCACTGATAATAAGTAGAATGATTCAATTCCTTCTCTAATAATTTCATGCGTTTCTGGATTTATTAGTTGACGATGTGTCAAAAATTTTTCGTAATCAAACCAAGCCTCATTTGAGCTTCCAACAAAACGACTCATATATTCTTTAGCAAAAGAAGATTCACTAAAAGTTTGAGATGTTTTAATTTCATTTAAGAAATCTTTTGGTAGTAATCCACATTGCATTGGTACTCTATAGTCACATCCAAAAATAAAGGCTTTATTTGGATTAATAATAGATAGTTCCAACATTTCAATTGCTTTGTCATAACAATATGTATTTTTATCAGAAGCAGAACTCATCCAAAATTGAACTTGTTGATTTTCATATGGATTTTGTAAACCATTAACCATTTTTCTATTAACATTCATTAATGGTAATACAATATCATTTAAGTCATCTGCATCATGATCCATTTATACCCTCGGTTTCCCGATATTTATTAAGGGATTAGACTATACCATCAGAGTTGCTATTATAGTCGTTGAACGTCCCTCTCAGATAGAGGTTTCGATGCGTTTGATTACCCAATCCTTAATGATTTTACCATACCGACTCCGTTACTAGCCGCCGCGACAATATCGCTATTGTCGTTTGGTTATTAAGGCTCTAAGGGACTCCCCGCAGTTTAAGCAATTTTAGACCCGCAAATCACGATGCATATTTTGTTATTAAATTTGTGTACTTCTTTTTAATTTTTGTTTTACTATATTTTTGTAGTTCCCATTCTTTGAAATAAAACTCTCCAATTTCTAAAATCTTTTCCTCGGACAGATTTTTATATTTTTCTTTTATTTCTGTTCGACCATTACCTGTCATCAAATGGAAAATAAAACCTTTGGTTAAATTAAAGTGCTTTAAAATTGTCTGTTCAATTCCTCTTCCATATGAGGAAGCAACACACATAATTTTTAAAGTATCTTCGTCATTAGGTGAATTTCTCTTAGTTTTTGGAGGATTATTTTTTATATCCATTTTTTGTTCAAAGTCTTTTATAAAAGTATCTTTTATTTCAGGAGTCATCTGCAGTGCTTGTTCTCTAAAAGCATCGTAGCTTTTATCTCTTGCTATTGCTGATATACAGCTACTATCTACTCCTAAGAATTCTCCTGTTCTATTTGTCATACCTTTATATTTTTTATTGCCAAAATAAGCAAAACAAAATTGATCAAAAGTTAGTTTACTTCTTGTATCTCCACCCGTTCCACCTTCTGTCAAGTTATATCCATGCTCTCCAAAACTATTGTAATATTTAATATAATATATTTCCATATTATCTAATTCTTCTTTTGTTAAATTTTCATAAGTAATTTTTTCAAAATAAAAATTCTCTGATTTATAATAATTATATGCTGCTTGAAGTTTTGGATTTGGATGTCTATTTTCAGAAAGTTTTAATAAATGTTCATTTTTTCTTCTTGAAAAGTTTGTTGTTTGTCCAACATAGCGCTCATTTGTGACCTTATTGATGATAAAATATATGTAACATTTCATCTTTCTCACCTCATCTATAAGGTAAAATTTCATCAAAAAATGTATAATATTTTCAGATTTTTACGGGTCTCATCAATCAATCCACCATGTCTACGGCCGCCACGTTGAGAATTTAATGCAGAAACTACATCAAAAATAGAACCATTTCTAAAACTTAATCTCTAATTTGTTCAATTAAGGTCGTTAATCTTAATCCGTTAATTTAATAACTGCTTAATATTTCTATTAAGTCCAGACTATATCTTCTTCCTTTTGGAAGGATTCTATTTCGAGGCACTTACCCCTACTCTCTTTCGAGATAGTCGTTGAACCAAAAATTTTTGGTAATAAAATATCTAATTTATCATAAAGTGTATATTTTATAGACAAATAATTTAATTCATGCTGAATTGCAGCTTCTTTTTTCTCTTTATCTTTTTGTTTTCTATATTCAAAATTTTTTTGCGATTTATGAAAAAAATCTATATACTCATAATGCTGTTTTCCATGAAACTCTATAATTAAATTATATTCTGGTAAATAAAAATCAAAATAATGTATTCCAATATCCCAATCTTGAAAGTATTTTTGTTGTTCAAAAAATATGTTGTTTTCTTTTAACCAGTTTTCAATCTTATTTTCTCCTAAAGAATTGTTTTTAGAACATTTAGGACAATAACCACTTCTTAATAAAATATTCGGTTTTACATTTCTTATAAAGCCACATTTATTGCATTTAACTTTAATATTTGTTTTTACATCAATATAATCAGATAATAAAGTAAAACTATTAGGATAATTTTCGCTTAATTCTTGTTGAAAAATTATAAAATCTTTCTTATTTTTTTGACCAGAACAATAGCAACAATTACAATCACTATTATTTTTAATTAGATTTCCTACAAATAATTCATTGATTTTTCCACATTTATTACAAGTAAATCTAACTGTATCTCCTTTATTTCCATTTTTAGATTGTTTTTTCATAAAAAATTCAATATTTACCGTTTTATTTTCAAGTTTTTTTATTATTATTTCTCTATTTTTGATTGTATCTTGACGAATATAGTGACAATCTTTACATAATAATTTTCTTCTTTTTCTAAAGAGTTCGCCAGTATTTACTATAATAATTTTTCCACAATCTAAACATTTAATTTTTGAATTTTCGTAAGAATTTTTTCCAGCATAAATAATTGAATAATTTTCATTAGAAAATTTTTCTTCCATTTTTTGAGTAAATTTTTCAATATTCATTCTATTACCTCCTTTATTTGGCTGCTGATTATCTATTGTTAGCTTGTAGGATTTAACCTTGAGCCATCCATTCTATTGTTTCTACTTTCGTAACCGTTCTTTATTTCAAGGAATAAATAAAGTGTGGTTAGAATGGCTTTAAGACGTCCCAGCAATTAAGAATCTTTATTTTATCACATTGTTACAAATGCGTATGTCAATTAAATTTTTAACATAATCCCCACCAAAATTTCCGTCTCCAACAATTTCTCTTTTAAGAATTGGGAATAAATCCCATATTTCATAAATTTTTTCTTTTGCAATTTTTGCAGACTGGGCTTTACCAGGGGCAACAATAAAGAATTTTCCTTTAGGTTTAAACATACAAAGTAAGTATAACGCTAAAATAGAAATAAATGATTTTGAAAACGCACGCGGCGCAACTACGAAAAGACGAGCATATCTCATTGTTAATCTTAAAAATAAACGTTGATAAAAGAAAAGTTTAAAATGTGAAGTACTTGGTGTAATTAAATCAATAAAAAGATCTGGATATACACTCCATAAATTACAAATCTTCTCATAAAGCCCTCTATTTCTTTCAATTCTTCTTTCAGTAATAATAGCTCCCTTTTCTAGTTCTACTCCATTTTTATAAAACTTTTGGGCGGCGTTTTTTACAACAAGATGAGTAATCTCCAACATTTTATTTGGTAATATAATATTTATATCTGTCATAATATTTCACCTTAAATATCAATTTTAAAATCTTCTTTTATATCTTGCGTTTCATTTTTAAGATAGTCTCTAAATTCAGATTCATTAAATTCTTCGCCTTCAAGTTCCGCAGCAACTTTTAAATTGTTAATACGATGTTCTATTTCTTCTGCAATACCTGTTTCATTAACATAGAGATATCGATTCCAGTTTTTAATATTTTTTTCAGTATTATCAACCTCATCTCTGACTGCTCCATCATAATATTTGTTTTGCCAACCAGTTTTTTCTAAATAAGCATATACTTCTCCAAAACTGTCAAATTCATTAGCGTCCTTAACATTTTTTGGTGTTAAGTTAGAAAGTTTAGCAAGCTCATCATATGCCTTTAAATCTTTAGTAAAGTCAACATTTGCTCTAATTTTTTCTTCAATTATTAAAGATATTTTACAAAGTTTTAAAGCTTGATCTTCATTTAATGCTCCAACAACATTCTGAGAATTTAGTAGTCCCTGATGAAGATTCTCTAGATATTCTAACTGTTCTTCATCATAATTCATTCCCCATTTTTGTCTCCAATCTTTTAATTGTTTTTCTCTTAATTCTGGTATTCCATCTTCTACTCTATTTTCTTCTAATAATTGTAAATAGGCTTTATTATATTCCATCCAGTCTAATGTCTTATATTTTTCACTTCTGAAAATAGCAATGTAAACTCCTAATGTATCCTTACCATTTGCTTGATATAATTTTTCCCATTCTCCTGGGACAAAAGGAATATCTGCCCATTGACATATTTTATCAATAACATTCCACTTTTCCTCATCTGGCGCAATAGAAATCATTTTTGCAAGACATTCTCTACAAATTGGTAAACTACCATTATGTAAAGTAGAATTTACTGCGATAAAATGAGCAGTGGTTTTTTCTTCTAAACATTTTGTACATTTTTTAGAAGCCATATGTTATTCACCTCCTTAAAATAGAAGTAAAGTTTGTAGCCGCCACATCAAAAAAAATGAGTATGGTGGCGAAAAAAATATTTATTCTTCTTGCTCTTTTTAACTGAGGCGGCACTATTAATTGGAAATATTTTTTTCTTAATCCTCTTATTCTATATTTTTCCCTCTTGTTTTAATCTATCATATTCTCTATTATTTTCACTTATTTGCTTTGCAATTTTTAGAAGATTCTTCCTATCTTTTCTTGGCAGTTCAAGATATTTCATTATAACTTCTGTCACATAATCTTCAAAATTTTCTTGTTCTTGCGCTCCTACGATTCTTGCAAATCCAAATAAATCAACTAATTGAAAATCTTTGATATATTCAATTAATTTCTTCTCCATAGTCTCCTCCATTACTTTCTCTTTTTTCTTTTTTCTTTATCACATTTTTTGCAACAATTTGTTAATCCATCTAATGCTTTTGCTTTTCTTACAAAATTTCTTGGATCTCTTAATAATTCTTTTTTACAAGTATTACAACATTTCCAAGCCTTATCATAATTTCTATTTAACCATTCGTCATAATTTAATTCCGCGGCATCAGCAATTTGTTGTGTAATTTTATTCCAAATTGTGCTAATATAATTTTCTTGATGATATATCCCTAATTCATCAAGCAAATGTTTTGCAATGTCTCTATTTAATAATCTTAATTTCTTATCTTTTACAATCAACATTTGTTGTTCATTTAAATTTGCTTTTTCAATATAAAAATCAAGAGTCCAAAGTAATCCCCATAATGGAGAATCTGGAATATCTTTAATTGTTACTTTTATATCCCAATAATTAAGTATTAATTGATATATATGTTCTTTATCTAAGAAATTAAAATACGGTTTATTATTTAATTTTCTTTCTTCAATTTCTTTATCAATATCCGTTGCTAAATCTGAATGTCTTATATCTTTGCGCGGTGACATAAAATCTACATCATGCTCTTGTCTCATTGTTCCTCTCGGATAAATTGGATAGTTCATTTGTATATCTTGTATACAATCAAAATATTGTGCCTTATTTTGTGGCGGCGGCATCGTTGGATACGCAGAATCCATTAAATAATATTGTTGTTGTCTCATTTCAATAAGATGGTGTTTTGTATAGTAAATTTGTTTTTGAGTTAATATTTTTGTATGTTCTGTTTGTTCTTTTTTCCCTGTATTCTCATCCAATAAGTCTTGCGTGATTTGAATTTGTTCCCATAATTCTTTCATTCCAGGAATATCTTTTGCTTTTTCTTTGTCAATAGTAGGTTTAACTTTTTTATAAATAACTGGTTTTGGTTGTAATAAATTTTCATTAAATGTAGGGGATTCCAATAATGCATCTAAAGATACAGGTTCTTTTTTTGAATAAGAATTAAACTTAGTTTTTATTTGAACTTCTTTTCTATCGACACAAGAAGTACCATCTATTTCAGGATTATCACTACGATCTTTACCGTAGAGAATATAGTTTCCACAAAGTTCAATCTCTTTAGCGGTTAATTTAGAAAGATCTTTAGATGCAATAAAATCGCGTCTCTCATTGGAGGTTTCTAATGTGAAATCTAAATTAAAATTCATGTTATTTCACCTCCGTTAATATTATTATACAATAAATTCAGATAAAAGTCAAAATTAAAGATATAATGAGTCAAGTATTTGGTTTAAAGTTATACCTTAAAAATATACCTATACCTTAAAAAATATGTCTCTGAAGATTTGTTTCCTGCCCCGGGGCGCTTTAGCGCATTAAAGTGATGAAGTTTTTTTAATACCCCCGGTATCCTATAAATTTTTTAACAAAAAACCTAGCTCTTTTAGTTAAAATTTTTGTCAGCTCGGTGGCAGCTCCAGCGTTTTAAGTTAAATCTTTTAAAAAATGTGAACTATAAGTTAAATATTTTAAAAAATGTGAGCTATTAAATTATGAATAAATTATGAATAAAATAAATAAATTAATAGTTAAATATTTTAAAAAAAATAGTAGCAAATTATGAATAAAGTGTTAATAAGTTATCTAATGTTATTAAATCAAATTGTGAACAAAGTGTTAATAAGTTTATAAGTAAAATAAAAAGTGAGTGTTTCCACTCACTTTCATTTATGCAATCTTTTTAACAATAGTTGCAGCACTTGTTCCATTGTTTTTACCTTTTTCGTTAAAAGATATAAGAGAAGATTTTACTTGAACATTTTTACCATTAAACACACCATCAATTTTTGACTGGCTTTTTAAAACTTCATTTTCAGTATAACCAAAGAGGAGCATTTCAATACAGTGTCCACGATTAATTTTGTCGCTCTGTGCATTCATTTTTTCAACAGTTTCAGTTTTAAATGTTGCAACAGTTTCATATTTTTTAAGAATTTCTTTGACTTGTTTTGTTGCTTTGAATTTAAGTTGAGCATTTCCATTCTTATTGCTAACAGTAAACATATCAATATTTTTAGCAATTTCAGCGATTGCCATTTCTACCACAGAAACAATATCATTTGTATACTGAATAGCAAAGAGATAACTTTCAACACCATTATTTTTTTCAGTAGTAAGTTCTTTTATAAGGTTTTCAAGAATAGTCATATATACCATTTCCTTTCAGAATTGTTTTCCTTTGACATTATTATTATATCATATAATGGCATAGATGTCAATAAAAATTTGAGATTTTTTCTTTATCAGATTGCACAAAGTTTAAGAAAGAAAATGTTATCTTTTTGGTCATTTTTATAGGACAGTAGCGATTGCTTTAGTGGTTTAAAGTGTTAAAGTCAATAGGTAGGTCAATGCTTTAGTGGTTTAAAGTATTAAAACAAATAGGTAGGTTGATGCTTTAGTGATTTAAAGTGTTAAAGTGTAAGAATTGTGTTGCTTTAGTGATTTAAAGTGTTAAAGATTGAGATAAAAGATAAATAAATTAATTAATATAAAGATAAATATATTAATTATTTAAAAGATAAATAGATTAATTAATATTAATGTAATGATTTAATGTTATATTATTAAATAAAGTATTATAAAGATAGATATGAATAGAAATAGTTTAATATAATAATTAATATTGTTTGTTGTATATTATAATAAATATATTGTATGAATAAGTTAAATATTTTAACATTTATATTATGGTATAAAAATAGGGTAACTTTTGTTACCCCTTTTTTATTCCTCATTTATTTCTTTAGCATATCTTACCTTTGCCATGTGGTGAGCGATAAAGATTTCACAGAGGTCAATTTCATTTTTCTTGTCAATGTTATTGATAAAGTCCTCGCAAAGAGTTGCGAACTTAATTGTCTCATCATTTTCAAGACCGAAAATATGACAGATTTCATCGAGAAGTTTAGTCACCATAGCAATCATTTCTTTAGTAGTATACATCATATAACACACAACCTTTCTAATATCGGAGTAGCTTTCCTTTCGCTTTCCATGATTATATAGTACCATATCGGGGTAAAAATGTCAATACTTTTTTAAGGAGACAGATAAATTTTTATTTTTTAACTTATTCATAAAATAGACACAAAATCTGCCGGCTCCGCAATAGATAATTTAGTACTTTAAAGTACTAAAGTAAAGCGTGCCGCGGCACTTTAGCGGTTTAAAGTATTAAAGTGATATGGTACAGCACTTTAGCGGTTTAAAGCGGAAAATTATGAATAAATAATGAATAAATTAAAATAAAAAAATTTTTTAGAATTTCCAAAAAAGCCTTGACAATTCTATAATTTCATGTTACTATATAGAGGAAGTAAGGGGACAGCACCCCATAAGAAAGGACTTGTTTATATGATCTCACCGGTTTTAATTTCTCTTGTTTCTCGCTATAATGCGCTCGCATTTACCCACAATTATGTTATGGGCTTTGCCTACAATGACGGTATTTATGCTTATAATGCCGTAGGACTTGGAGCAGGAATTGTTCTCGATAAAGCAAGCTCAAAATGTGGCGGCGGCTATTCTTTAAGATACAAGCCAACAAAAGCAACAAAACAGGCACTTGTAGAAAGCGGCGAATGTAGGTTAATATGTTCAAAAGATTATTTTACTGAAATGGTCGAAAACAGTAAATATAATAAAGGGGAAATTTTTGAAAAGCTTATTACTGAAAGCTATGGGCAAAAATGGGAAAAAGATAATATACCGTTTTTCAGTGGCGCAGACCTCACGGTAAATAATATAGCTTATAGTATTAAGTTTGAAAAAGCAACAATCTGCACTGAGAAAACAATTTTGAAATGTGAGAGCCTTAAAAAATAAGGCTCTTATGTTTTAACTAAATATTTATTAAATATTTTAATTAATATGAGCCAGCTCCTATTAACGCTTTAAAGAGCTAAAGTATACTGGCGGGCCGCCCGCCGCTTTAGCGAGTTAAAGTGGAAAAATATGAATAAAAAATGAATTGCTCTTATTCAAAGAGCAATTCACAAATTGTTAAAATTGTAAAATATACATTCATAGCTAAAAAAGTTGAATTTATTATCATGCCCTGCCAACTTTTTGTTTTAATTGCGTCTATCAGTCCGACAGTTGAAGTATAGACAAATAACGGAGAACCGAAAGGACTTTCTGTTACAGTAAAAATTGCCGCAAGTACAAGAAAAAAGCAATTAATATTTTGAATAAAGTTATAAATTTTAGTTTTCACAAGAACAACTCCTTTTCTTAATTTCTATATACATTATACTATATTGGCCGCCATTCGTCAATTGACATAATGCACAAATTTTTATTGTAAATTATAAGATAGATTTGTATAAATTGCGAATAGACAAATTCAGAAAAATATAGTATAATAATAATGTAATCAAAAGAGGAAAACTCATAAATCACAGAAAGAGGTAGTGTTATGAATATGACTGTAAAAAGAGTAAATGAAAAGAATGTGTCTATTCTCAATATGATTCGTATCATTCTTACAAAAACAACTTGTGGTGACTGCGTTACTTGTAATTCTGTTATGACGTATTTAAGTTTTGAGAAAGGATGCGATACTTGTTCTGTAAAAATTGCAACAATTTTAGACCTGCTCACTGAAATGGGATATTTTACAGCAGAATATGGAAAGGTAGAGTACGGCAATCCCGATAGTATTAAAAAAATTTACACAAGAACAAATCAAATAAATACGTTTTAATAATTCGCCCTTTGGGGCGTTTTATTTTTATTGTTTTAATTTTACCGCTTTAGTGTGTTAAAGTGCGGGCCGGCCACCTCGATTTAGCACAGTAAAGTATGAAAGTGTGAATAAAGTTAAAAGAAAAATTTTTTGTAAGGTAGTTGACAAAAGGATTTAAATATGATATACTATATATAGTCAAGAAAAGACTAAAACAATATGAAAGGTTTTGATATTATGAAAAGAAAATTGAATGTTAAAAATTGTATTCTCTCTCTTATTTATATTCTCTCTATTGGTACAGGAATGTGGCTTTTTGCAAGTTGGGTTGATGTAAACGCACATAATAATTATTTTGAAAATGATTATGGCGATTTTGCAAAGTGGAATGCTTTTACAATGTTTTCTGATGCATTGGAAACGGAGGAAGAATGATGAGAAAAAATGTAACTGAAAGAAGTTTCCGCTGCCCCGATTGTGGGGTGGTAGTTACCGCATATAAAAAATCAAGCAGACGAACAAGTGCAAACCACATTAAACATATGTACTGTTACAAGTGTAAAGAGGTACGTCCCTTTATTCAATTATCAAGGTATATATAATATATACAAATTCGCCGCATAAAGTTTGTGCATAATGACAGTTGACTTTTGCGGCGAAATAGTGTATAATAATAATGTAAGATAAAGGCAAAACAAAATTAAAGAAAGAGGTAGTTAATTATGAAAATTGTTGTTAATGCAAATTATGGTGGTTATGGTTGTGATGTATCTGAACAGTATGCAGATTTAGTTGACAGATATGAGGACGACAGAACAAATCCCGAACTTGTGGCTTTTGTTGAAAAACACCCTAAAGACTGTGGGGATTTAAAAGTAAGAACAATTCCCGATAATACTACTGATTGGGATATAGAGGACTATGACGGTTGCGAAACTCTTATTTATATTGTTGACGGAAAAATCCACTACTGCTAAAATTAAATAGGAACAAAATTTAACAAATTCGCCCGCAGAGGCGTTTTTGTTTTATTATTTAATAATTAAAATTTCTAACTTTCTCGCGGGCCGGCCCGCCGCTTTAATACAATAAAGTACTAAAGTATTGCCGCGGCCCACCGGCAAATTGCACAAAAGTTTTCAACATTTGTGGAAAGAACTGTACAAATTGCCGAATTTCAAAATAGGTGTTGACATTTTCTTACAGGTGTGATATTATATAATCAAGGAAAAGGAAAGAGCCGAGAGTAACGGCACCGAGTGGAAAATAACAAGGTTAGGTATTAAATAATAATAGACCAGAAAATAATGTGAAATAATTATTTTCGCTCCTGCTCCTTAAATTCATTAACAAATTCACAAAATGTTTACTTGACAAATTCACAGAAATGTGATATAATAATTATAGTAAATGAGAGAGCCGAGCGGTACGGTAGCATTAAGGCGTAGTAGCCAGAGATATGGGTTCGAGTCCCACCAACTTGTGGCACAACATGAGGTGTAGTTTAATCGGCAGAACTTTGCAATTGGGTTCGACTCCCAACTCTCTCACCAAAGTTAATTTCTTTAACAAATTCATAAAAAGTTCACAAAAAAAAATTGAAAAAGGGGTTGACAAATCACTGAAAAAGTGATATAATATAAGTACAGTAAGGGAAAAGGAAATCCCTACTGAATATAAATTAAATTGCCTAAAGGGCAGAAAGAGGTATTTTATGAAAAATGTTGTAATTACTAAGGACTTTGGCACAGGCAAAGCTAACGCTCAGGCTAAGGCAGAACTCACTGAAATCATTATGAATGCACTTGCTCAGATTTTTGGTAACGAGAACGTCGCTATGGTTCGCACAGGCGGTTCAACTCAGGTGAATGAGATCGGCATTCGTATGGGTACAATCACTGACGCAGACGGTTACGAGTACGATTTTTGTGCTACGGTAAACCCAACAATCAAAGGCTTTAAGGAAAAAGTTACTAAGCGTTATACAGTTGAAGCTTTCGACTTTGAAACTGCTAAGCAGAATTATGTAAATGACGTAACTGCAAAAGAACAGGAAAAGATAGCAAAGGCAAAAGCAAAGGAAGAAAAAATTGCAAAGGATAAGACAATGCGTGAAGCAAAGAAAAAGGCAAACGCAGAAGCAAATACAGAAAAGGCGGAGTAATTCCGCCTGCTCAATGGGCAAATTAAATTAAATATATTTATAAATGGGTAGGCAATAGTCTGCCCATTTTTTATTTTATTTTAATAATTAAAAATTTTAACTTTATCGCTTTAACGTACTAAAGCATCCGGGCCGCCCGACTTTAACGCAGTAAAGTACTAAAGTATTCGGCGCGCCGCGCTTTAACAAGTTAAAGTAATAAATTAATTAAAATAAAAACTTTTCAAAAAAGTGTTGACATTTATATTACATTGTGATATAATATATATAGTAAAGGAAAGGGGTTGACAGTATGAAAGGTAATTTCTATCGCAAGGCAACTAATCGTGGAAAGTGGTTTATAGGCACTAAGCATCAGCATTCAAAGCGTTTCCGCAAGGTAAAAATTTCTTGAAGAAATTTATAAAAAATGCTTGACAAATTTTAAGAAGTATGATATAATATAATTACAGAAAACGAAAGGAATTGATGTTATGAGTACTAAAATTTATTTTGACCTTGACGGTACGGTTTATGACCTTTATAATGTGACTGACTGGCTCGAAAAGTTGCGTTTAGAAGATGCACAGGTTTTCAGTGAGGGCGACTTTATCGGAAATTACAACGCATTTTGTGAAATCTGTAATAAACTGCTTGCAAAGGGCGTACAGTTTGGCGTTATAACATGGTTGCCAATGCAGGCAAGTCCAGAGTTTGAGACAGAATGTGCAGAAATAAAAAGATTATGGGTAAAAAAATTTATGCCTTTTGTAACTGAATTTACTTCGCAACCTTATGGAATACCAAAACAAAACGCAATTGTTAAAAGATGTAAAAGAATGTATCTGCTTGATGACAATTCAGAAGTTTGTGAGATGTGGAAAACAAATCACGAAAGAATCGCGATAAATGTAAACAAAGGCGAACTCACAACAATACAGGCACTTGAAAAAATTTATAATGAAATTTAAAAGGCGGAAATTCCGCCTCGAAAGGGGTTTTACAATATGTATAATTTTTGTTTCGTTGAGATGTTCGGAATTTTTAAGTATAAGAATGTTCTTTATATACGTACTGGAACACATACCGCAAGGAATATTTATACAAATGAAATAACAAATATTGCTACAGATGCAAAAGTATTTATTTTTTAACAAATGCCGCCTTAATGGCGGTTTTGTTTCATTCTTTTAATTTTATCACTTTAACGTATTAAAGCGGGCCGGCCCAGGATGCTTTAGCACAATAAAGCATTAAAGTGTCCGGGCCGCGGCACTTTAGCGGTTTAAAGTACGAAAGTGCAAAATGCACAAAAATCAAGATAAAATGTTGACAAGTTTTTGGTTGACTTTTTCCATAAGGTGTGATAATATATAAACACAGGGGGGACGGAGTGAGTCAACACCAGCCCAGCAATAGGCGTAGTTTGTAAAAACTATGATACAATACCTTTTAGCATATAAAACGTTGGCTCGAATCTTTTATAAGTCAAGTAAACAAACAAATTCACAAAATGTTTACTTGACAAAATAAAAGAGATATGCTATAATATATATAGTAAAAGAAATGAATGTGTAGCTTAATGGTAGAGCGAGTATGTTGCTGACAGCTAAGATGTAAGGTTCGATTCCCTGCCACATTCACCAAAACCACATTGATTAAGTCAATAAACAAATTCACAAAATGTTTACTTGACAAAATCTGCAAGATGTGGTATAATAATAAAGGTGAGAGACAGAGGGTTTCTCCCCTAAAACAGTCAGCCGAGACATTAAAACGGAGAAAGAAGGTATACTATGGAGAATATCGTAATTACTAAGGATTTTGGCACAGGCAAGGCAAATGCTAAGGCTAAGGCAGAACTTACCAAGATTATCATGGATGCTCTTGCACAGGCATTCGGCGAGGATAACGTTGCTATGGTTCGCACAGGCGGTTCAACTCAGGTCAATGAAATTGGCGTTCGTATGGGAACTATTACCGATATGGATGGCTACGAATACGATTTTTGTGCCACAATTAACCCCACTATTAAAGGATTCAAGGAACGTGTAACTAAGCGTTATACAGTTGAAGCTTTCGACTTTGAAACTGCTAAGGCTTGTTATGAGAATGACGTTGCTACTAAGGCGGCAGAAAAGGAGGCTAAGGCTAAGGCTAAGGCAGACAAGATTGCTAAGGATAAGGCAACACGAGAAGCAAAGCGTATTGCTAATGCTAAGACTAAGGAGGGAGAGGATGCAGAGTAATCTGCATCACCCCGAATAAATAAAATCTTCTAACTAAAGGTGGGCAACAGTCCGCCTTATGTTTTTTATTTTAATTGTTAAAAATTTTAACAAAACAATGTTCGCTTTCGCGCTTTAAAGTGGTAAAGCTTGGCGGCCCAGCGCACTTTAGTGCAGTAAAGTGGTAAAATATGAATAAACTGTAAATAATTAGAAATGTAGTTGACTTTTTCTATAAAATATGGTATACTATATATAGAAATTAAGAAAGGAATTGATATCATAATGAATTTATACGATTTTTTTGTAACTCCCTTTATGTGGGACAATATCTCTATTAATATTTATGAAGATTTAGGAAAAAATTCTTTTCCAAGTCTCTTAATTGAAGGGAAAAATAAACAAGTACTTTTTTTAGATGAATTTACAAAAAATTATTTTAATTATATTATAAAGAGCATTTATTTAAACGAAGAAGAATATACAGAGCCAGTGCTTGAAATTCTTATCGAGAAAAAAATAATTGTGAATAAATTGTAAACATTTAGAAAGAGAGTTGACAAATTATATGAAATATGCTATAATATATATAGTAAAGGAGTTGAAAAGATGACTGATGAAAAAAGAATACGCATTTTACAAAGGGCATTGTGGATTGCGGCACAGTATGCAAGAGATAATCTTCCTGTCGAATTAAATGAAGAATATATTTATTGTATCGTTAATGGAAAGGGTGATCCATGCGGAGAAAAATTTCTTAATCATTGGTTAAAAAAGGCAATTGACATTGAGGAGGAGAAATAAAAATGGGAGTTAAGATAAACGGAAAAGAAGTAACAAAAGAAGAATTTAGAGAACTGATGCTTAAAAGAGTAGCACAGCAGAAAGAGATTAAAAAATTAAGCAAAACAGAATTAGGCAGAGAAATACTCAGACAAAAGGGAATTAAACCTATTGACTAATTCATAAGTCGTTCATAATTGTGGGCGTTATCTCATAACGCCCATTATAGAAAGGATTTGATTAAATGTATAGACCAATAGAATTTGACGGCATGTAATATTTTTGCACAGAGTGTGGTGAAATTTTCGGAGAATTGGACAGCAATTGTTGCCCGTACTGTGGAACAGAATATGTTGAAATAAATGACGAAAGAGAAATAGCAAATGTTTTATATTTTAAGAAAAAATTTAAAGAACGTAACGCTTCGTCGCTTTAATGCGGCAAAGCACCGGGCCGCCCGCTGCTTTAATGCAGTAAAGTCATAAAGTATTTTACAAAGATGAATTAATTAAAACAAAAACTTTTTAAAAAGGTATTGACAAATATATCTTTATGTGGTATAATAATTACAGTAAAGAACGAAAGGATTTGATACTATTGTCAAAAGAAAAATTTATTGTACTCGATACTGAGGGCATGTCTGGAAAAATTCCCTATAATATCGGCTTTATTGTTGCGGATAGATACGGAAAAATTTATAAGCGGTGTTCTTTTGCACTTCCTGAAAATATTTATGTAAATATTTGTCAGTCAGCAAAAACACAACAGGCAGTTGAAATGACTGCAAAAAATGTACAAGAAATTCTGAAAGATTTTGGAAATTCTCGACTAAAAAGAAAATATAAATGTGTTTCAAATGTTTATGTTATCAACTTTATTCTTAAACTAATTAAGAAATATAAAATTAAAAAGATTTATGCTTATAATGTAACTTTTGATAAAATGGAATTAAAAAATCTTTTTGGTGAGCGTTTCGCAGAACTTGAAAAACTCATTGAATTTTGTGATATTATCTCCATGATTCTATATACAAAACTTTTAACAAAGCGTTATGTAAACTTCTGTATTGAAAATGGTTTCACCACAGCAAAAGGTTACATTCAGACAAAGGCGGAAACGGTATACAAATACCTAAAAAATGATACAAATTTTACAGAGGAACACACAGGTTTAGCAGATGTTTTAATTGAGTATGAAATTCTTTTAACTGCACTTAATACGCATAAAAAGATTGAAGTTAAGCCTTGTCAGGCATGGAAAATTCTCGACAACTTTTGTAAGGAAGAGGGGATAAATTATAGGGTGACCGCATAGTCGCCCATAGAAAGGAGAATTTAATTAAATGTTTAACAATATTATTATAATTATTATTACAATTCTTTTTGGAATTAGTATTATTTTTTCAGATATAACGGTTTTTAAATATTTTAAAAAGGATTATTTTTTAATATTTGAGTTAGTTATTGCAAATATATGTTTCATAATATTTTTAATTTGTAGTATAATTGCGATTAAAAATTTATTTTTAATTTTACCGCTTTAGTACACTAAAGCGGGCCGGGCGCCACTTCAATGGTGTAAAGTGGTGAAATGTTAAATAAAAAACTTTTTAAAAAGAGGTTGACAAAAATAGAAAAATGTGGTATACTATATATAGTAAAGGAGTTGAGGTTATGAACTGGTACACATTAGGTAAAGAATTTAAGGAAAAATTCCCCGACTATTCTGTTATAGTCAATCCCCCTTGTATTTCTGCCACGAGAGAGACAGAATATATTTACAGAGCTTATGCACATGCACTCAATAAAATTGAAAGCGACCGTGTTATTGTAAACCACGAGGACAAAACCGTTATATATTACAGATAAGGAGAAATGAACATGAGAGCAACAGGAATAATTAGAAGAATTGACGATCTCGGAAGAGTTGTTATTCAAAAAGAAATTAGACGCACTATGGGCATTCGTGAAGGAGAACCATTTGAAATCTTTGTTGGCAAAGATAGTGTAACTTTTAAAAGATTTAATCCAAATCAAGAATTAAAAGAAGAACTTTTAACATTAGTTGACAGTTACGATACTAATGCTCCTGTTGATATCACCAATAAAATCCGTCTTATAATAAATGAATTAAAATAAACATTTGCCCCACTGGGGCATTTGTTTTTATTATTTAACTTCATCGCTTTAACTCGCTAAAGCACGGGCCGCCCATGCTTTAATACAGTAAAGTGCTAAAGCATCAATCCGGGCGCCGGCGTTTTGCACAAAAATTTCTTAATTTTGTGGATAAAACTGTACAATTTGCACAAACTTTTATGTGCCAAAAATGCAGATATATAGCCATTTTTCAAACCTTGCAAGTTGACTTTTTCCTAAACCTATGATATTATATATACAGTCAAGGGGAGAGTGAGTGTGGGCACTACGGCTCCTGCTCCTACTATTGACGAATAGGTTTCCAATTAAAAAATAAAAATAATTGAAAACCCCTTGACAAAATCACAGAGATGTGATATAATATATATAGTGAAAGGGAAAGATACCCTCACTGATACGACAGCCGAAGTCATTAAAACGGAGAAAAGAGGAATTATTATGGCTAACTACACTATCACAAAAGAGAACGGTATCACCAAGATTTCTGCATCTGCAAAGTCCGAAGTAAATGAAGTTATTACAAAGGCTCTCATCGATGCATTCGGTTCTGAGAATGTCGCTATGGTTCGTACAGGCGGCAGCTCCCCTGTAAATTGCCTTGCTATCCGTGTAGGCACACTCACCGATGAAAGCGGTTTTGAACACGACCTTTGTGTAACCGTAGACACAACAGTTAAATCTTATAAAGACAGAGTAACAAAACGTTACACTGTTGAAGCTTTCGACTTTGAGACTGCTGTCGCTTGCTATGAGGACTATCTCACAGAAAAGGCAACTAAAAAGGCAGAAGCAGACGCAAAAAAGGCAGAACGTAAAGCAAAGGGCAACAAGACCAAATCTGAAAAACAGGCAGAAATGGAATCAAGGGCAAAGGAACTTGACGAAGTTGCAAAAAGAGTAAAGGCAAAACAGGAAGCAGAACTCGCAGAAAAGATTGCAAAGGCAAGAGAGAAAAAGGAAAAGGGCGTGTGATCGCCCTTTGTCCCTCTTATAGACCTAAATAAGTCTTTAAACTATTCCGTTTAATTATATCAACGAAAAATTAGTCGATTTGAGTAAATCATTAAACTGCTCCGTTAAATTATAATTATACGAAAAATTTTTAACTCTGGACGGAATTTCCGTCCATTTTTTTTATTTATTTTAATAGTTAAAATTTTTAACAAACTCGCCCGGCGCATTACTTTAACGCTTTAAAGTATTAAAATCACGGGCCGCGGCACTTTAGTGAACTAAAGCGTAAAAGTTTATTAAATAAAAAACTTTTTTAAAAAGGGTTGACAAATTGATAAAAATATGGTATACTAATTATAGTAAATAAATGGAGGTATCTATATGGAAAGATATTGGGTTATTGATTTTTATGAGAAACCAGAAATTCTTATTAAAACAAATAACTTTTCACAAGCAGAAACAATTTTAGATCAGAGGATTGAAGACACAGACGGAGAGTGTGAAGCATATATTTATGATACACTTGATAGAAAATATTATTCAGCTCATGAAGAAAGATTAATTGATTAAACTATCTAACAGAAAGGGGGATCTAATTCCCCTTTTCTTTGTTGTACAGTTAGTATAAACTAACTGACTCGAGTATGTTACTTTAACCCTTTAGAGCACTAAAGCGTCTGGGCCGCCCGACTTTAACGCAGTAAAGTACTAAAGTGAACCTACCGGCGCCAAGTTAAATCATTTAACTAATTCATAATTCATTCATAAAATCAACCTATTCTATCGCGGGCCGCGGCGCCTTGTCAAGATAGAGAAGCTGTCAAGTATGTGAGCTGCAACTTCCGTATGAGCTGCAAATACAAGTGAGCTGTGAGCTGCGATTTTTTATGCGAGCTGCGAAACCACTATAAGCTACAACTATCTTGACATAATTTTGTTAAGTATGCGGGCCGGCAAAGTAAATGAGCTGCAAAAAAAAATTTTTTTTAAAAAAAAATAAACCCCATTTTATTATACTATAAATCAGCTGCAAAGTCAATATAGTTGGCTGCAATAATAAAAAAAAATAAACGGAATTTTTTAGAGGGATAGTTCTCAATTTCCACTTATTAAAAAAAATCATTTTTAAAAAGTCATATTTTTAAACCCCATTTAATTATACCATACTTTATAATCATTGTCAATATAGTGAGCTGCAAATGGGATTGTGGCGGCGCGACAATAAAAAAAGAAGTAATAAGCTCAGCAATAAAAAGAAGTAATAAGGACGCGGCAATAAGCTCAAAAAACAACAAAAAGAAGAAGAAAAGGCAAATAAAAACACGAAAACCCCCATTATATATTAACATAAATCATTAAAAATGTCAACTAAGTCAACCATATGAGCTGCAAAACCGCTACAATCTTATTAAAAATACACACATTTACGTTAAAACTATTCCATTTTAAGCCATTCATTTGACTTTTTTAAGCTATTTACTTGACTTTTTTCTCGTTTTCCGTTATTATATAATTATACTACTATTTAATTATACCATACTTTATTCTAAAAATCAACCCAGTGAGCTGCAAAACTAATAAAAATCAAACAATTTTATTGACTTTTTTACAACAATTATTCTTTATATATAAATAACTCAACCACTTGACTCATTGATTTTTTTTTCGCAGTACCTTTCAACCTTTTCTACAATTTATGGAGTGTTTTTGGTGTGAAAAGAGGGTTAAATTTTATGCGTTTAGGGAGTTTTACTTTGAGCCTCCAATGTCTATCAACGAAGTCGACTATGCTAAGGCGATTGATTATTACTACCTATTACTACCTATTACTACTATTACTATCTACTACTACTACTACCCATTACTTACTATTTATTATTACTATTATTACTTACTACTATTACCTACTATCGTACTACTATTACTATTCTTGTCAATACTTATTACTACTTACTATCCTTCTTTTTTTCCTTATTTTTTTCATTCTTATTACTACCACACTACTACTCTTACTATATATAATAATAACTATCTACTTTTGTCAACTTACTTTCTATCTTCCTTCCCTACACTTCTTTCCTACTATTCTCCTTTCTATCGCTTCGCTCTATTACTTCGCCGCCATATCTATCTATCATAATTTCTACCTACCCCTTTCCTTACTATTTACTATCCTACCCCTCTACTTAATTACTACCCTATCCTACCCCTATATTTCTTTTTCAAACTATCTTACCCCTATAAACTTACTCTATAATCTTACCTACCCCTACAAAAATAGCACCAGAACTATCGTTTCAGTGCCTACCCCTCTTATTAAAATAATATATATAATTATTATATTAATTTTCTTATTTCATATAATAAGTATAAATCCGGAAAAATATTATAATTTTTTCAGACATCTAATGTAACCCAAATCTTTAGGTTCTCAATCTCCTCTACTGAATATGGGTGCCGCCCCTCAAGAATCTTCTCGATCCATTTGTTCTTTCTCTTCACATAGAGCGGCGCCATTAGTTGATAGATTATATTATCAAGAGTTTTTGCTACATTCTTAGATTTAATCTTTTGGATATGATCTTCTGAAAACTTAATATGAATAATACCGCCGCCACAAGAATAGAGACTACCAACTCTTTCATAAACGAAATTGTGCCGCCATTGGGGAATAGAGCCATAAATTTTTTTTACATATTCTTCAGCAGTTATTTTCTTAAAGCCCTCCAATATTACCCCTCCATTTTACTATCAATAATCTGCTCCCACTCTGGAGTAATCTCTCCAGTTTCTACCAATCTTTTATAAGAATCTTTAAAGAAATCCGGAAGATTAGAACGGACAAATATCATTTCATAAAGGTCAATCGGTGCTCCTTTAGAATTGCGTCCCTCTACAATTTTATAATCAATAAGTTTGGCACCAGATAGTAATAACATTAGCTCTCGAATATAAGCAGAGTTCTTTGACGCTGGTTTACCTCCCGGCATACTATATCCTAATTCAGTATGAAGATCCATCATTGAAAAACTTTTTCTTCTATTCCAATAATCAAATAAAACTATATAGAGCTTAATTAATTTATCTTTCTTTTCAATATAATTAAGAAGAAAATCTAAAGTATCTTTAGGAATAAGAGTATAATAATCAGGCTTTGGTACTAAATAATACTTGCCTTCTTTAATTACATATCCTCTATTAATTAAATCTTTCATTCGAGTCCCAACTGTACTCCGATTTAATCCTAAATCTTCTGCAATTTTTATATTACTTATCTTTTCAAGATAACGATGAGTCTCTCTTCCGTTTGGATTGAATTTACTTTTTAACAATAGATAAGTATAGATTCTTTCATTACAGTTTTTATCTTTGAGAAACCATCCTTCTGTAGTATTTGGCATTGCCCTCTCATCTTTCTTTGGCATTGCCTCACCTCCTATATTTATAGGTAGAAAAATGCTATAACTTCTATAAAAAATTCATATATATACAGCATTTTAGCATTTTGTCTACAAGAGTCTTCTTCTTTTTTATATTTAAACATATAAAAATGTATTAAAAAGTTTCTCCTATGTCGAAAAAGTTACGCCGAAATAATAGATTTTGCTTAAAAAGTTACGCCGATTGCTTAAAAAGTTACACCGTTTTGCTTAAAAAGTTACTCCATTTATCTATTATAGTATTTATCTATTAATTTGTTATGTAAGCAAATTAATCGTCAGCATAGAATTCCCTAAAAAATTCTCTAAAAAATTGGGAATGGAATTTTAGACACCAAAAAGGGAATTTTAGATAGTATTTCAAGGAATTTTAGATAGTAATTTAGAGAATTTTAGTCAGCAATTTCGGGAATTTTAGATAGTATATAGTATCTATATAGTATATACGGTGTAAACAAATTAACTATCTGCCGCAATAGTCTCTTTACATAAATCCGCCCGCCGGCGGCGTGCGTGGGCAGCGAGTGGCTACGCCACTCACAGCCCGTTATTTTTAGAAAAGAATATAAATAATGCCGCCACATCATAGGGCGGCATATATTATTTATATTCAATAACTTCAAAATCTTCATACAATTTATCTGGATAAAGAAAGCCTATCCAAAGATTCTTATACAATCCTTTTTTCTTAATTAATTCACTATTCCAATTATCAATTTCGTTATAGAGAAAATACTTATCAACAGAATCGTCTTCTTTAGAAATTTCTAATTGATATATTAATGATTCATATTTATTTTGTTTCGCGGAAAATTTAGCATCAATATTTATATAATTTGCAGTTGCCATCGCCCCAAAAATAATAGAAATAAAAAGCATAAATACTCCAAAGAGAATACAGCCAATATCAAAATCATCTTCTCTTTCGGGCAAGAGTGCTCCAACTACAATACCAACAATACTCAGCACAACAAAAATTACAAGTAACATATTTATTCTCCTTTATACTCTTTTGCTATATATTTCTTCTACTGTTCCATTTGCGTAAAATATTCTTGTATCAGGAGATGTCCAACCCCAGTTATCCGCTTTATCTTGTGCATAAGCCCTTATGTCTCCATCATGATTGTTTAGATCAATTGTCTCCTCCCAATAATGATTCCATCTATCTCCACAACAAGGACAATCAATTTCATTGATTACGCCGTCCCAATAGCATCCAAGCTTTTCAGCTTTTTCAATTGCCTCATCAAAAGAAGAAGCTTCAATAAGCATCCGATGACAAACATTTTCATCTACTACAAAATAGCCACCACTATTATTCTGAGTAAATTCATACTAATTCATTTATAATCTCTCCTTTACTTATCATCGTCTTCATAAATACAATCATCATTTATATCATAAGCAGAGTAGTCTTCCTCGTCGAGAATATCAGTATCAGTTTCATAATCACACAATTCTATACCCTCCTTAATTCAAGGAAATCATAGACATCTTCCCAGCTATTGATTTCAATGTCATCATCATCAATAATAACATTTTTGAAATCTTCATCACAACCTATAATATATTCAAGCCATCCCTCATTTTCTCCACTAATATCGGATTCAATAAGACCAAGAATGTCATGAAAGAAACTAAATTCATATAAATTATCATAGAATGTATCATTAAAAATATCTATACCACTTATCCACTCAATTCCTCTCTCCATTTTTTTCTTTATAGAAGTAATTACATCAACAAATTTTTCTTTTGTCATAAGCTACCTCCTCACCAAGAAATTATTGTATAACTTTGATTATATTGTTCACAACGTTCAACCTTAAAACCCTTTTTCTCAAGAAAATCTTTAATAAATTTGGAGATATAACCTTGATAAGTAACATTATTACCTTTTGGAGTATTATAAAGAAGAGAACTAATTTCTCTTAAAGTTGTACATTCCTCTTCAGAAGGAACAATTTGTTTCTTTCTCATGTATTCTGCCGTAGGAAAATCAATATCATTTGCATTTGAAATGACTTTTGAAGTGTTCCACATATTATCATATATATCACAATTAAACTTCATTACTATTTATTCCCCTTCTTCTTTGCCGCCTTATACTTTAATTCTTCCTGATATGCATCAGCGGCTTCGAAACGATCATAAGCAAATACTTCTCTCCCCTTTGCACCAACAGAATCTAAGTGAGGTTTAACTTCTGGCTTAACAATTACACAAACATCATGAGGAAAACCATCTTCATCATCTGCAATTGCAACACAAACTGCAATTTCATTTGTTCCTACTTGAACTACATCACCTTCTGCATCTTCAAACTTCTCTTTGAGAAATTCCATGAGCATAGCAGTCATATCCATTCTAATTTTACTGCGAATTGCAGTTGTATTTTTACAATCTTTTACATCAATTTTCATAAATATTTCCTCCTCCTATTAATTATCATATCCATTTAATGAATAAATATAAACATTAATTCCATAAAGCTTACTGAAATCTTCAAGTAATGCTTCTACAATTTTCCAGTCCGCGCCGCCACGATCACAACCCATCTTATAAGGAATCGCAACTTCTACTTCTTGATCCTCCTGAAGTAAATAAAACATTTCATTTAATGCAAGAAAAAGTAAAACATAATTAGTATATCTCTTTCCGTCATATCCATAACCTATTTGTCCATAAAGATTAACAACTTCTCTATTATCATCAATCTTAATAAAGAATGCCTGTCCGCCAAGACACTTTGAAGGCGTCTTTTCAATATTTAAATTATAAAAATACATATACTGCTTATATACAATTGGATATTTGTCTTTAATTGCTTTTGCGATTCCACTCCCATTTTTCCACTACAATTCACTTGATGAGCGATAATTTTTTTGTGGCGCCTTAAGTAAGTCTCCAACTTTATAATGTAGCATTATTTTCCCTCCAACACAGCACATTTAACTGTTCCTAACGCTTCTAAAAAGAATTTTAATTGTCTTTAACATTCTCTTTTAACTTTCCAACTCTTAGTATATATTTTATTATTAAATACTATTTCAATAGTAAACATTTTTCTTTTTACTAAAATTTCAATCTTGTAATCTTCAATATTATTAGCAAAAAACAATTTATGGATTTTACTTGCAATATATTCTTTTTCATATTCATCAGTACAGTTATTCTCACAATAATTGAGAATTTTTTCTAATTGAAAAGTAACCATATTAACCCTCCAAATCTTCAGATAATTCTTTTTTAAGAGCCTTCCTAATTATGTCCGATGTAACTGCATCCATTATCTGTCCTGTTCTTTCTTCTATTGGCGCCGGCTCAAAATCTTCAGCTATCTTATTTATTGAATCCATTGCAGCTAGTGCCAAATGCTCCACCTGTTCTGGACAAATAATATAAGTATAATTCTTTATTTTAATTAATATATCTCTCGTTAAAGGGTCTGACGTTAAACATTCTGAATATGACTTTTTAGAAACATACTTTTCAAGAAGATCTTTGAGTCTCAAGATATGAGACAACTGCTTTGCGGCGTAACCATGTTTTTCAATCTCATATATTTGAGACGGATAAGGTTTAAAAAGAGCATGATACTTTTCCACTGTCATTCCTTTAATACAGTTAATTGCATGCTTTTCATCATAATGAACAATTTTCTCTTTATTGTCTAATAAAGGCTGAAATGAATCTTTGTATTCTGGATGAATCCACATTGCTTTAGAGAACAATAACTCAACAAAATTTACGTTTTGCTTTTTCCAGCAATTCATCATTGTTCGTAAATCCTTAACATCGCACAGTCCGTCCTCTATTTCAACTGTAGTAGAAACAGGTTTCTTATTAAGAATAATATCATTAAGACTTGGAACAATTATCGCCTTAAAATCAAAGTCAGAGTCCTCATAGTCAAGATTATAATTCTGACTTCCATACAAGCCAATAAAAATAAGTCTATCTTTTCCATATTTTTCACTTATTGTTTCTACAGACTTTATTAAATGTTCTTGCATTTTTATTAACTCCTTTAAGCTCTAACCCAAATAGTAATATCTGAATCAGTTGATAAAAGATTATTTTCATAGATATCCTTTGCAGTATTAATACAATCTGCATTACATAAAAACATAATCCGAGATAGAACTTCTCCAGAAAGTATGTCATATGACTCTCCATATTTGTTGAAATCATATAGACACTTCTCCGAATTTTTATATTTATCAAATGTTCCACTTATATAATTTAATTTCACAGTCTCTTCATCAATTGCTGTTGCTATAAACCATTCTTTCTTTATTCCGTCTTGAGTATAGAAAAAAGTTAATCCAATCATGCCATTTTCTATCTTTGGCATTTGATATCCTGTTGTTTTAGTTTTCTTCTTTAATTTTTCATTTTCTTGTTTAAGCAAATCAATTTGTTCATAAAGTTTCTGACGTTCTTGAATAAGATATCGTTCATTAAATTCGTGAAAATAGTCATAAGATTTATCAGTATGATAAAACTTACGAATAACCTTTCGCTCTACAAGAAATAATCTCTTACTCTTCTCTCCGATAATTGCATAAAGTATTTCATCAAGAAATAGGTTGGGAGCAATCCATTCAACAATATAATCTTCATCTTCATATTCTTTAATATGTTCACTTAATGACAAACCTTTTATATAAGTATCTGATTTTACATGGTAAAACTTAAACCAATCCTCATATGTGGGATATGACAATTTAATATTGTCTGTATTAAGGGTTATAATATCTCCAACTAAAATTTTTTCAATCATTTTTAAACCTCCTTAAAGTAATAGCCGCCCCATTCAAATCCACTTAGCTGAGCATCAAATTGCGCCCAAGTCTTGATATCATTAACATAAAATTGAACACTATCGTCATAAGAACAATCATCTTCTGAAATTAAATCTGTTTTTCTTTCTTCTTTAATTTCTTCAATCCAAGCGTCGTGATCTTGTCTTGTATAATAATATTTCTCAACGAAGTCTTGAATACCATTAAAGCGTCCTAAATCAATTTGTCCCTGCAAAAATACATCATAAGTTTTATCAAACATAATATAACCTCTTTCTATTAATATCGCTGGTGTTTTAGGCAAAGGTTATCCAGCAACCTTTCGTTTCGAGCAATTTAATTAGCCGCCTTTTAGATTTACACTCATTACAAGATACTTTAACTGCTTCGTTCCCTAAGCAATACCTCGACACCTGCGGCACAACGCTATATTATAGTCTACGGCGAGTACGACTTTATTTCTCTCTTTCATTCTATATATATAATATCATAAAACACAAAAAAAGTCAACCTAGTTCTAATAGATTGACTTTAATAATTAATTAAATCTACTGTATCATTTTGTTTATTCCAAGATATATCAATATGTCCGCATTTAATACATCTACTAATAGTTACAGTAACATTAGCATACCGTTCAATTGTCTCATAAACACAGGGATCAAGCTCATTTACCCCATCTGGCTTAACACTTAAACCATTTGGCATTATACATTTTCCACAACATTCACAATTCATTATAGATTTCTCCTTTAAAAGAAAGATCCTTTAATTTTATCCGCATTTCAAATGGAAATGCTAACCCCTGATATGAACCAATCATTTTTTCAAACGCTGGGGACATAGTTTTGCAGTAATTATGTAGCTGTGTCTCCCATATATCTCCCTGGCTTTTGTAATCTCCTCCAAATTTACCCCAATACTTATTATATGCATCAGTAGCGTCTCCGCCAAGAGTAGTCTCAATATTTGAATTAAAATTTAAAGCAACTTTTTCATCTCTATATTTTTTCCAATTAAGAACTATCATAAGGCGCCGATAACAAGATGAACATAACTCCATTTTACCTTTCTTATAAGATGGAATTGTAACACTATTTACATTTCCAGAGATTTCTTTGCCACAACTATCACACTCAATTATAGTTACTTCTTTCTTTGTAATCATATTTCTCTCCTCATAAAGAAAAGGGAGTTTAGACTCCCTTTTAATTAGTCTATATCTGCTTCTGCTTTAGCCTTACGAACAGCAGTGTCTCTCTCAATCTTCTCCGCCTTAGCCTTAGCCTTTTCAGCAGCCTTAACTTCCTTATCTACAAGATAGTCTTCATAAGTCTGGCGGCTATCTGCAAAGCTAAAAGCGGAATAAGTGCGCTTAGCAGTAGCAGGAGAATCAGTATAAGGCTTTGCTGCAACATTGATAGTTACTACAACTTCCTTCTCTTCTCCATTTACATCGACTGTACCAATTACAGCACCAATCTCATTCTTCTGAGAAGAACCTGTACCAGTTCTTACCATACCTACATTACCTTCACCGAGAATCCCTGTAAGTGCAGAGATGATAGCATCTGTAGTCCAACCTTTAGCATCTGCTTTAATCTTAGTAGCGGTCATGTCCTTAGTCTCAACATAATTCATCATAATAAACTCTCCATTTCTCCACATTTTTTGAATTGTGGTTTTCAATATTTTTAATTTTAATTTCCGTAGCTCTATTATTTGGAGCAATATCGTACTTACGGATAGCCGAATAATCTTATATCGGAAAGATTATTAATACCGCCAATCAGACTGGAATTGTTTAACCTCTTGTGAAGTCTCTGATGAGGACTATCGTTTTTACAAGGCTCTTTGTCGATACCCTTGGATTTTAATGACTTTTCCTTGTCTTAACTTTCTATATTTATTATATCATATTTTATGAAATTTATCAACTTATAGCTGGTGACAATCCCTTTATTATTTACGTTTTAATCTACGCCACAATCATGAAAGAACTTAGCGGAATTAATTTATTCTTCCCAATAACCTATAGGAGGAGAACAGTATCGTATTTGTTTTTTATCTCCTTTGAACAAGGCGATCCACCAATCTTCTGCGTCTTCTCCTTTGCCCTCAATATAAAATTCAACTTCGTCAAACTGCTTGGCAAGTACTGTCATATCCTCTTCCCAATCATACCATTTTAATTCATCATATGATTCGAGTTCCCAACTGTTTTGTACTTCCATTAAAGGAATATCATTACCACAGACACTAAATTGTTCATATCCAGTTATTTTATTGAGCTTATCGCATATCATTTCTGCCGCCGCCCTTGTAATTCTGGATTTTATTGTAATCGAAAATTTTGTATAATATCCCATTATTCATTATCCTCGCAATCTTCAAGCTCATTGTCACTCAAAATATCCATTTCTGTGTGGTCTTCAATCCACATAAGTTCCTCTTCAAATGCATTATGACAATCTGGGCACAAATAAATCCCAAGTTCATCATAATAATCTTCTCGTGAATCAACGCCAGTTAAACATAACATACAATATGCCATATATCCTCCTTTAAGAAACCGCATATACAACACGGTAAGTTCTTATAATACGATTCATAAAAGAATCCCAATCATAATGAGTAATAACTTCAGCATTCACTGTTGAGGCGAAAGCATCTGCAATTTCAAAATCTGTAAACTCCTTAATAAATCTTCCCATAAGATTTCCTCCTTAAAAGAACTTATCTTTCTTAACCTTACATATATATTATATCATACTTCAAAATTTTTGTCAACTACTTTTAACAGTTTTCCTTATCATTCTCATCTGTTTCAAATTCAGATTCACAAATTGGACATACATAGCAACCATCAATATAATTAATCTCTGGGTAATCTTCTTCATAAATTGGCTCACCGCATTCTGGACAATAAACTACGTTATCATCTGCGTCCTCATTCGGATCATCAATATATGACATCGTATTATATATTCCAGCCATAAACTTTGCAAAATCTTTCCATTTCATAATATTATCTCCTTTAAATTATCTTTCTCTGCGATACGCATCAAGAAGGTCCTGAAAAGTATAAAATCCATTATCATGCTGCCGCTCTTCAATCCTATCTATCATTTCTTCTAATTCCAGTGCCGCCTCAAATTCACAGTTACATTGACTTGCAAGTGGCTCGCCACAATAAGGGCAGAAAATTTTAATCATATACTTTTCCTTTCTTAAAACAAATGTTTTTCCAGTATCGTCTTTCTTTGTGGCAACACTGTTTTTTATCTGAGCGAAGTGAATTAAGTCTTGCATGCTGACAATAAAAATTACGAGCAAATTTATCTTCAAAAGTTCTTTTTTTTATGAAGATTCGACTTCATTTTTTAACACCTCTCTTAACTTTCTATATATATTATATCAGATTTTATGAAAAAAATCAATATGATTAATAATGATATCCGTGTGTATCTTCTACACTCCTAAGAGGTAAAGCCATTAAAACAGAATAATCATCTATTTCGCCACCCCATCTAATCTTAGCATTATATTTAGCAATATCTTGATCAAGACTAACAATAGGGTAGTTTGTAGAGTAATCTATAATTGGCTTCCAATCTGCACGACTATTTTCAGAACACATTTCCCAATAACGCTTTATTAAATTCATTCGAACATAAACAAACATATTAAAATCCTCTCTTTATTTTCATTTTCTATATATATTATACAATGAAATAAGAAAAAAGTCAAGCATATTTTTGCTTGACTTTTAATTTTAATAACTATCATAAAAATAGAATGAATATTCTAAATCAATAGGAGGCTCTTCATTTTGTTCGAACCAATCTTCAATTTTTTCAGTAGCGCCGCCATGATCTACTTCTCCCCATTTAATCTCACATAATTGTACTGCGACCATAAATTCATAAAGACTAATTTTATTATAAATGAAATCTATAATAGATTTAATATTAGCAGCTGCGTATCTAATATGAGAAACTTCTATCATATTATCCCAAATAGTAGACAACTCAGCTTCTCTTACGTTATCAATTTCAGAATAATGCGAGAGTAAGTTATAAATTTTAAGTATATCATTATCAGACAAAGAATACTTGTATTCATTATTTCTTTCAAATATTTGAACAATTTCATTTCTTAATCCCCAATATTTCCTAAAATAACAAATTTCATATTCTGTGTCTATCTTCAATGACGGACATTTAATTTTAAAAACCAATCCATTATCAAGTCCCATAAAATTCCTCCTTACTGAATTTCACAGCGTTTATATTCAAATTTTTTAGAATCATTAGACTGATTGTCAACCTCTAGATTTATAGCTGAACTTGCCTCAGCAAATCTTGAGTCATTCTTTGTTCCCCACCAAACTATTTTATCCTGCTCTCCTTTTTCATTTCTAACAAAAACCGTAAATTCACATCGAATTGTTCCAAACTCATCAACTCTTTCATTTGAAATTATAGCATCTTCAACAAAACCTGTAAGATTCATTTGCATGTAACCAAAATAAGCTGGTACAAATGCAATAAATAATAAAATTATAGAAATAAAGCTTGCTGAAACATCTCGATTTTTAATTGCAGAAATTAATCCTAAAAGAGTCAGCAATATTAGTATACCAGCTATAATAAATGAAAATATACTCATTATTATCTCTCCTCAATTTCAACAGTAGTATCATATGTATAATAAAAATAAAATTATATATTTTAATTCATTTTACAATATCTGTACTTCTTTTTGTGTATGTAATTGAGTCTCCTTCTTTAAATACAGCATAATGAATATCTGTCGTTGTAAATACTCTATACTTCCCATCCTCATCTAAAAAGAGAATTTGATAGGAATAAAAAGGAACTAATTTGATTTCTTCATTAATAATTGTTTCAGTATATCCAGTTTGAACTTTTACTACTTCGCATACTGTTCCTGTTCTATTAATAGTATTAAACGATCCACTGATTAGCAAAATACCAAAAAAAGGAGCTAAGAAACATATGGGGATAAAAGAGGCATCTTTTTCTTTAATTGCGATAATAACTGCTATAATAAAAAGTATAATAAAAATAATTCCCGAACCTAAACATATATAAAATAACATCACATTGCCTCCCAATCTTCTTTAGTAATATACATATACTCCATTTTTCTGTCAGCATCGCTCGCCGCTTTACAAAGAGCCCAAGTCATAAAATGGAGTCCTCCGAGAAGAATAATTCCACCAGTAATTAAAAAAATCTTCATCATACATCATATCTCCTCTCATAAAGAGTTATATTATCTTTGAATTCATCGTCTGCCGCCATGATTTCTTCCCATTGTTCTTTCGTTAAAAGTATTGCGGCTTGCAAATCATTTATCCACATATCCCTATTATGTTTTCTTCCCCAGTACATATCATACCGCTTATGTCGAGCAAGATAAAGTTTAGACATTAACATCCCTCCAGACTCATATCCATATCAATTTCATCTTTTTCAATCCAAGTGCCATTGAGATCATCATAAGGCTCATCCTTAAAATCCTCAATCCATTCCTCAATAGCCTCTTCCATCCAAGTTTCTCCCCAACAGTCTCTTGCCATAGCAAAGATTTTCTCCATAGCTTTCTTTTCTGAAGCGAAGAAACCAATTGTCTCATTCATAAAAACTGCCTGATAAAATCTCATAAAATCTCCCCTTACATAAAGAATTGTAAGAAAATAAATCCTGTAATTCCCAAAGCTTGAAGAAATGAACTTGATGCAGGAATATCTTGTTCATACTTTAGACGCCCTATATTTATAAGAGAAAACCAAATTCCGATAAATAAGAAAATGAATTTAATAATTATCAAAGTCATTTATATTTCTTCCTTTCTCATTTTCTATAACAATTATATCATAAATTATCCAAAAAGTCAATCACCTTCGCCGTTCCACATGCTGGCACAATAAACACTACAGAAACTTTCATTATCATTTTTCAACTTGCCGCCGCACCAAAGACAGACTTTATCGCCCTTCTTTTTGGCGGCGGACAGTAATTTGGGGTGGATAACGGGGCAATTTTCATCTTCTTTTTCCGTTTCATAATATTTATGAAAACACTTTCCTACACCGGGCAAATTATATTTATAATTACAATTGTTCATTTTATAGCTCCCCGCTCGTAAAGTTCTTTAAAAAAGCGTGGAGTAAAAGTTGCCAAAAGAAGTTCACCGATACGAGTACCATCTTTATTTTCTTTCATTGTTTCCTCCTTTAGAGTAGTTACTTTATTAAATGTTGCACTATTATATCAATTTTATTCCCCTGTATGACAAAGGTAAATTGCTTTTCCACAATGAGGACAATCCACATAATAATTTTCTACTCGAATGATTGATAGAGCCTTATAAGTGTCTTCGTACTCAAATTCAAATTTACATTTACAACGAGGGCATTTTTTCTTACCAACAATTTTCTTCCTTTCTTTTTCCTTCCAATTACTTATTCCTTTTCTAATAATTCTCATACTTATTCCTCTTCCTCCTCCTTTTTTACCAATAAACCCAAACAAGCACATCTTCGGTTTCTGTAATTCCTTCTTCATCAAAAATTTCAATTAAAGCCTCCCAGGTATCTATAAAATCACAAAGAACTTGCCCTTCAAAATAAAGGAGTCCATCTTTTGCATTGGCAAGATTATTTTTAAGAGTTTCAATTGAAATTGCATTATAGGAATATTTTTCATAATCATCAAAGAGATATGTATAAAGATCTTTAGAAAACCTATTTTCTCCAACTCTCTTGATTACCTCTTTTTTCAGTACGTTACAATCAATTGTTTTAATTGTATTAAACATATATAAATCGCTCCTTTTCTTAACTTTCTATATATTATATCATAAAATATAAAAAAAAGTCAAGAGCTATCGCCCTTGACTTTCTTAATTTTTATTTACTGCTTTGTCATTTCAATAATTTCGAGGGTAAGGTCACTTGCCTTTGCTTCTGCTTTTTCAACATAAGCAAGACGCTCTTCAGCAATTCTTGCAATTTTCTCCCATACCTCACGATATCTCTGTTTTACTTCATTGTAATAGGAACGCATTGCCTTCCTTCGAGCAATATCTTTTGCGATTTCGATATCCATAGTATCCCCTGACTTAAGAACTGCCTTGCCATTCCAGAAATAGTTCTCGCCATTACATTCTCGGTCTGCATCGGAAGTAGAAACAGAATCTTTATAGAGATTTAAATCTACACGGAGATACTCAAGTCTCTTTTGAGGTACCACAAAACACTCTACTACCTTATTATCATTATAAAACTTATACTTAACATCAAAAGTCTGCTTAAGATTTGGTATATTCGGCTCCATTTATTTATTCTCCTTTATACTTAATCATGAATTCTCGGCTGACTTTTTGGATTAAGCCAAGAAATATAAAACTTTGTATCATAGGTTTCTACTCGAAAGCCTTTCTCTTGCAACATCTGTACAATATCCTCTCTTGGAGGGTAATTAATAACTATTGAAAACAATCCATCTGTTGATGCATTATAAATTCGACCACGAACATGATAAAACATTGTCTTAAAATCGTCTTCCGCCGCCTCGCCTGTTGCTTTAATTTTGCTTGCAAGATGATGGGCCTCCCATGCAGAACGAAAATTTAAGCCTTTTTCTTTATAACGAGGTGGTATTTCACACCAAGAGATAACTTCTGCATCGGGGATATCTGTTATCCATTTACCATCAAGAAAATACCCCATAACAGGATCAGGATAATCTTTAAGCATACACAAGACTTCTCTGTCATTATTTGGCAGAGCGTCCATAATTGGTTTCCAATCCATCATAATCTTAACCTCCTTTCTATGAATTTATAAGAAAATTAAAATCTGAACATAGTTTTAAGAAACTTTTCAGCATCTTCAACTTCCTTCTTCTCTTCAGGAGTCATCTTTGCTTCCAAGTTTCTTCTGTCTGTATTTGAACTAATCTCCTATTATCTGGCAGTGAAATCTCTACTTGAATCCAGTGATTTTTTTTGCATATTGATTCAAATCTCTCTCTCCATTAATATAATCCAAGAATAGTTCTTAACTTTTTTTCAAAATTATCTGCATTTTCTCTCTCTTCTGGAGTAAGTTTTGCTCTTTCCTTTTCGATTTCTTTTTCAAGAATATTAGCAAAATCATTAAAATAATCTTCTGTAGATTTGTATACATTTGATGTACGAATATTTTTTACAGCACCATCATTAGAGTTTGTTTGACTATAGTTGACGCTTGCATTAACACCGAGTTTTTTGAGTTCTTTGCAATTCTCATTAATTTTAGAAATAAGCTCAAGATTATCTCGCTTTAGCCTTTCAATGTTCTCTTTCTTTTCCTTATCTTTTTCTGCAGCAATGTCTTCTTTATGTTTGGAAATACAAAGAGAAAGTTTATCAAGCTCATCTACTGTATAACTCCTTCCACATACTGGACACATATACTTTTTCATTTCCATAACAAATTCCTCCTTTATTCTTATTATAAGTAATTATATCATAATTTATTTAAAAAGTCAAGCCCCAAGGAACTTAGATTTATCATTAAGACATGAAATTAAATAATTTTCGTCTATTTTCTTGAAATCCCAATAAGGAATCTCTATTAATTTAATCCCCTTTTGTTGACAATAATCTCTTTTTCTTTGATCATATTCTTGTCTTTTTTCGAATTTTAATTTTTTATCAAAAAATTCTCTATTAATGTAATGTTGTTCACCTTGATATTCAATCAAAGCAATAAGATTATTCTGATTATCAAAAACTGCAAAGTCAAAACGAAGGGGATAAACATCTCCAATTAAATCATCAAAAGAAAACTGTGTTTGATAATTATAATTTAACTGAGATAATAAATTTGATATAATCCACTCCCCCGAAGAAGATAAACACCCGCAAGATAAGCTACTTCCGTCTCTTAAATTTGCTGCTTTTACACTTTTTGTAGTTCCACAATCACATTGACAAATCCAGTACGCACCCTGTCCTAAATGGTGTTCATCATCTCTTTTTATTACTTGCCATTTTCCATATCTTTGATTTGGTAAAATAGGAGAATTGGCTTCACTTATAATTTTACTTGTTTGACAACCACAGCTTTTTGTTCGTCCTGCTTTTAATGATGCCGCCATAATACTTTTTATAGTACCACATTCACATTCGCAAAACCATCTTGCCCCATGACAAGAATTTTCTTCATCTAAATATAGCACTTTTAATTTACCAAAGATTTGTCCCGATAAATCTTCAGTAAGTAAATTTTTTATTGTCTTTATTCTTTTACATCCACATGAAGTTGATTTACCACTTCTTAAAGAACTTCCTCTTGTAGAAATAACTTTTCCACAGGAACATTGACAAATCCAATATACTTCTCTTGCTTTTTTACTTAAATCTCGTTCTATAACAGTTAAATCTCCAAAAGTTTTCCCCGATAAATCTATAAAACTACCCATCTAATCACCTCATTAATAATGTAATTTTTATGGATAAGTCCTCAAAAAATTTGAGATTTTTCTTGGAGAATGTTGCGGACATATTTCATTGTTAATTGACTGCAAATCTTGCCAAAATTTTTGCAACTAAATACAATTTCTGGCTCTTCTTTCTGACAGTCTTGATATATAAAAGAAGGGAGTATCTTAGCAATTTCTTTCATGTTATGCTCATCCCAATCAAAGGGAATGATATTATCTTCAATAAGTTTTTCTAGTCCTTTAGCGATGCGACGCTTAGTAACAACCTCTGCTACTGCCGCCTGCTCTACCTCTCTTGCAGCAAGCTTCTCAGGATCAATAGTCTTTGGCTTTGAGCTATGAACCTCAGAAAACTTCTCATTTACAACCTTAACATAGTAAGGAAGTTGAGAAGACTTAGACCAAAGCTTATCCTGACGTTTAATTACAATACCCTCCATACAAGGAGCCTCGCCATAGATATTCTCCTTGAGAAAAGCAAGTGTATGCTCCCAAGATATAAAAGGACCATTATAAAGCGTATGTACATAATTAGGAATGTAATTCTTAAGTCTATCAAAAATAGCCAGAGAATCTTCCTGTGTAAGATACTGCTCCGTCTCTCTATCCCATACGTCAAACATATAGAACTTCTTGTACATATCCTCAGGATACTTTATACTGTGTTTACAATTATGCACAATAAAATTATTGGCTATAAAATTAGCAACATTTTCTCCACCCATCATACATATGTCATAGCAATCTTCTTCGCCTACCTCTTCAATATCAATAATGTAATCGAATTCATATTCAAATTTAGGAATATTACTAAATTTAGTGTGAATTTTTCCATGACAGTCTTGACATAAAATTTGCCAATTAGATTCTTCATTATTAAAATGGTTTTCATCTATGTGATGAAGATTCAATCCAGTAGTATTTCCACAGATTTCACATTTTCCTATTTTATCTTTATATTCTTTTTGTTTTTTAAAAATTTGTCGAGTTCCAATCCCATACTTTCTACTGTGTTCATTTCTGCTTATAAAATCAGTTACAGCAACACAATCGTAAATAGATAAGTTTTTAACCTCTACCCAACCTTTTGGAGTTAAAAATGGATGATTGGCAGTTACCTTAATTGTATATCCTTTATGAGTGGTTATTCTATAAACCATCTTTTTTCCTGTATAGACAATATCTTGAATTTTATTTGAGATGATTTGATCCTCTTCCAAATTTAAACTATAGATACTTGGAAAACCATCATGTCCCCAAGTAGAAATTGAGAAGTAGTACTCTTTGATTTTATTAATTCCTTTTTCTGTAATAATATATTGTTCATTTTTTTCAATAATTAGCCCTTCTTTTAAAGCTTTATTAATTGTTGTCTCTTTATCAAGCTTATATTTACTATTAAAATTATTCTTTGTAATTTCTTCATTATTATATAATAAGTGTAAGAGCTTATTTATACCTCTTTTGCAAATTTCATCATTTTTATATCTAGGTGTATATTTCTTTTCATACATTTCTTTTAATGTCATTTCTGACTTACCTTTTCCAGAGCTTACCTTTTTAATTATCGTATCACCAGATAAGCAAAGCCACTCTCCGAAGATAACATGGCGATCACCAAGAACCTCTGCAAATGCCTTTACATCAAGAGACTGAACATAGTTCCAGAATCCGTTAAGAGTATTCATTTCATTAAGTGCCTGGCGGCGAGAAAATGCCACAAGAGAATTGGTCTTAGAATCGTAAGCAATAGATGCGTTAGAGCCGTCTATTTTTGTTTGTATTACGATAGGTTCGCCCACCTCAAAAGTAGAAGCATAAGATTCCTTACATCTCTCTATATCTAAATATTTTTTTATTTCCATATAACTTTCTCCCTTCAATTAAAAATAACTACTGCCGCCAAACCAATCATCTCCAACCAATAAGGACAATAGATGTTAAGGCAATATATAATTTCTTTAATTTTAGTCGTAATCAATACACCATTCATCATCATAATATCGATCCCTTTTCCTTTTATCTCTGCGATCTTTCTTTTTCTTCTTATCAGGCTCAATCTTGGTATAACAGGGAATTTCCCAAGTATTGCGCTTCTGATTATCTCGTCTCTTCTTTTCTTTCTTTGAACTCTTTTCGTAAGGAACGAAGTCCTTGTACTGACCATCATTCTTACTCATGTCTAATTCCCATTCCTTTCTCAACTCCATTAAGATAAATTATAAAATCAGAAAGAGAAAGTATACCAAACGTACTCATATAGCATCTCATTTCATCATCTGCCTGTTCATAAGCTTCCTGTACTGCTGATTGATATTCGTTTGAACTTGTTATTTGTCCATAACAAATTAACTCTTTAATATCATTGGTAAAGGCTTTTTCAAGTTTTTCTAAGGTTTTCACAAAGTAATCTTGAAATTCCTGCTCTGCAAGAAAGCTATCTTCAAATTCTTCTGGATGTCTATGAAGATCAAAACTCATAATAATAATACCTCTTTCTTAATTTTCTATATATATTATATCATATTTTAAAATGAAAGTCAACGGCTTAATTAAATTACTTTATCCCCAATAAGATTCACAGTATCCTGCATAGTCAAAAATCACTGCAGTACCATCATCAAGATAACCATAATTTCCATTATGCATATCCTCAAAATCCATTTCTTTGATTATAGAAGAAAATGTATCTGGATGCTGTTCAATTATTGCAGCAAGAAAATTATCGCAAGGCAAAGAATATCCCTTTGCTAACTTTCGTATATCAATAACTTGATTTTTAATATTTTCTGAATATGAATTAAAATGTTCTCTACCTTTTACTGTACCATATTCATTCTCTTCAGTTCCAGCAATTTTCTTTTGCGTGTATACCTCTAAGCTCTGATATTCAAAAGCGAACTCATTCTTTAAAAGAATTGTTTTCATAGAATCTGTTGCTTCTCCATAAATTTCATCTTCAAGAATAATATGGTTTGGCATGTCAATATATTGAACTATACCATCATCATCAGAAAAAGTAAAGCTACCATTATAAGGTATTTTTAAAACAAAATCAATATTTTCAAAAGAAAATACTGCTTTAGATGAACCAAAAAATGCTTTCCATACTACGCCCTCAAATGTGCCACCTTCTATTTCCGTATAATCAATAACGTCTTCTTCCGAAGAAATAATCAAATCAGTTCTTCCAGTATCACAATCGGATATATACAAACACTCTACACAATCACCAAAAATAAATTCAAAAAAACGGTAAAAGAAATTTCTCTGTTCTATTGTCATTTCCATATTTATTCCTCTTTTCTTATTTTCTATATATATTATATCCTATTTTATAAAAAATGTCAATAGGCATAGTTATTCTATGCCTAAAGTTTTTCGATATATTGAGCAAGTTTAGAGGCTGAAAGTGAAGATATCCAACTATCAATATCAAAACAATTACTGTCATAAACTTTAAACCAAATCATTGGATAGTTAGATTTTTTTGCTATATCTGCAAAATCTTTACGAGTTTTACTGTTTAATTTTTCAATTAAAGCTATATTAACATTGTAAATAATTTTGTTATAGAACTTTGTGATACGATATTGGATATTTTTAATATAAGGAATATAACAAGGAAAATATGAAACAAATTCATCAATTTCATTCATACGAATAAGATCGATTGCTCTCTCAAGTGTAATAGAACCGTTATTTGCTAATCTGTGTACACGAACGTAGTCTTCTGATTTTACCTTTATACGATTGTAGTTCTTGTCCTTTACCACAAAACCTTCCTTTGTAAAGTCAAAAGTCTTTGCCATAGCAATACAATCTTCAAGAGAAGAAAGAGCATATTTCTGAGGATGTGGTATTCCTATGTCTGTTTCAACTTCTTGGAAAGTTCTGTTGTTACGAGTACCTATATGGATAAGACGCATTTCAGACTGAGGGCATACGACCTGATTGAAAGACGAGCAAAGTTCCAGAACGTAAGTATAATATCTGTTAAGTCTTGAAAAATCAAGTCCACACTTTTCTGCCGCCGCATCAAAAAGTTGTCTGAAATTCTTATAAGGTCCAGAGTTTAACTCAGCATTTTCTGCAAAGATTGTTCCATTAGTTCCAACTCTCCATTCGCCATCATAGAAGTATACCTTTATAAGGGAGCCGTCTTCCTTAGTTTCAACAACAGCAGATTCCCAGTCTATTTCATCTGCATATGCTTCCCCGAAATTTCCAAACTTTCTGAAGGCGTAGGCTACAACTTTCCAAGTGTCCTTTTCGAGTATTATACCACGACACTCCTGTACAATAGGATTAAAGAAATCTGAGTCGATTTGACTATACTTAAAAAGTACAAGATTGCCGTCCTCAACTATTTTTATACAATATGGTTTCGCCGCAAGAAGTTCTCTCCAGTTTTCATGCTCAAATATAAACTTCTGTAAGTTAAGCATAGTCATCTCTCCTTTTATCTTAATCTATTAAGCAATGCCTTATCATAGGATATAATATCCCCGTCTATTGAATCGAACTGTTTTATCGTCAGATATTCCTCTGTTTCCAGTCCATACTCATAGTCTGTAGCCATAGCGTCAAGATAATCCTCGACTGCCAATTCAACAATATTAAACTTCTTTAAAACCGTACTCGGTAATGCTCTGCCATAATAGGGAATATCAATAGGAGTATCAATCTCATCAATCCAATCAAGAACATCTTCAACATCAACTCTATCGAGAAGATAATCATATACCGAATCATAATATATAATATCTTCTTTTCCGGCTAACAAAACATAAATTCCGTCCATAATATCTCTCCCTTTGACTTTCTTTTTTGATTGTATTATAATTATAACATAAAATAATAAAAAAGTAAAGACTCACTCTACATATGTCTTACAAAGATTATTACAATAATGTCTCTCCTGACGTTTTGCAAGTCTTTTATCAGCACGAAGATAATTTAATCTCGCGTGCTGACAATAATAATTCCTTGCAAATCTATCAATAAAAGTTCTTTTCTTATGAGAATTTCCCTTCATTGTCATCTCTCCTTTAGTGTGCGGCTACATCAGCCTCATGAATTTTCTTTAAGTCTGACCAAAACTTCTCTCCATAAAGCTTTCTTATCAGTAACCACTGCATTTTTATAAATTAAAGATTATATCGTGTATTTTATATTCAATTTTACCATCAGATAATAATTCAAAAGGAAATATTTAATTTATTTAAAAAATATTGTTCTGACAATTTTTCATAATCCCAATAAGGGATTTCAATAAAAACTATGCCATTATCTAAGCAATATTGCTTTTTCTTATTATCTCTATTTTGCCTTTCTTTCAGCCCTTCTTCTCCTTTCCAGCCTTTTATAATTTTATAATGCTGAATCCCTTGAAACTCTATAATAAATCTCTTGTTATTTATTTCTAAATAAAAATCAAAACGTAAAGGAGTATTATTTTTCCCTCGGCAATTATCAAATATTTTTTGTTCTTCAAAAGGTATGTTCATTGAACATAAAATTTGTCTAATTTTTACCTCTCCTTTTGAGAAATTTTTACAGCCACACGTCGTCGAGTGACCTGCTCTTAAACTTGCGGCTGGAATACTTTTTAATTTTGTACTATTACATAAATGGCATTTACACATCCAATAAGCACTGTTTTCACAAAAGCTTTTATCCCAATCAATATGAATAGGTTCTAAATAACCATATCGGTGTCCTCTTAAATCCATAATTTTTAAACAGCCACAAGAAGAAGTGGCGCCAGTTTTAAGATGATTAGCATATACTGAAATTAAATTAGGATTCCCACATTCACACTTACAAAGCCAATAACTTCTTTTTTTTTGATTTTTCTTCATCTTTTTTAATTACTAATAATTTCCCAAATTTTTGTCCAGTTAAATCAATAAATTTTCCCATTTTATATCACCCTATTTTTATATTTATTTGCCTTATAAATTATTATAGAGGAGAAGGCATAGGGCAGCCTCTTAATAGGTTAATTACTCCTATTTACTCCTCTATTATTAAGTAAAATTTTTAATGTGCAGCTCTATCACTTTCATTTAATAATTTTAAAAGTTTTATAAAATTTTCATTAAAAAACATTTTTTTAGATTTAAAATCTTTCATATAAAAGTCCATATGATGATATATTAAATTAGAGATAAAAGTTTTCTTTTTATCTTCTAAATCAGTATCATAGCAAAGAAACAAATATGCAGAAACATTTTGATGTGAAAAATAATGAGCAATTTCTGTTAAGTTGCCTTTGTAGTCAGAAAAAGTTTTACAAATAAATTTACCAATATCATGATACCTTGCTGCTGTTTGAAGCAAAATAGAGTCTTTATTAGATAAATTTTCTCTTATAGAAATTTTTCTTGCAATCTTTTCTGTAGCAATACAATGAGAATAAATATCCAATGTATGATGAGGATTATCGTGAGAAATCTTATTTTTATTTAAGATATCTTCAAGAGAAACTTTTTTAGAATCTGAAGTGATATACTTAATCTTATCAAATCCCTCTGCATAGTGTGGCGGCTGGAAAGAGCGATACATTCTATCCATAACTTCCTGTGGTACGACTCTATCACGAGCCGCATTTCTTTTGCAACAAAATTCAAAGGGAATTGCAAATACAATAGCTTCAGCTAAACAGTCAGGAATTGATTTTAAAAATCCAACTCTTCTCTTGCGAGAAAGATTTGTTGCGTCAAGAATGACATCCCTTCCATTCTTGATTGCGGCAACAACTCTCTGGTGAACAATATTAAACACTTCTTCGTTATGTGACTGGTCATTTACATCACCAAACACTTCTTCTCTTATTGAATCAGAAGATACAAGGATAGTATCTGGATTTTCCTGTATATACTTTTTTGACCAATAAGATTTCCCAGAACCGGGAAGTCCGATTAACATAATACATTTACTCATTTACATCCTCCTCTTCATCTTCTATGAGTTTTTCAAGTACTGGAACTATTCCAAAATAATGTAATTTCTTTACATATTTTAAGGCTTCAATTGCTTTATCATCAATAGGAACAAAGTTGCAATCGCCGTCATCATATATATAAAAATCAACAGCAGATGGCTGATTGATAATCTTAGTGCAGTAGCCGGCAATATCAAAAAATTCATTAATTCTTTTGAATAAATTGGTTTTTGTCTGAATTATATCAATATTATCAAGATATTTATATGATGAACCATTATAAAATTCTTCCAATGTTGGAAATGGCAGAGTATTAAAGTCTTTATCAAAGAACCAAGTTTCAGTACAAATTTCGTGATAAAGACGAGATAAATGTGCTTCATGCTTAATACACATTTCCTCATTTTTAAACTCAGTTCCATCAACAGCCCTATAAGTTGTTTCTATAGTCATAATTATTTCTCCTTTTCATTTACTATAATAATTATACCACAATATAATAAAAAAGTCAACCCCTATATGGAGTTGACCTAAATTAAACTCTATCAAGAAAGGCGAAATCAACTTTCTGGTCACTAAATTTACCACACTTGCCGCCATTACCAGAAAAATATTCAATAACGTCCTGTTTTGTATAGAACTTATTGCCAATAGGATAAAAATGTCCTTCCATATTTATTTTTCCTTCGCTAATCCAATATTTTTACCACGCTCATAAATATAAATTTCACCGGTATATCCCTCTGAAGCAGGCTTTTTATTCCCATCATAACTATCAACAAGATGAAGAATACTATTATCCTCTTCATAAGCGAGAATATCATATCTAAGACGGCTATTAAAAGCATCTTCACTTGCTTTAGAAAAAGCTTTCTGCATTTCAAAAAACTGCTTTTTAAGATATTTCTTAGCCTTTCTTCTTGCTTTCATTAGTGCAAATTGTCTTCCCATATTTGGAATTGGAATATCTCTGGGATTGAGTCTTGCAACTCCAGTAAATTTTACAGTTGGAAAAGCGATATCACCTGTGAGAAAACGATATGCAGCTAACATTCCTGGATATTTCTCCTCAATAGCTTTAATTGTTTCTGAAATATCTATAGTAGCTATTGTTCTAGCTTCCTGTTCATTATATTCTACATTATATATGAAAGTTTTCATTTCTTTTTCTCCTTTATCTGGGACTATCATTTTAAAGTATTCATTATTTTCATTTGGCAATACATCAAAAGATACTGTCATATTTCTGTTAAATAATTCTACCGTATTAGTCATTTCAACATTACTAATCTTATCAAAACAATATTTGACGCCATTTGAATCAATCAATGTTGCACTCAATATTTTTTTCTGTTATCATCTCTCCTTTCACTCCATTAATTTAAAAATATTATCCTCCTATTTATTTTATTCTTCATAATCTTTTTACAGCAAGGGCATTTTTCATAACAATTCATAAATAGTTAACTACAATTAGAACATTTATATTTAATTATATCTTTATGTTTAATCTTAGAGTAATATTCTACAACTCTCCATTCTGATTTTTAAAAAGATTGTTCATTTTGCCCCTCCATTATTTCGTTAAATTTATTAATTATTGCTGTTTCGACTTTTCTCCAAGCATCATTAAGTAAAGTTACTACGGCAACACAATCCTTTCTGTCCCTGTAAATGGCATAAGAATATCCTTGTTTACCTTTAAGAGTAGCATTATGATTTTGTCTTACATAACGAAGATAATCAGGATAGTTAAAACCTAAAATTCTTGCCGCAACAATATTAAAACTGCCAGATTGCTTACCTATTAATTTATACATAGAATCCTCAAGACCAACCATATATTCATTTTCAGTACAGGTTTCAGTTACTTTAAAAGCTCTCATATAAATCTCCTTTATACGCAAGTTACAATTACATTACTATTATCTTTAAATTGATCAAACCATGAATCTGCTTTAATGAATGTTTCAGATAACGATATGTGACTTTCCCTTATTACCTTTCAAAATTAAGATATTTCCGCCTCTCTTTAAATAAAAATCTCCTTCTGCAGTTTTTTCATATCTTCCTGTTCATCTTCAACCATATGAGTGAAAAAATATCCAATATCCGCCGCCCCATCAAATGAGCCAATTTTATCAAAGGAGATTACACTTGGGTGCCCATTAAATGTTTCAATATTTCTTTTTTCTTTAGGAATATATCCATCAACAATATATTTACTTACAGTAGATGCAGAAATACCAAGTGCTTTTGCCACATGAGATTTAACACCAAGCTCACAATATAACTCGTTAATCTGTTCTTTTATTTCATCTGTAATTTTTGTTCTTGCCATTATAAATTCTCCTCTTTGATCTGCTCTTTTATCCACACAGTCTTTCCACTCTTTGCAATGTAAAATATATCATTTTCCATTGTTGTAGGATATGTTTCAACTAATTTTACCCTAAAACTAGAATTATTGTTAAAACTTGAAAGGAATTTCTTTTTTGTCTCTTTATAAGTTTGACATTTTTCTTCTCCATATTGATTCACAATAAAAATTATTAAGTCAAAACGCCTTGCAAGTGTCTGTTCTGCTAATATCCTATTCACATCTGCAATCATTTCTTTCCCTCTTTCTTACTTTTCTATATATATTATATCATAGATTAGTAAAAAAATCAAGCATTAATATAATTCAATGATATCATTATAGATAATTCTAGATTTACCGACCCAGTTATTTAAGTGATAATGACCTAAATAATGTTTTTCATATTGCGCCACGTCAAGAACTTTATCTAACCATTTATCGCTTACAGTAGGAGAAAAACCAAGCATTTTACAAACTTCACTTCCACCAGTATGAGAAATAATATAATCAACATTAAAATCATACTTTTCAAGGTTATAAAATGCATGAGAAATATCTGTAGAAGTAATTTGCTCTTGCGGCCACCAAGATTTTCCTTCGGTGCGCCACTCTTTATCTTGACTATCTGCGCCATTAATAAAAAGAAAGGATTTATTATTAATAACATAAATTTCTCCACTAATTGCATAAAAAACAGAAGGTTGAATTTGACGAGCCTTTCCGCTAAAAATTTCTATAATTGGATATCCATTAATAAGATTATAATTTTCATGATTGCCAAGACAACAAAAAGTTGTAAAACTTTTTTCATTAAGCCATTTTTGCCAATATTTATCTTCATTAGATCCATCCCATATTAAACCCGCATCACCACAAACAATCATAACATCAGATTTATCTAATTCTTTCTGTATTGGAAAATGACGAGTGGTAAATTTACCTATATCAATATTTTGATGCATATCTCCGGTGACATAAATTCTATTCATATTACCTCCAATTATTTTCTTAAATCGGAATATTTTTCTTTAACTTGCCCATCTACAAAATAGGTATTATAATCTCCCTGTTCAATATAATACCATTGTTTGTATAAGTGTCCTATATACAAGAAATCATGTAAATGATATGAAACATTATAATTTTCATCTACTCTTTGTCTGAAAGATAATTGATCAATTGTTTTGCTACTATTGATAATACCGTGGACAGTTAATATATAATTAATATTCATTCTATCTTCTATAACAAAGACTACTCTTTTAGGAACATCTTTGCAATCTGTCTGTTCTACTTCAAAAATATCATCAATTGTATTGCAATGAAAACAATTCTCCTAAACAATTCAAGAGGAAGTTTATTTTCAATTTCTTTGATGTAAGAAGTATGAAGCTCGATTTTTATATTGTTTTCTCTGCAAATCGAAAATAATCTGTCATAAAAATCCATGTGTTTATTAAATTCAAACATCGGGTCACCGCCGCCTGAAAGTTAAATATAATCATATCCTCCTGACTTGTAAGTTTCTAATAAAGTATCAAGAGATTCTGCTGTAGTTTTTGGAATGTTAATACCATTCTTTTTTACAATGCAATAAGGACACTTATAATGACATCCAAAATTTATAATAATTGATAGACATTTTAATTCCATTATTTTTCTTCCCTTTCTTGAAAATATTTAATAACCTCTTCAATATTAACTGGTTTGTAATCATGTCTTTCCACACAAGCACAAAAATGCCGCGGCCCATAAGTTTCAAACATCTTAGAATCATGAACATGACCAAAGAAGTTTACATAAGGAGTGCGACTATCACAAATGAATGGTTGTGGTGCGTGAGAAAGAACGATAAAATCTTTAATAATAATTGGGCGATCATACACTTCTTTAATTCCAACATCGCGATACCACCGATTCTTCATATGATCATGATTACCCTTGATAAGATAAATGTTACCATTGAGGCGAGAAATAATTTCCACTGCAATATCTTTCTTTCCGAAGATAAAATCACCCAGATGCCATACTTTATCGCCTTTCTTTACAACAGAATTCCATTTCTTTATCATTTCCTCGTTCATTTCGTTAATATCAGAAAAAGGACGATTACAATATTCAATGATATTGGTGTGTCCTAACCAAAATGGCTATCGCTTGTAATCCAAACATTAGTCATTTTTCTTTCTCACCTCCAAAAATTATGTATAAGAATCTATCTTTTGATCATAATTAGAATTCATTCTATTAGATGCCCAAAATTCTTGCTCCATCCTTGCATTAAATATTTCCCAAGTTTCACCTTCGTAGGCGCAAAATATATAATTATCTTTAAGATTTGTAAAACTTATGCTTTTAATACTTGCAAAATCTTCAAGAAAATCATTAATTTTTTTTCTAGTTCTGTCAAACTGTGTGCATTAAAAATCTTTACTTTCATTATTATTCCTCGCTTTCTTTTTTATTAATAACTTTCATTCTTTCATTTAAGAGAAATTTATCTACATTTAGAATTTTTTTACATTGCTCAAAATATTCTAGTGAAAATAATTCAGTATCAATTTCTTCCATATCTTTCAATTCCTTAATCATAATTGAATCAATTATAATTTCTGGAGGACCTAAATCAACGATAGTATGCATTCCAAGACTATATATTATTTTATCCTCTCCATATCTTTGTCCCATATTCACAATATTAAAATCTTCTTTGGTAAATTTAATCGCTGTACAACGAAATTCATTAGTAATTTCTAAGTCGATAACCTTTAAAAAGATATTCTTTTTTTTAAAACATTTTCCTATTAATTCCTTCCTTTCTTTGTAGGATTCTATAAAATATTCGTGTTGTAATCTATATTGTTTATTATTTAATTCATGAATAGAATTGCTAATTGATTTAATTTCATCATAAATGTTTTCTGTGTTTTTCAATAATATCACCTCTTTATCTATTATAATAATTATATCATAAATTATAAAAATTGTCAATATTTTCATTATTGCTATATTAAAATTTTTCTCTTTATGCTATCTAAATCTATTAAAGCGATAGAATATAAAAAAGGGTAGCAGACAAGCTACTACCCACAAGGTTCGTATTAAATATCTCTAATTCAAAAAAATTGACATCTAATTGCTGGATGAACCTTAATAACAAGACCTTCTGCTCTGTGAGACTTTAGGCATCTTTACAAGAGATCCACCGCCCTGATATCTCGTTCCAAGAAAACGCTATAGTTCTCGTTCTATAGAACGCCAATAATAAGTATTGGTACTTCATTATCCGAAGATAAAGTCATAATATTTTGTTTATGCTACTCATTCACCACTGACAGGCAGTTGCAAAATAATATATTTTCTCTGTTATTATCTATAAATTTGCTGATTAAAGGTCTTTTTATAAAGAACATTTGACGGCGGCAAAAAGAGATAAAGAACACCGCAATGTTTTATACGAACTCGTACTGGCTAAGAATCTTAACCATTGCGTCATAAGCAGAATTGTCGATCAGCTCGCTAAGGTTTGCAAAAGTACTTGCAGAGCAGCCACTTACAAAACCAACATAAGGATTGGTAGCCTTTGAAAGATAAGTATTCTGTCGTGCTTCCACATTCCAGAAAATAATCTTAGGGCACTCAAGTCCTACTTCACGATACTTCTTTACCCACTTCTGAACAATATCCTCCCAACGAGGATTATTACTCATGAAATAGTCAATCTCACTGTCACTAACAATAAGAAGAGCCTCAGGAGCATCATTTTCCATTGTTGCAACACGGAAGATTTCCTGCAGTGCACCGTCAAGGTTAGTGTTGTAACCAACATTTTGCATTACCTTTCTGATATTGCTCTCAACACTTGCAGACTCATCAAGCTTGAAGAATCGAGGTACATCAGTAAAAGTAAGATAATAACCATTATATGCACCAGTATTATATTTTGCACAATACATTGCAAGTCCTACAGATGCTGCCATAGGCATGCCAATCATAGAACCAGAAACGTCTGCACAACAAACAACATTACGTCCTTCCTTGAAGTAGTTAGGGAGAGCCTTCCACTGGGCTTCCAGAATATCCTTATCGGCGTTGCCACCGTACATGAACTGGTAAGTAATGTCATAAGGATAAAGAGTCTGAGCGTTTACTTTTGCTTCACCAGTAGTCAGCTCACGCTTATACTGAGTAAAAGCATTGGGACAATGCTTACCAAAAGCAGTAGAGTATCTCTTCATTGCGATAGAAGGTACCGCCTCAAAATTGATGGCTTCCCACTCATTGGCAGACATCTTAACCTCAACTACATTAGAGTACTTACGAAGAGCCGCAAGAGTCTTACGGTAAGTTCTCTCAGAGAGACCTGCAACAGTACAGAACTTTCTTGCAAGTCTCTTAGATTCAGCAGAAGAAGTGTTGATAGACTTCATCCACTTTGCAGCAAGACTAATAGGTTTACCATCCTTCATTGCTGCCGCATCCTTAAGGAGAGTATCCTTCATAAACTGCCACATAGCAGTTTCGGCAGGAGTCCCCTCAAGAGCATAAAGGTCATCGAAACGACCATTCATTACAAAAGTCTGGAAATTTCTCTCCACCTTTGCATGATCAATATGAGCAAGAGCCTTAAGAAGAATCTTACCGATTCTACGCTCACCAAGACCAGCCCCACGCACATCACGAGCATAGAGAACAATCTTGTCAGCAAGCTCCTTATCTTCCTTACGTGCGGCATGGTACATCTGAACAATATCAGCTTCATCACGCTTTCTCATTCCACCAACTACGGCAAAGAAATCAAGCAGTGCGCCGCCACCAGAAGTATTATAAGCAATAGCACCATTTTCAGTAGACTTAACAGATGTCATCATATCCATACCATTTACAAAACTCATATTATCTTCCTCCTTAAACTTGACATTCATTTTTTGATTACTTAATAATTATATCACAATTTGCTGTTAATGTCAACCCACTAATTAATCTTAGTGATGACAAGACGGAAACTTATGAAGGAATCGAACCTTCTCTAAAAATTTTTACAGAATTCTTATTTAACCATTTAAAGTTTGCTGAAACCGTCTTTTGAGAAAGTTTAGTAAGAACAACACTACCTCGTGAAGGTATTTCTCTTTAGTGTCATTTTAGAAATTATTAGCTGACGAGACCACACTCTCATTATACCTTTTTAAGAGAAATAGGTTTTTATTAAACTACAGCGAATAATTTCTTTGGACTTTCAACCAGTTGTTTGACTAAATTTTGGAGCCTTATCACCCAGCTTGGAGTTGAACCAAGTCACTAGACCGTCGTCTCGTTCCCGTAAACTACAAGGTGAATTTGCTCAAGGAATTTCAACCTTTTCTTCTTTTAATAATAAATCTTACACCCACTGCTGTTTGGGCGGCACGAACTACAGCAGTACAAGTCCGTGACTAACTAATTAGGAATATTTAACTTTTAAGGATAAGGCACTTCCAAGGTTTCACCCACTGCCGACCTATAAACCATATAATCATGAAACTATATGGACAGTTATTTTTTTATATTTTTTACTTAGAAAGCAGTTTTATCTGCAAAACTTAGAGTGCTTATTTGACTTTAAAAGGGATAAGGCATTTCGTCATCGCCGACCACATTTAATTTACAAGACAGTATAATAAACTATGGAATTAGATTTGCCAACTAAAAATATTTTTTACTATATTATTATCATTAAATCGCAATAAAATAGCTGGTACTGTCTTTTTAATTGTTTTGCAGTTACCTGCATTAGAATAATATTAAACTTCTTTTTACAAGTCAAGTTTTCAACATCTTGCGTATACGATATAGAGATTATCCTTGGACTCCATTAAAACCACCGCTTAAAGCAGCTCAACAGTTTTTCACCAATAAAGTTGCAACTCTGGTGTCGCGAGCCCTTTTTTAAGGAAAAGCAGTATTCCTGATTCTAGATCTGTTGACCTTTCGGTTTGGTGGGCAGAGTAGGAATCGAACCTACGATGTTTCTAGTGTGCCTGATTTACAGTCAGGTGCGTTCGCCAGCTACGCATATCTACCCATATTTGATTGTTTGGAGAACCACTCCTACTCTTGCTTGCCAACAATCACAGCAACAATCGCCAGGACTGTACTGAGCCAGTTACCGCCCCCTTCCTACGAGGTTATTTTCCTTTTGACTGGTTAGGTCTGGGCGTGAGGCTATCTCCCAATTATGGAGCAGCATATGGGACTTGAACCCACAACATCTGCTTCCTCAACACACAAATGGATATTATGTGCTCAGGAAGGCAGAGATGTTACCGTTACACCAATGCTGCATAAAAATGAGCAAAGTCGACTAATATCTAGGATATAATATCCTTAAACTTTCATCAAACGACCCCGATGCATCAGATAACTCGGTGGGAGGTGTTAAGAAAACCTTATTGGTATATAAAGAGATTTTAATCTCTTCCTATCGTGTTTATATATTAGAACTTCCACTTATATTTATAAGCAGTTTTTCTTTTACCTTGTGCGGCTTGTCGTATATGAACTGATATTCCTTTAAGATCTCCGCTCTTATTTTGCTCTTTACAAATAAAAATCGCGGCTTCTCTTAGTGAAGAAAAAGTTTTCAAGTATTCATCTTGCATATTATACATATGGACAATCTTACCGAAGTTTTCTTTTGTAATAACAGAGGCTGGCTTAATTTGTATTTCTCTATTTTTTAATACCTTTCTAACAGAATCAACACAAATATTTAGCTGTCTTGCTACTTCTGTACAATTTTTTGTTTGTTCATATATACTACATATTAAATCATAATCAAGATAATGCTTACCATCTCCACCCAAAGTAGCATTATATCCATATTTAAAAGATTGATAATATTCTATCCAATAGACTTCTCTATCATTAACAATATCATCAGAACATTTTTCTACAACTTCCAAAGAAAAATTTTCTATTCCATATTTATTCATTGCAGAATACAAAGGTCTTTTTTCAGCCCTTTCTTTCTTAGAATCTTGACAATGTTCTTTCCATCTTTCTTCTGGAGTTTTCATTGTTTTTCCAATATAAATTTTTCCATTTATCTTATTGGTAATTTTATAAATGTATGCCAAATTCAATCAGCTCCCTTAATAATATTAATATTAATAAATTTTAGCCGTATTTCTACGTTGCCCGTCGCAAACCTCTTGGCGGTATTTATTACTTGCGACCTCTGAGTGCTGGACTTGAACCAGCGACCTTGAAGTTGCTTCAACATCAAGACCAATTCTTAATTACTTCCTCCATTACATAATCTTTTGCAAAATAAATACCTTTTGTTTGTCCGTTTCTTGTAGGTAATAAACGTAAAGATTTTTCTCTTGTAGTGGTTTCTTCTACAGGAACTAAATAAATAATTCCATCATAAGAAGTTGCAAAGTAATCAATATCGTCTTTTGTATAAGAGTGATGAATAACTTTCCCATTGGCTCTATGAGTAGAGTCTGTATTAAAAACTATTTTTGCACCCTCATCTTCAAGACGAGCTGTCTTCACTTGAACTCTAAGAAATTTACCATTAACATCTGCCACAAAGTCATAGCGTTCACAATCTCCATATGGAATTAGAACATTATATCCTTGTTTTACAAATGCTAACATAACTTCCATTTCAGTAATGTTACCTATTCTTTTTGTATTCATTTTTCTTTTTCATTAAGAATTGGAAAATCAATCAAAACAGCTTCCTGCTCTACCGGCTGAGCTAACCCAGAATATTTCCAAGACGAATATTTCAAACCTATCAGATCCCAAATCAGATGTTTTAAAATAATTTGCCGAATTCGTCTTTCATTAATATAATTATATCATAGCTTAAAGAAAAAGTCAAGTACTTTAGTCATTAATCCTGTAACTTATCATAATTTCTTAAAATGCGTTCCCACTTACGAATAAGCTTTACATTTTCTACAGGCTTTGTTTTAAGTTTTTCAATTCTTAGAATAATATCCTCTCGTCTTTTCATTTTAATTTCTCCTTTCGAACTTTACTATAATTATTATAGCATATTTTGAAAATTTTGTCAACCCATTTGATTGTCTTAGAATGGCGGAGAGCTGAGGTGTCGATCCCCATACGGCTCATCACCATACCTTTCGTTTTCAAGACGAAGTCCAGGGCCGCCTGAATTAACCCTCCATTAAGAAAAATTACTCTTTTCAACTAAGCATTACATAGACTATGCAAGCAACAGTTTATAGACTCATTAGTCATTGGCACCGCGAGTGAGACTTGAACTCACAAATCTCTCGCTTAGAAGGCGAGTGCCTTAATCCTATTTGGCTACCGCGGCATCTAGATGAGAGTTCCCCTTTCTAATCCTTCATTCTAAAACTCTCTTACTATCATCCACTACGACGAGAAGCAGTATAGTATTTATTTGGTACGCGTCGCCTGTTCCAAAAAGGGTTTTTAATGGTGGCTCTACACTGATTTGAACAGAAGATTCCTGATTTGCAGCCAGGCGCCTTAGCTACTTGGCTATAGAACCGATTATTAACAAGACCTTTTATTAAGAATGACATCGCTCTACCAGTTGAGCTACTTTAGATTGTATCTAAAGAAAGGATTCGAACCTTTAACGCACGGCTTAAAAAGCAATTCTGTTAAGAATAAATTTGCTGTAAAGGTCTTAATGGTCTTCCATTTCAGATTCGAACTGAAAACAAATGCGTTTTGAGCGCACTTCCTCTACCAATTGGGATAATGGAAGATATACCCAATATCGCTACTGGGTTGCGTCCCGTTTTCATCTTAAATTTTAAGAGCTTGCCTTTTGAGACTACCTCCCATAAAATGGTTTGGTAAGTATTTAACTCAGAGAGCTTTATACTGTTTCGACAAGAGTCATAGAACGAGATTAATCGTTCTAAGGAACTCCTCCTACACATGGTAGGTGAGATTGGTGCCACAGGCGGGAATCGAACCCGCGATGTTTACCACGAGGGTGACAGATTTTAAGTCTGTTGCGTTTCAGCCTAGCTTCGCCACTGTGGCATTTCTTAACTTTATATATATATTATATCATATTTTTAAAATTTTGTCAACTATATCAATATTATTTATATGTGGTTTTTCTCACTTCCGCAGATTTCCATGATTTGTCCTTACCTATAGGATTTATAGCTGTCTAATCCAACGACCACAAACACTTCTGCTCTATGTCGGTTTTGTTCTGACTACCGAAAAACATTCTGGGGACTTTATTTTTCCTTGTTGCTCCAGACCTCAAGGGTACCTCGAAAGACAGTGTTCTATTGCGGCAATAAAGTTAAACCTATGCTCTACTTAACACAAAGTTGTCACATTTAATCAAATGTACTATGCCGCCATAAACAAGACCTGTTAAATACGTCGCTCTAACCTATTGAGCTATCTCCCCATATTGGTGGAGAAGAGGACTCGAACCTCTAACCTACGGCTCCCAAAGCATTCTAAAGAATTTGCGATATAGGTCTTTTAAAGAGTTGAGGGTTGAGTTAACGTCATTATACCCACAATCTGACTGGTACCGATGACAGGACTCGAACCTGCACGAATTAACACTTGGTCCTTAGCCAAGCGTGTCTACCAATTCCACCACATCGGCATTTCTTAATTTTCTATTATAATTATAATTATATCACAGGTTAGAAAGAAAGTCAAGTAGGTTCTGGATGGAAGGACGAGATTCGAACTCTCAGACCTGCCAAGGGCGACGGTTTTTAAGACCGCGCCTCCCACTAAAGTACCAGGCCATTATGTTAATCTTAAGGTCAATCAACCGCACATCCAATCCTTGGTATTGTCAGTAGGGGATTGTATTTGCTATTATCCGAATTGATGAAGCAGGAGGGATTCGAACCCTCGCGGTGGTTATTAGCCACCCTAACCTCTTAGCAGAATCCTCTTCATCAGCTTGAGTGCTGCTCCATCACCAAGACACCGTTTTTATAAATCGTCGTTCTACTACTGAACTACTCCCCTATAATTGGCAGGGGAGAGCGGATTTGCACATGCTGTTTACGCCTTGGATTGGCTATCATAAATATGATTTGCTGTTAATGTCTTAATGGTGCGGGATAGGGGATTCGAACCCCTAAAACCTTGCTTCTAAGGCAAGTATGTATACCTAAGTTCCATCAATCCCGCATCTTTTTGCCGCCAAATGACGGCGAGATAAAAACCCTTGCTTGTACATTAATCCTCGTATTATATCCACATTTGCATCGCAATTTATGCCCACACAGGAGGGTCGCATGGAGAAGGGGCATGCCCCGAGATGGGCAGCATTTTATTTAATTTAAAGGCAAGATCGTATCCTTTTTATCAAAGGTGAGAGCGTATCCTAATAACCTCTTAACATTAATAGAATAACATGTAATACCTCACCTATTTAAGCCATAAGAACAGTGTATAGTACCTTTTATTTAGAAATCTTATTTGCAATTCCTGAGGCGGCATAACTATCAGGTTTAATTACCGCTTCATAACCACAAGAATGAACCCAAGATACAATCTCTTTAATTAAAGTTGAAGTTTTTCCATAATGACCAATGTCACAATGAATTTTGAAATGAACATTTAATTCTTCAATATCAATTCCTTTTTCAAGAAGAAAAAGTTCGACTTCATCAAGTAATCCTTGAGCATTCTCAAGGCTTCTTGAAGTCTCTTCAAATATCTTCTCTTTAAGAGATTTAATCTTTCGAATAAAATCTGTTCTATAAAAGAAGATGCCGCCATGTCCAACGCAATGGATTGCGATAACTTCTACCATTTTTGTTCTACTATGGTTTTGGCTATCTGTACCCACAGTGATTTCATACTCTTGATTTATGTCTTTGCTGATATAGTCTGCAATTAACTTCATCATTTCACTGTAAGTAACAAGCTCGCCATTACCTCGATGAAATATTTTAGTATTCACAGCTGCCTCTCCTTTCTATTTTAATTTTAATTGGTGCTCTCGGTGAGATTTGAACTCACAACATTACGATTCTTAGCCGCACCCCTCTGCCAATTGGAGTACGAGAGCATCTCTTAACTTTCTATAATAATTATATCATAATTTTTATTGAAAGTCAAGTAGGTTTTGAGTCTTACTATTGAGTTTAATGAGACAATCAATAGTTTCGTGGGTGGAAGGACGAGATTCGAACTCGCAGCTTCATGGGCCACAACCATGCGCTTTACCAATTAAGCTACCTACCACATCTATTGGTCGAAGAGGGGGTAGTCGAAACCCCGACACTAGTTCCCAAAACTAGTATTTTACCGTTAAACTACTCCTCGATAACAAGACACCTTCGAACGATAAGCAATGTTCTTTTTATAAATGGAACTTAAAATTCTATTGCTGGAGGTGTCTAAGTGGTGACGCCAGTGGGATTTGAACCCACGATCTTCACCTTGAGAGGGTGATGACTTAATACCACTCGTCTACTACCCCATAAAACAAGACACAATTGCCCTACCATTAGGCGACTTTTCTAAATGGTTGAAAAGATAGGAATCGAACCTACAATAGATTATAAATAATCTTTGGCTGTATGTGTCTTTAATTGGCGGCTTATACGGGTAACGCTCCCGTCTCTCCCGCGTGACAGGCGGGTATCCTAACTAATGAACGAATAAGCCATTTGGTAGTCGCAACGGGATTCGAACCCGTGACTCCGGCTTGAAGGGCCGGTGACTTAAACCTCTTGTCGATGCGACCATATTGGCACGGGTTGAGGGATTTGAACCCATCATCTTACGACTTTGGAGGTCGGCATTTTCCATTAAACTAAACCCGCGTATAGTATCTTCTGCCGCAGCAAGGCGTACTAACCCAATAGCTATCTTTAATTTTCTTGCCTGCCGTTTCGTGGCTCAGAAATATTGTAATCGTCTCCGCTAAGATTATGTTTTTAAGTTCTTATTGAACCATGAGTCCTTCTTAGTAATCTCAAAAGTTACTTTTCTGTGTCGTAGAAAAGATTACGCTTTACATTCGCCGTACTGTGGAATTATGTCTAGCCCACATCCATTGTATCGTTGCCCCAGCATTACCACATGGAGGTTGTAAAGAAAATGCTGATTTTTACTTCATTAAATCAGTTCTTAATTTCACAGCGGGTTATAATCCGCAGCCGAGATACCTGCCTCTCGTGAAATTTAATAAGTAAGGAATTTCAACCTATACAGTATTTATTTTTCCATGCCCTCTAAATCTGCCAAAAAGGGGAGAAATTCTTTTAAGGCGATTTCTTAAACCTCAACACCGCTGACAGTCAGTGCTCGAGTAGTCTGTCAGTTCTACTCTAACATTTTACGATAAATGCTGAAACGAAGCAGTTTAATGACCACTATACTCAGGTCAATTGGTTGCGGAAGTAGTGGAGTCGAACCACTTGTCTCAAGCTTCATATTCTTCTTTAGTTGTCAAAGATTTTTTCATAAGTAAAATTTTGAATTAAATTACAATTCGATTTTGTTCCATATTTAGGTAACTCTGTACGAAAAATTTTACTTTTACTATTTTCAATACTTTCTACTGGAATAAAAACAGCTTGTTGGTCAATAAAAGTCATAATATAATCAATTTGTTCTTTTGTATAATGTTTTAAAACATTACCATTTGAACACATTCTGGAATTAGAAACATTCACTGTATAACTTCCATTTTCATTCTTATGAGCTGTTTTACATTGAATACGATATATTCGTTGACCATTATCTACCAATAAATCATATCTTCCTGCATTACCATATGGAATTGAAACCAAAAAACCCTTCTCAACAAAAAATAAAATTGATTGTAATTCAGTAATTAATCCTTTCTGTAAAGTTTCGCTTAATAAATTTGACATTTTACATCACCTCATGGTGACAACTAACATTGAATATGAAGCTTGCGAGATACCGTTTCTCTAACCCGCAATCTTTAACTTATATATTTATTATATTATAGATTTCTTAAAAAGTAAAGACACTTCAAAGCTCTATAGATTAACAGTCTATTACTATGAAATTTGCTGTATGTGTCTTATGGCGGAGATAGAAGGATTTGAACCTTCGGTCCATCATTAAGACGGACGACAGATTAGCAATCTGTTGGTTTAAACCTAACTCACCCATATCTCCATTTGCTGATTAAACTTGTATAAGGCAAATCTACATTGAGGGCGAGCGCTGACAAGTCTAATCTTGACTCAGCTTCCTACAATCACTCTCGTTGGTGTGACCAACTACTCTTATACTTTTTTATTATTGGTGTGCCTGATGAGACTTGAACTCATGACTCCTACATTAAAAGTGTAGTGTTCTTCCAACTGAACTACAGGCACAGAAAGAGGTTTCACGATTATAAACCATTTAAACTTCTTCGTGATAAGTTTTCTTGGCAAAAATATGGAGCACCTACTCTGATTCGAACAGAGGACTAGTGATTACAAGTCACTTATTTTCCAGCTAAACTATAGGTGCATTTCTTAACTTTCTATAAATATTATATCATAATTTTAAAAAATAGTCAAGTAAGTTAATATTTCAAAACATTTTATTGTCAGACTGCTGTCTTAACCACTTGACTATTCTCTCATATTTGACGGGAGAAGCATGGATTCGAATCAGCGTATGGCGGTTTTGATAGACTATTTGCTATTAATATCTTAAATTGGTACGAATATCGAGATTTGAACTCGCATCTGCCCCTTATAAGGAGGCTGCACTGACCATTTGTGCTATATTCGCATTTTAGAAAGAGATTATGACGATATCAACTACTACCGCCAAGCCAAAGAATTAAATGGTTACTCTATTTACCGACAGCGGCTTGCTGTCCTAAGAAGCCTAACAAATAGAGTATGGTGTCATAAGAAGGACTTGAACCTTCGACTTTCGCCTTATCAAGACGATACTCTACCAACTGAGTTATTATGACATATTGGTTGGGGTAGCTGGAAAATTATTTTCCAGCATATTTCCAAATATACTTATATGCAGTTTTTCTTTTTCCATTTGCAACTTGTGCTATATGAGTAATAATTCCATTAATAGCTTTTCTTTTTTCTGGAGATAAAGATTGGATATATTTCGCTGCATCTGTAACAGATGCAAAAGTTTTAATATATTCTCCATTTAAATCATATTGATTTATCATTTTTGATTTTTGTATTCTAATAACTTCTGAACTAGAAACAATATTAATTTTTCTTTCTCTTAATACTTTACGAACACTATCTTCATGACAATTGCATAATTCTGCTGTCTTTTTAATATTTTGAACTTAATTGTATGTTTCACAAATTAAATCATAATCAAGATAAAGTTTTCCATCGCCACCTTTTGTAGCATTATATCCATATTTAAAAGATTGATAATATTCAATCCAATAAATTTCTCTTTCATTAACAATACTATCATCACATTCTTCAATTTGTTCTATTTTAAATTTGTCAATTCCATATTTATTCATTGCTGAATATAGAGGACGTTTTTCTTTATTTTCTTTTCTAAAATCTCTGCAATGCTCATTCCATCTATCCTCTATTGTTAAAAGAGTTTTGCCAATATATATTTTACCATTTACTAAGTTTGTGATTTTATAAATCTATGTCAAAATTAATCAACTCCATTATAATTATCATGCTCAAGTTAGCCAATTAATAATAATTGTTACCAAGACAAACCACGTGGAGGTTTGAGCTTTTGTCTCTTGGGGTAACTGGATTCGAACCAGTGGAATGACGGAGTCAAAGTCCGTTGCCTTACCTCTTGGCTACACCCCAATCTTTAACTTTCTATATATATTATATCATAATTTATAAATTTTGTCAACTATGTTAATATCTGTATCTATAAATAAAACTATATGTGCAAGCAACAAGATTTGAACTTGTGTCTCTAAAAATAATTGAATTTCTTTTATCCAATATTTCTATTTAGGATCCTTACCACTGAACGATGCTTACATTGTCTCGTCATTTCTGACGAGATTTATTGAAGGTTTTATTTATAGAGAAAATTAATTCTCTATAATAATATTATATCATAACTTTTTTAAAAAGTCAAGTACTTACCTTCCTTCATTTTCAAGATTTTCTTCCACAAGCTTTTCCCAACAATCCATACATATTTCTGCATTTACGTCTGTACTCTCAAAAGTCTTACTACATTCCTGGCATACAAGTTCAAATATTTCTTCCATTATTAATCCTCCTTAATCAAGTGTTGCCGTTACATAACGGATTACTGAAAGTTTCTCTTTATCTGAAGGTACAGAATGCCGAATTCCTGTTACACGAACTCTTGTACCATAACAAAGATAATTATAGTTTTCGTCCATCATTCGAATAATCTCTCCATTTTTTGGAAGCGTTTCCTCTTTATGAAGGAGATAATCATATGTCTTTCCTCGAAAATTTTTATTGCGATCTTTAAATTGTACTGTAATTACCATTTAAATTTCTTCCTTTCTTAACTTTCTATAATTATTATAGCATAATTTTTATAAAAAGTCAACCATCTACATCGAGTTCTTCTATATAAAACTCTATATCATCAAAAACTATATAAGTTTGATCTCGTACAATAGAGCATTTAATAAAAATATCAGTGAGTTCTTCAAAAGAAATTTTATTAGAATTGTCATCATAACAGTCACATATACTTTCATAGACATAACAGCCTATTCTACTATGAAAATCTTCTAATGCAGCTTGTCTCGTAGAGTATAGTTTGTATATTGGAGCATCATTACTATATGATGTAACAACAAGATACATTTTCATTTTAAATTTCTTCCTTTCTTAACTTTTCTATATATATTATAGCATACCTTTAAGAAAAAGTCAACTATCTTTTAATTCTAAAATAAATTATATAAAAATATGTAGTAAAATGTATTTAAATTACTTCATTATTATATTCATGCTTATAATATTCATAAAATTCCTCAACTTCATAATTATGTGGATAATGTTGTTTTGAGATATAAAATTTTGCATCTTCAATATCCTAAAAATTCCATCAAGATTTTTTCTTTTTTTAATTCGCCATAATGATATTCAATCCAATTGTACCATACAAGATAAACAGTTTTTATTTTAAGCACACCTTTCTTTATTTATTATAATAATAATTATAACATGAATTAAAGAAAAAGTCAATATATTTATTTTATAAAAACAGAAGGCGACTATTGCCGCCCTCCGTAAATTAAAGAGTGGTTACAGTTTCTTCTACTCCACCTGTAGTTTCATCTGCCACTTCAAGTTCTGCTGTTAATTCAACAATTTTTGCTTTAATAGCCTCAAGTTCTGCCTGAAGCATTTCTAAAACAGCAGTTCCATATTCAGTTTCGCTTCCTTCTGCATCAAGATATGTTCCAAAATTGTATTGGGCGCCACAGCCAATAGAAATAACTATACTCTTATTTTTATTAACAAGATTATCAATCATTTTTCTAATAATTGCAGATTTCTTAGAGAGTTTAGCAATTTGTGACTCAATTGAACCAACACTTGGATTAACAGGAGGGCATGGATATGGATAATCAGGATAAGGTGGATAAGGTGGAGGAGGCGGGCATCCAGGAATCCAATATCCAGGAGGACACGGCTTCTCATTAGGAGTACATCCACAGTTACAATTATTTGTATTATTGTTATTTGTATTAGACATATTGTCACCTCCGTCTGGAACACGAGCAATATCTGCGTTTTCGATTAAATCAGCTAACGGCATAATATCACCTCTAAAATAAGTAGTAAGAAGTAAAAACTTCTTCTATAATTCAGGTAGAACTTTATGACGATATCTCTAAAAAATTAAGTTAATCAATAAGTTGATGCGTATAAATATAGTCAGGTCGTCCAGCTGGCGTTCTAAGAATATACAGCACTCCAAACCTAAATCTTTCAGGACGTTCTGAAACGTATTCTACAGGAATTTTTCTTCCAGTAACAAGATTCTCTAATTCTCTCCTTTTACATTTTATAATTACTTCATCAACTTTAATCATTTTATCTTCATCTTTATTATAATAGCTAATAAACATAAGCCCTTTTGATTTCATATCAATATTAATAGTATCTGAACCCATTATAATTCCTCCTTTAATCCCAAAGAGATTGAAAATATTCTGCAAATAGTTTGAGTCCTTCATTAATCTGCTGTTTCTGTTCATCTGTCCAACTAAGAGAATCTACAGAAATATATAGATAAAATGCCCATATCATTTTATCTAAAATTTCATCCCATTTTCTAAAACCATCTTCTTCTTTTTGAATATGATCAAATTCATCATATTCAAAAAGACAACCCGGCGCACCACAGTGATTATCTCTAAAATGGATAAGACGAGGTAAAATTAATGCAGCAAGAGTCGCATCAAGATTCCAACATTCTTCAAAATAAAAGTCGTTAGTCATATAGAAATTAAGACTATCACTATATCCTAAATCTTTATCTTTAATTCTAACATCTTCAATGGTCTTTTTACATAATTCTCTTATTTCATCTAAAGATATTTTATACATAAATACCTCCAACACAATTAGGCAATAATTACTCGCCGCCAAAATTTTTATTTATGAATATAATTTCCATCATTACCGTTCATAACCCATTTTTCAATCTTATTATAGATATCTTTATCACTATCTACATAAACTTCTTCAAATTCCATCGCCGCAAGACAACCAAGAAGTGACTTACCACTTACCCGATAGCCAGTCTTCTTGCAGAAGAGTTCAACCTTACCATCAATCTTCTGACAGATATTGGTAAATTCAGTGATGTCGCTCGTTGTAATAAGATTAATTCTATACATAATTATTATCCTCCTTTAATTAAAAAACAAAATCTGTTGACCTTACGTGCATTGGAAGGCACATCTGTGGAATTGGAATATCAACCATTAATGTTTTAAAAGTATTAGCCTCAAACTTATTAATAATTTTCTTTCTCTTTTCTTCAGAAGAAATTACTCCAGTTCTAATATACTGGTCAAGTTCTGCATAGGTAATTCCAAGATTTTCTTCATCGGTTTTACCTCTAAGACCATCTTCTGGAGTCTTTCTTGTAAATTTCTTGTCAAGACCAAGCCACTCTCCGAGCTGGATAACTTCTGTTACAGTAAGGTCTCCAATAGGAGCATAAGAGCCTGCATGGTCATCGTATAAAGTTGAGTAGCCGACTACATTTTCAGAAAGATTAGATGTGCAAAGAGGTCTTGCACCAAGACTCTGTCCATAGGCATATATTGTCGCCATACGAAGACGTGCAGGGAGATTTGTTGCCGTATCACTTGAAATTTCAACTTCGCTAATGGTCATTGCTGAGGTAATAGCTGTATAAACATCATGAATACAAGCCTTAAAATAATTCTTCCCCTTTTCAAGTCCAAGATGTTTACAAAGTTCATTAACAATATTTTCATCTTTATAATCCGTATTTGGCATAAAAACTCCATAAACGTTCTCAGCTCCAAAAATCTTTACAGCAAGTGCCGCAACAATTAATCTTTCTGCATATCATTTACTACTAATATTTTCATTATAGTTTTCCTCCTTTATGTTATAATCATTCTCCTTTATTTTAAACCTTATAGGTTTTTGCTCCGTAGGAAGTACATAAATAGAATTATTGTATTCTATAAGGATAATATTATATTTCATTTTCCCTTTCCTCCGAAGAAAATATCAAAAAGAATATCAAATATTGTGCCGGCACCAATATATACTACAATACCAATTACAATTAAAGCAATGAATCCCATAGGATTACCTCTCTTTCTTATTTACTATAATAATTATATCATATTTTAAAGAAAAAGTCAAGAATTATATCGTACATTTCATTTACATTCTTTTATTAATTGACCTAAATAATGAACATCTATTATGTTAAAATCCCAATAAGGGATTTTAATTAGTGGAAGATTATTTTTTTGACAATATATTTCTTTAATTAAATCATGTTCCTTTTGTTTTTTTAACTGTTCATCACCACCAAAATAACTAACTGCTTGATAATGTTGAATGCCATTATATTCAATTAATATTATTTTTTCTTCAATAAAAACAGCAAAATCAAAAGAATAATGTTTTCCAGAAGAAGATTTTAAGTCGTTAAATTTATATTGACTAGCGTAAGATAAGCCCATTTTCTTCAAGTTTTCTTCTATTTTTAATTCTCCTTTAGATTTTAAACAACCACAAGAAGAAACGTACCCGCCATTTAAATCATGATAAGTAGCTTCTTTAAAATTACCGCAATCACATTGACACAACCAAACTGAACTACCATGTATTGTTTTTTTAGGAATCCTTCTTAATGCAATTAGTTTTCCAAATTTTTTATTACTTATATCTACACAGCACATATCGCTTTTCAAGCAACCACATGATTTTGATTCTCCTGATTTTAATTTATCTGAAGATATACTTTTTATAGTATGAGATTCACAACTGCATTGACAAATCCATTTTGTTCTTTTGCAGTCATGAGATTCATCCCTCTTTATTACCACCCATCGACCAAATCTTTTGCCAGTTAAATCTTCTGCTCTTTCTTTTTGTCTTTCTTTAGCGTAACATCCGCACGATTGAGAGTGACCAGTTTTTAAATCATAACCATCTATCGAATGTTGTAAAATAGTTCCACAGTCACATTGGCAAAACCATTTTGTTCTATCTTTTACTGATAAATCTCTACTTAATACAGTTAGCCTACCAAATTTTTGCCAGTTAAATCTTGTAGTCCAGATTTAAAAATTTCAAAATTTATTTCTGGAAAAGCAGATTTTATTTTAGTCCAGGTGTTTTTATGTATTTTTACATATCCAAGATATTCTGCAAATTGTTTTTTTGTTTTAGATAACTGCAAAAACTTTTTTATTTCTTCTTCTGAAAACATCTGCCATTTTTCCAATTTTATCACCTACATTTTACTATTATAACCCCAATTTTTTGAGTCATAAAAATTAATATAAAAACGTTCTCTTTCTGTTAATATTTTTTCTTCACATATCTCAAGTATTTGAAATGTAAAGTTCTCTAGACCATCTTCTTTAAGCCCAGCATATAAACGATTATTGGTTTGTTCTTCACAACCCAATCCTCGTTTAACATGTGTTCGCCAACGATTTTTAAAACCAGCTTTAGTCTGTCCAATATAACACATTTGATTTTTAATATTAGTAATTTTATAAATACCGCTTTTCTCAGCATTTTCTCCCAATACTCTTCCACACATTGCATTAAACGGAGCTTCATAATATTCTTTATAAATAAACTTGTTTAAAGTTATAGGATTGTTTAACTGCGCCGCCACGCCCTTAAGTTTATCAATGTCGTTCTTTGCGGCGGAAGTTATAGGAATACGATAAAAGTCTGCTTCTTTTCGAGCTTCTTCATCTTTTTTAAATTGTTCAATTAATGTACTTATTTCTTTTTTTCTTTGATCAATTTCTTCATTTAGAATTTTCTCTTCATTTTCAAACCTACATTTAGCTTCAAATATTTTATTCTCATAATCAGCAATAGTAATTTGATATTTTTCATTTAAAGAAGATATGTCCTTATCAATTTGTTTTTGTTTATCTAATAATTGCTTAGTCATTAATTGTTGTTCTTTAAGACTATGCTCTTGCAGAGAAGATGTAATTTCTTCTTTTTGTCTATTATAAGAATCTTTTAAATTTTGAACTCGTTCAGCCCATTCTTCCTGAGATTTCTGATATTCTTGTGCTTTAATTGATATAATAGATTCCATTTTATCAATTTCTTTTTGTATTTGCTCTGACTGAAAACGAACTTGCTCTTCTCTTTCTTTTTTGAGCTTTTCCCTTATTTCATTTGCTGCCCTTCTAAATTCTTCTTCATAAAGGAAATTTTTGGATGGCGGCAATAGTAGATAAATAATATAGCCTATAGAGATTGATAATAAAATTACTAAAAATATACAAATAAATATCATTAATTATCCCTCTTGCTCATAATTTCTCTTACAATAGCATCATATCCTTTTTTATCTCCTGGAATAGATATAGTATCATATAAATCTCCAACTTTACTTAATTCTTCAAGAATACGAGGAATATATATGTCAGATTCTTCAGCCGTCTTTTCATTTCTTCCATTTGGGTCAAATGGCTTAACTCTTGTAATAATATAATTAATATTATTAAGACTATTATGGCAATCTCTTACTGCATCTTCAAAATGTTTTTTAAGAACTGTACTTTTATTATAAACATTTGATAATAAAATTGGACTATCGGTAATAATATATTCAACTTTATCTATCAATCTTGAAATTCTATAAAACTGTTTACCAAAAATATAGACTTGATTTTCTGGTTTAAAAATTTCTTCATTATTCTCCCACACTTTATCTTTAGCATATTCTGGTACAAGTTCACAACTAATTCCATTCATTTTTAATTGAGAGAAAATATATGCTGCTCCAGAACTCTTTCCAACGCCACTTGGACCAAATAAATTCACCACTTTTGTGTCCATAAGTTTCCTCCTTTTATTAAAAATTATTCTTCTATTATATCAATCCTAAAATCTCCAAAATCTTTGTAGCCATCTTTAGAAGATTCTTCTAATGAAAACTTTAGCATTGCCGCCATAGAATTAAACCAATCATCATAAGTACTTAATGTAGTTCTTTGCATTTTCTTTAATATTTTAAAATCATTTTCTTTAAATATTACAGATGTTAAATCTTCGAAATTGGTATAAATTCCGTCTTTTATTTTCTTTTCTTTAATCTTATATCTTAATTTATATATCATTTCTGTCTCCTAATTTACAATTTTCATAATCTTCTCTAAGTATTTCATAAAAAATTGTATTATGAAGCTTTCCATCATATAATCTTTGACTACGAGTAAATTTTCCTACACGTTTACCACCAAATTTTTTTATAATCTTGTCATACCCTCTTATAGCTGGATTATCTTCATAAGCAAAAAATTCCATTCTATCTATAATCTTTTCATTGAAAAGCCATTTAATATGAGAAATAACATTCTTAATAAAAATACAATTTGGTCTTTCAAAACTTAATAATCCAATATTATAAATGGTTTTACTTGAATTATCAAGCGAATAAGAAAAATAACCAGTTATATTTCCGTTTTCAATAAATGCAAATTGACGATTATAAATATTATTATCATCAAAATTAGGCTCATTATTATATCCTTGCCAATAATACTGATATTCTATTTTATACCAAGTAGAAATTATTTTTATTTTAAGCTCTTCTTTGTACATTTGCGCAGGAACAAGCATACTATTTCCTCCTATTAATAAACTTCGCTCCGCAATTAGAACAAAAGTTTAAATCTTCACCGCCATCATAAGATGAAAATCTCTTTTTACAGTGATCGCATTCATAAGTTTCAAATATTTCGCCTTCTGTATCTCTATGTCTATCAATAAAAACTCGCTTGGTTTCAAGAGATTTTGCTTTTTCTTCTGATTCAGTAATAATCTCATTAATTTCTTTTGCTGTCCTCTGACGTCCACAAGATTTATGCTCAGGGCAAAACTTAATTTTCCCGCTCTCACACTTTGGCACTAAGTTGCTAAGAATTAATTCCATATCTAAATCGTCAAGGTGCATTTCAAACTGTTTTTCTTTAATAGCTTCTTTCATTAATCGAGCCATCTTCTGAATTTCCCACTGCGCCCTCGTACAAAGTCTCTCATTCATAAAATGCATTAGAGTTCTTAGGTTCATTGTCATATAAATAGTGGTTTCACAAGCATTAGGAAGAATAAATCTTGCATCTTCATTAGACACATATTTTTGGAGTTCTTTATAAACCTTCTGTATATAATCTAATGCTTCATTATAAATCTGTTCAGCCGCGAAATTCTTCTCTATAGAAGGTGGTGTTACCATTCCTGCCCCATCTTCACTACAATAACGCTGACTACGTTGAGAATAAGATGCAATTCGATGACGCACCAACTGGTGACTCAAAACGCGTGAACATCCTTCAATTTTAAAAGTAAAGTTCATATGTTCAACAACAGAATGATGAGATGAATCAAGACACTGTTTAATAATTCTTCTATCAGGATCAGAATTATAGCACACGCTTGCTGCCTTTGCTGCTGTTCCTATAGGATCATTTGTCCATGAAATCAATTCAACCTTCATTTAATTTTCCTCCATTTCTTCAAAATCTTTCATTCTTAAAATAATATCTGGAATTTCTTTTAAAAGAATTGGGGTATAATCCCAATATTTTGCTTCTATTGACAGTTGATTATTTTTATATACTTCTGCCGCCCTGTCTTTTTCTGTCAAAATCCTGTATTTACAAGTATCATCTTTGCATTTTTTTTCGGCAGGAAAAAAGATTTTATCATCACCAATAGGATATGTAAAATTACAATTCCAAACGGCATGAATTCCGAGTCTTTTCCATCTATCCCTATCAAAAATTTTATTTTCAACATAATTAACAATATAAATTATTCCATTTAATTGTTCAATAATTGGTTTAAGTTCCTTACCCAATCCCGTTCCAAAAATTCCAAAGACGAAAATACTATCATCTTTTGTTGTTATGGAGTTCCATTTATTTATTAACATTTTATTATAATCTTTAATACTCATTTTTAATTTTGCGGCAATTAATTTATTATTAAAATTCATATCCGCAATTACATAATAACTCATCGTTTATCCCTCCTTATAATGATATTATATCAAATTTTATTAAAAATGTCAATAAAATAAGGCACAGACCATATAGCCAGTGCCTTTATTAACAGTAATTCCTTATGCCTATTTTCAACTCTTAAAATTGGTTTTGCTCATAATTGAGTTTGCCAAGCTCAATCGTTTATCGTTGTCATAAGTAATTTCTAATAATTTACTATATAACAATCAACTTGTACGACACCTTGTTCTTGGAATGGACAATTACTTTCATAAAGAAAATAAAAATCAATTACATTAGAATTACCTGCATCGCAATCATCAAGGTAATAATAACCATTCATCTGTGAATAATTTTCAATTTCCAAATAAACCATAGTGCGTTTTCCATTGTAGTTATACCCATAATTTCCATAAAGGTAACTACTTGCTATTGAACCCTTAACTGTTCCGTCACCAATAGAACAATCAATTAATTGACGCTGTGAACCACCAATTCTTTGACCTCCATAGGCGTAATAAGTTCCTCTTGTAAAATTTTTTACATAAGTCATAGAACCAGTTGGCTCTATTACTTCAGGAACAGGTTCAATATATTCAGTGATAATTTCCATAGAAGGATTACATTCAGAACAGCGTCTTGCTTCAATTCCTTCTGTATTCTCAATTCTTTGAACTTCATCACTTGCTGCCCAACGACAAGTATTCATATGAATATAGTGTGTAGACGGTTTATATATTACATAGGTTTCCATAATCACTGTTGTTGTAGTGGTTTCTGGAATAACTTCAATTGCTTTTGTTGTTTCATAAATAGTTTGTGTTGTTGTTATTGTCTCATCAATAGCTTGTGTTGTTGTTTCATCAATTGCTTTTGTTGTTATTTCTACTTCAATCGTAGTAGATATCGTAGATGTATATTCTGTTGTAGCTATAATAAGTACTGCGTCAGCATAATCAGAATCTCCAACAGTATGCGTTGGTATTCCTAAAAATATAATTACTAAAATTGTAAATATTGCCGCCGCAATGGCGACGACTATTTTTGTTATTTTTTTTGTTGTTGATTTCATTTTTTATTTCCTCCTTTTAATACGTCATTACTGACTTTTCAAAATTCGGAATTACTGTTATCTTAAAGAACAATGTTCTTTTTAACTTCTAATAATTTTATGTAGATTTTTTAATAGTTACCTACAATATTTTCATGTTCATCAATAGAAAAAAAACATATTAATAACTCATTTTTATATTTTGCCGCCATAAAACCATAAATATTATATATTGGATTTTTAAATTTTTCAATATAAAAAGGAATTTCTTTTTCTTCATAATATTGTATTATTAAATTTTTTATTTCATAAAAATTATTCCAATCTTCTAAAAGAGTTAATAAATCAAATGTTGCTTCAAAAATAGTAAAAGGCTCTATTAATGATAATCTTTTATTATATTCTATTATTGGCGCACTAGAAGATACCTTTACTATACAGCCTTTATATTTAATATTGTTTGCTTGTAGTATATCAAGAGCAATCTCTATTAAAAAATGATATTGAAGATTATTTAATTTTATTGTTCTTATTATAAAAGATTGAATAAAATCATGAAAAGAGCTATCTATTTCAACTTTAATTTCATTATCTTTATAAATTTCTACTCTATCCAAAATATCACCCAAAATTAATCATATTTTTTGAAGCTTTTTCAAAAACTCTTCCAGCATCTGCGACATCTCTATTACTTGGTCTACCAATTTTTCCCCTTCGACATATTGATGGACACCAATAAAGAGATTGCTCTGCTCTGGTGGCCGCCACATAAGCAATTTTTCTTTCTTCTTCACTATATAACCTTGCTCCAGTAACAATTACATTTTTATTTTCTAATCCTTTTGCAGTATGAATTGTCAAAATTTTTACTCTATTATCTTTTAATAATGTTTCCATTTCAATCAAATCAAGATCGCCTTTTTTAAAAGAAATATTGGGAATATTTTTCTTTTCAAGAATATCCACTGCCGTTGCAAGCTCATTATTTGTTCTGCATAAAATAAACCAATTTCCCCAGTCTTGTGACCACTCTAATTCTTCAATAGCTTCTGAAAAACTAAAATCATCTCTAACATATCCATTTTTACTTTTTACTGGCTCTGTTTTGGGACTTAATTTATTCATTGAAGCAATAAGACTATCTGCATAAGAAATAATATTTGGCGCGCAACGATAATTTTTATTTAAAAAGTAGGTTTTACATTCTGCATCTAAATAAAGATTTCTTAAATATTTATCTGATGCGCCCTTGAATTGGTAAATACAATTATGAGTAACAATTTCATCTGCAATATAAGTTCCACCTTCAGTTTGTAAAGAATATACTTTTATTGGTTCTTTAATAAAATCATATTCTACTTTTTTTATTTGTTCATATTTCTTTTTATGTTTTTGAGTTTCATCATGTATAAGAAAATCCATAACTTCAGGCATTATATTACATGCATATATTTGAGTTACCGCATTTTTTGCAAAATGAATATGATGCGCATCATCATAAGTATCATCTAATAAAGGATAATCAATATTTCTGTGGAATTCTTTTAAACACGCTTTTGCAGATTCATATGTGTTCAATCCTTCATAAATATAATTAATATCTTTTTCAGTCCATTGGACTTTTCCTGTTTGCCAACAGGTTTGTGGAATTTGATATTTATAACTTAATTTTTGCTCCAATAATCGAGCTTCCTTATCTGTTTTAAAAGCTTTTAATAGCCATAATTTTATACATCCTTCATCATGCATTTTTGTCCTCCAAGGATTTATTCTCGATTTATTGTTAGCATACATTGGTATCTTTCCAATTCTAAAACGTCCTTTTTCATCGCACATTAAATAAACAACATGTTGATATTCAGAATCATGTAGTTTTACAAATCCAATGTGATTAGGAGTATATTTTGTTTGTTTTCCTGTTTCTGTTATAATGGTAATTAAATCATCATTTACAAAATCTCTTGACGCAACTTTTTCTACTTTCTTTTCAACCGAATTAAAAGATACTTTATTTCCACAAATATAGCTATCTTTTTGAGAAAACCAGACTATACTATCTCCAACTTTTATATCTTCAATATTTTTTACAATACCATTTCTTAATTTAATTTTTGTTCCGGCTGGCTGACACTGTCTCTCATCGCCTATGGCAAAGAAATTTTTTGTGGGAATTTTTTCTATAAAATTGTATTCCAATGCACCAGTATCTTGAAATTCATCTATAAGTAAATGTTGAAATTTAGGATATTTTGATGATGGAATTGTCAAAGCTTTTTTAAGAATCATGTCAAATTCAATGTCAGCAATATATTTATCTGTATTAATTCCATTTGAGATACATACATTATTTGCTAAGCTATGTATTGTACCAATAAAAACTCCATCAGCTATATTTCCAAGTCTCTTTTTCATTTCGTCCGCCGCCATATTTGTGAAAGTGATACAAGCTATATCTTGTGGCTTGTAGTTATTATTTAAAAGATAACGAACTCTTTCAGTTAAACATCTTGTTTTTCCACTACCAGCGGCAGCGAGACATAGTATTTTATCTTCTTTTGCTTCTACTACTTTTTTTTGTCTAATATCAAGCTCCATTTACTTCACTCCTTAATCAATTTAAATGATTACGTTTTTAATAAAATTAAATATTTCAATTTTATATATTATTTAACATTTTATATAATTATATCATACATAAAAGAAAAAGTCAAGAAAATAATCCTTGACTTTAATTTATGTGATTTATCCCCAAGATTGAGCGACTGTAACTTCTCCTTTTGTAATATTTGTTCCATTTGTAAAAAGATTCATATCATTATTATCTACAGTTCCATATAATTGAAAATCATTAATATCTACATCTTTCTGTTGATGTTTTGAACTTCCTGTATTTGCAAAAATAAATAAATATCCAACAAGATATTTAAATGTACTATGATATGGAGTTGCGCTTATTATTGGTTTTCCTTTTGCGTAAGCGTATCTATATAAAATATTAGAAATATTGCCATTTCCAATATCTTCACTATTAATATAATTCCACTCAAAACATTGTAAATTTTCAGATGATATCTTAGTTTCAGTATTTAATCCTATATCTAATACATTACCACCAGATTTTCCATTAGAGAAAATTGGAATAATACATAAGTTATTGGCTGTTCTATAAAACGCATCTCTTGGCTTTGCAGAAAATTTAAAACCAGTTAATTCCATTGATATAAAAGGTTGTGTGACCATACTTGAATAGAAAAATACTGGTAAAACAGATCTATAATTCAGACTTATATTTCTACATAATTGTAATAATGTTTTGTGGTCATTAAGAGATTTTCCATTCTCGCCGCTTATTTCAGAAAATCCTCCATCTGGAATAGAATTATTAATAATATAAGCAAATTTTTCTGATATTTTTCCAGATATATTTGACCATGTTTCTCTCTCTATTTCTTCAAATAATTTATTATTTTTATTAAAATAAATAATACTATTCTTTGAATCTGAAACCATTTTTGCATTATCTCTACTTAAGAAACCAATTAAACCATGCTCTGCAAAATCACTAGATACAGTGGATCCAGCTCCGAAATATGTCATATGTCCATGTAAATATTGATAATCAATATAATCTCCATTACCCTGGCATATATAAAATCTTTGTGTAAATATGTCATCTTTTTCTATACTATCAATAATTTGAGCACTCTTTCCTGGATTATATATATTTTCACTATTTTTCGCAGATTTAATTTTAGATTGCTTTGGCTTAAAATAATATGCCTTAAAACCTTTATTATCATTTTTAAAAGATATTTTATTATTCTCTATTTCATAGTTCATCTTGCTATCTTTTAATACATAATAGCTATTATTACTATAACCATATGCTTCACTATGTGCAACACATAATGGTAACTGATTAATATTTCCGCCGCTCCAATTTAATCCAGTATTTTCATTACTATATTTACTTACAGAAGTCCCAAGCGCAATTAGAATAATCTCTTTTCCATATAGATTATTATTATGTACAATAATAGTATTATTAAAGGTAAACTTAGAATCATCATTATCTCTTTCTTGAATTGTAACAGATGAAGACGCAGGTTTTTCTGATATTTTATAATCATTCATATTTATTATTAGAACATTCATTTCTTCATCTGGTAATAGATATGCCGAATTTATCTTCATAAGTTCTCCTAAATATTGTTCATCATCTAAAACATTACTATTTAAATAACTTCTAAATTTTCCAAAACTTTCTGTTATTCCATCTTTTTTTCCATAAAATAACATATCTGAACGAATATTTGTAAAATAAGAAGCTGTTGATTGTGCGTCATACTGTTCTCTATTGTATTGTATACAATAATTTGAAAAAGATGTAGCTGATTCTTCATCATAATATTTAGAAGTAACTCTATTACTAAAAGGAGTTGATATATCTCTATATCCATATCCAGTTGTTATTCTTGGATATATAGATTCAAAAGAAAACAAATTAGATGAAGAGACAATACTAGGTCCTCTTAGTTGAATAGATACATCATCTCCAAGCCCTATCATTTTATTAATAAGATTAATCTGTATATCTATATCATTTAATCTATCTATTATATTCATTAATATATCTATTATATTATTCTTTCCAAAGATAGAATTAACTACAGCATCTAATACTTGTCCAATTACCCAAAAATTCTCATCTAAATCTTCTACTTCAACTCTTCTTTTATACTGTGGCATAAGCAGATTAAGAAAAGATTGTGTTTTATAAAAACCAAAATTATCAGCAAGCTGCTTTACTGTTATATATGGATTACCTTTTCCTTCGTCTTTAATTAATTTTAAAATAGAAGATGCACCAAGAGCATTTCCAGACTCATATTTTTCAATTATTGCTAATTTATCTGAAAATAAATTTTTATAATAATCTAAAGTATTCTCATCGCTGTCATTTTGATACATGAATAGATAATAATAATCATTATCAGAATTTCCTTTTTTAGGGTAGAAATATGAATATTTATTTATATTAGCAATAGTTCTATTTGGATAATCTCCACTGTATTTCTCTTTATAATTAATTAATTCAGGTGGTAATTCTGATACTTCAGATACATCAATCTTTTGACTAAAAATTAAATCAAAATATTCCTCAATTGGACTTATAGTAGTTTGCTTGTAAGCATAATATGCTAATAGTATATTTGCATCATCAAATCCAATAACTCCATCATTATTTAAGTCATATGCAGATACAATGGATAAGTCATATATTTTACCACCATTTTCTCCATCATTAGTATAATCCATATTATCTCTATTCATTTTTATGGAATCCGTTCTTGCTGATATTCTTGCTCCAATATCTGTAATGATATTACTATAGATATATCCTAATTTATTTAATCTTGGTATTGGATCCAAATAAAAATTTTCTTCCGTTCCTTTTGCGGTGGCTCCTAATAAATCATTACTTTCTGTGAATTCATTTCCAATAAATTGTTTTAAAACTTCTTCTGTGGTCATTTATATCACCTCCGTTTAATTAAAGCGGATATTTAAATTTAGTAATAATTTCTTTAAATGTATCCCATCCATACATTGAAATAAAAGATACAACGAAACTTCCAACTGCTCCTAATGCGATTATCTTTATATTTATCTCACAAAAAATAAATATAAATGCCAAAGTAATAACAAAAGAAACTATTATTACTAATGCCTTTGTTGGGAAGCTATTTGGAATAATTTTTTTAAGAACTTCTACAATAATACTTACAATTGCTGCAAGAATACCAATTATTCCTAAAATAGTTCCTACAGATACTCCAAATATAGTTTCAAGCATAAATAAACCTCCTTTATTATTTCGCCGCACCACTAATTATGATGCGGCAATATATTATTTCTTAACAATCTCAATTTGAATTTTATCAATTGCTTTTCCAAATATTCCTGCATATCCCATTGAATTTGAAGTATTATATCCCTCAATCCAGTTTAAATAAGATTTTGTAGATATTGTAGAAACTCTGTATCTAACTTTATATCCAGATACTCCATTAAAGTCAATTTGAACAGCATCGATATCTCCAATTTTATTTCCGGCACAACCATTTCTCCAATCGTTGATATTATAATTTGACATCCAGCCTAACCAGCCGCCACCTTTAATATGAACTCTATATTTAATAGTTCCTTTATCTACTTTTATTGCTATGCCTTTAATAGATTTATTCTCTATCCCTGCGTAACCATTTGAATTTACTTCATTATAATTAGTAATTTCTCCCCACCATTTTCCATTGGAATAAGCACGATATTTTACATTTATCTTCTCTATTGTTGGAGTTACTGGTTTTACAGTAGGCTGAGTTGTATTTGCAGTATTTTGTGCAATGGAATATACTTCTACACCGCTATTGTTAAAAACCTTGTATCCAGGTTTACAAGCTACTTTAGCATTATTTAAATCTGCAAACGCTCCTATTTGAGATTTTGCATCTTCCCATGTTTTTCTAACTCTATAAAGAGCACTTGTCGGATTTGGTTGAGGCCTATTGTTTCTCTGTTTATTACTTACTAATTGTTTAAAGTCATTCCAATGAGGAAGTATATAAATTGGACACATTTTATAATTATTTTTCATAGTATTTAATTCATCAATAGTTCCTTTTTTACCATCTCGAACATTGAGCCAATGTGTATGTGTATATAAATTATTATTTACATTCCAATTGTTCTGATCAAGAAGATAAGCAACTAGTTTTGCGGCATTATCTTCTGCCTTCTTACTATTCCCAATTATTTCAATAGAAATTGTTCTTCTATTTCCATTACCAGAACCATCAGCCGCATGCCATCCAGATAATGAAAGTGGAAGATTTTGCCAAGCACAAACATCATCTACATAAAAATGTACACGAACATCTTTCATATTACCATTTACAGTAGCACGAGTATATTGTTCAGCCATTGTTGTGTTTGAAGATACAGAGATTGCTCCAGTATTATGAATCGTTATACCAATTGGATTTACCATTGCAATAGTTGGCATATCAATTTTATTTATATTATGTTTTGTTAATAAATATTCGTTAATTTTTAATCCGTTCCAGTTATAAGTAATATCTGGTTTTAAAATTGCCATATCTATCACCTCATTTAATAGATTAATAGGGAGAGATATATTCTCTCCCTATTTTATAAGTATTTTTTTATAAGTTTTTCTTTAATTATTTCCATATTTTTGATATATTTCTTTTATAAGCTTTTCTGTAGATTTAAGATGTATATTAAATCCTTTATCTTGCATAGCTTCATCTCTTGTTTCATATTGAAATGTTGGCCAATCCCACCAAAATACACCAGCAAAATTAGGCTCATTGATAAATACATCAAAGCAAGATTTATAATAATTATACTGCTCTTCTTCGCTCCAAGGAAGTTCTTGTGTAAAATCCCAAGGGTGTTGAGAGCTTTCTTCTACTGAGCGACAACCAGTTTCCATAAAAATATATTTTTTATTTCTACTTTCCGCAATAGCATTAAGTCTCCATTTAACTTCCGTCCATCCTTTTACCATCTCTTCATATGTACGATTTTCTCCGCCAACAGGATAATAAGCTGATGTTCCTATATAATCAAGTTCATCAAACCATTCTTGTGCATCTTCATGATCATGATTTGTATTATAGACTACCTTTCCAGTATACACTCTACGAATTTCTTTGATTAAATAAAGCCAATCATATTTACGATGTTCAGTCCCAAGCATTTCACAACCAATACAGAACATTTCTACTTTAAGTTCCTGAGCGAGTTCTGCGTAATGAAGAATAAAATTTTTATAACTTTTAAACCATTTAGCCCAATAAATATTTAAATCATCCATATTAAAGTCTGGAAAGCCAATATGTGCTCTCCAAACATTATCATCTGAATTTAACATTGGCTTTAAACATACCTTAACATTTCTTTTATGCGCATCTTCAATTACAAATGCTACATCTCTATCAGTTGGTGTTCTCATATGGTCTGAATAAATATCAGTTGAGTGATATGTTTTTTGATAATTAGTTACTGCTAAACAAATCCAATTATTATGTAACTGATATAATAGCTCTTGTGAGCGGCGGCCGCGTGATGAACGAAACTCTCCTCTATTTGCCATATAACCATAAGTATAGCCTAATATTTTTTTATCTTTATTAAACTCTGGTAGGATTTCAGTTGCAGTTAGAAATGGACTTCCATCTGTGTATCCAATTTCTTTATAGTCCGATTTACATGGATAGTATCCACCATCTGTTCCGCCATAAAAAGTATTCATATTTATCCCTCCTTATATAAATTCTTTTTATTTTATTATATCATTATTTTCTTTTTAAGTCAAGGCATTAATTAGTGGAAATTAATGATTTTAATTGTTCTAATTCAGAGAATGTAAAAGTGATAATATTATCCTGATATGAGAAGCTAACTCCTTCTTCATCAATGCTAATTTTACCGTTATCTAAATTTATTAAACTTCCATTTTCCATGTTAATATTTGAAGCAGTATCAATATTAACTAAAGAAGATTTTGTTATATTAAGTTGAGAACTTAAATCCATATTGATACTCGCACCGCTTTGAAGAGTAATTGCGCCACCAGTAATCATATCAATTCTTGAGCCATTGTTCATATTAATTGTTGCAGCACCCTGCATTTTAAATGCAGAATTTCCAACCATTCCAAATAATGGAGAACCTGATCTCCTCCAGAAATCTAAATCTGGTTGCCATGTTGAAGTGGTTAATTCTCTTCCTCTATGGTCTGTTTTATTCTCATAATCACTTTCTTCATATTCGGGCCATTCACTTCTCATAATAAATACTGCATCATCATACATTGTAAGCATTGAGCCTGTTCCATCTGGTGGGCCATTATGTCTAGTAATTGGGAAGTCGCCTATAGGACCAACTTTACTACCTTGACATTTGCCTCTTAATGATATGACTGAATTTTGACGAAGTTCTAAATGAGTATTATCTAAAATATGCGTTTGAGTTTGACCTTCTCTACAAGCTCCAATTTTTAAATAGTTACTTCCATAACCAGTTGCAGCATCTATTATTATCATAGTTTCATCTGCTATCTGAATGCGAGGATTTCTATTTGTTGATACTAATGAATCTGGCCCACCAAAACTCATTATTGGTACTCCAGGTCCATAAAATCCCCATTTATCTAATTCACAACCTGTACTTCCCTGGCCAGTAAACACAAACGATGTTGGATTAGCAATTAAACAAGGATCATAATCACTACCAGTTGGACCATAAGATATTGACTGATCTACGTTAAAAAGAATTTGACCTCCACCATTTATACAAATACAAGGTTTATAATGTTCAGGATTGAAAAGAATTAATCCTTCATTCATGAAAAATTGTCCGCCTTGCATATGAAATTTAGAGTTATTTTCAAAATATGCTTGCGATGTATCAGTAGCTAAGAAAAAACAATTTCCAGTAAAATTAGCATTAGCAAGATCATCCACTTTTAAAAATGAAGAACCTTCTATACAAGCTCTTCCATAGCCTCCCATTTTTAGAAATGCACTTTGACTCATTTCTATTAATGCTGCATCGTGAATTCTGACAGTGGCGCTATAAATAGAATCAGCATATTTATTTCCTAGGGACCAATATCTTTTTCGCGTACCATCTATTGGATCGGTATAACAACCATCATCCATATTGAAATTAACATCGCCATGTACGAAAAATTTAGGATTACCATGCCAATTTCCATTAAAATCAACTTTTGCTCCGTCTGAAAGCGTAAATCTTATATCATCCCAATCATTATTATTAGAGAAATGCAGTCCATCATTATCAGCAATAAAATTAATATTATTTTCAAATATTGCATTTGCTGAATTTCTAAATGTTGCTCTTGCTGTATCTGCAACAACCATTTTAAATGTTTTTGCATCTGCTTGTTCAATTTTTTCTGCAACAATTGTCGAAGAGCTTTCTTTGTCTTCGAGAGATAATGGATTCCCTGATAATACCAATCTACTGATAGGTCTTTCATGAATATTTGGATCATCAATTAAATCTGGACCAAATCTAACTTCTGTATACCCATCTTCTTCTGAATTTCCAGTTGTAAACAATGAAGTATAAAATTCTGATTTCTCTATCCAATTATTTCCATCAGACATTATCATTTGTCCAAGTTTCCCTTCAACTGGAGAAATTGCACTTACAGTTTTTAGTCTAATTTTAACCTTATCTAACATATCATCCGTGAGCGCGCCGTCAAAATCTTCTGGGATATTCTCTGTATTAACTTCTAACGTAAAAATTTTATCTTTATTTTCAACAACATTTTCAGTTAATTTCTCAACTATTTCTTCTATACTTTTCTTTACTTGTGCCGCAGTAGGTTCAAGATCTAAATAAATTTTTTCTTCTGCCATTAATTATTTTCCCTCCTTTAAACTTAAAAATAATCCATCAGAAGTCTTAAAAAATTTATGTGCAAAATTTCCTTCGATTTCTGTTGATCTTATTGCTGGAGCAATTACTTTTATTTCTAATTGTGCATTAAGACCTTTATAAGATAAAACAGCTTCTAAAGTTTTATCGTGTAATCTTTCATCATCATTAAATTCTTCTATCTCAACTATATATGGAGTATCTTTATCTAATATCATTTTATCACCCCAGAGTATTGACTAAGGCTTCAACTATTCTAATTTGTTCTTCATTAAGTTCTTTATATTCAGATATTTCTTTTACAGCGCCAAGAGTCATTTTGATTTTATTTTCATTCTTAGATTTCCAATAATATCCTGCTGTCGCCGCACCAAGTTCAGTAAATATTGCAGGAACTATATAACATAAAGGTTCATATGTTTCATATTTATAGCAGAACCATACTGAAAAAACAGTAACAATAATACTTAATATTGCTATAATAAAGAGAAAAATTTTTGAAGTTTCAATTTTCATTATTATCACCTCTTATTTTATTTAAAATCCAACTAATATAATATGGTTTTTCTTCTTTAAATATTTTGTATCTAACTAAATCATCTACAATAATTATGACCGCGCTTAATACTATCCATATTAAAGAAAAAGGTAAACATATTTGTCCCATTATATTAAAAGGAACAGTAGAATAATTCCATACATTCCATTTTAATATAATATTTACTATTACTCCAACTATAAATTCAAAAATAGTAATTATTGTTGCGCCAATAATAGACTGAGCTTCAAAACACATTTCCCAAGGAAGAAAATTATTAATTGCACCAATAATTAAAAAACATAATCCTCCTAATAAAAACATTGTCCAATGTGAATAGCCGCGCCACAAAATTTCAATTAAAAAATATGCGGCGCCGCCAATAAGAAAAAGAATAGTACATTTAATTAAATTGAATATTTTATTTTTCATAATTATCACTATTTAATAATTGAATCTAATACAATTTGATATTTTTCTTCTAGTTCCATTCCATATTCTATTTGTTCCAATTCTTCTTTTGTTTCCATTTCTAAAATTTGGTGTTTTAATAAATTAAAATAAGTAGTGTGATATATTATCCATTGTGTGCTTTTTTCTACTAATCCAATCATTTCTTCTGCTGTAAATATTCTACATACTTGTCCATCAGCATGATAAGGAACCGATTGACCTTTTTGCGCCAAAGTATATAAAGAAGTTAAATTAATTTGATCTGTTGTATTTAATCTATAATGCTCATTATTATAGTCAATTCCATTTGTTATTGTTGTTTGACATATTGAACAAATTTCATTTATTTTTCTTAATTTTAATTGTTGAATTTCATTTTCTTCAGATTCAATGTTCATTTCAATATTATTTATTTCATCTCTTATTGCCTGTCTTTTAGAAATAAGTTCAGAATAATCATATGATAATGGTAAACCAAGCACATAATTTTCAAGACTTTTTATGGCCTTATAATCGGTAGATGCTAATGAATATTTAAGATTATTAATATTTTGTTCTTTTTTTCTTTCTATATCATTTATTTTTGCTATTTCTATAAATGAATTAAAATTATCTAATATTTCCTGATCAATATCTAATCCATTTATTTCAGTGACTAAATAATATTCATTATAAGAAAAATATGTATCATATTCAACAATATCTTCTCTAAAATATATTTTATAGATATTTGAAGTAATTAATTTATACTCAATTTTTTGCGGCTTATTTTTTGAACGAATAAACATAATGTTATCGCCTCCTTTATATCTCTAATATTCCAATTTGAGATATTATAGTTGTATTACCTTCTATTTTTGATGGGACTAATATAGCTGGATAGTACTCTCCAATAGGCAAACCAGTTACTTCTAAAAATATTCTTTGTCCATTATATTTTGGAGACAGAATAATATTTTTTTCAAATACTTTTTTAGAAAAATCTATCCTTAAATATGACTCTGTTTCATTTAGCACCACTGCTGAAGGTGGTATTAATACAAATTGTATAGTTGGTGTTATCCAATCTGATACTAAAGAATTTATATATATAAGACCATGTGTGTTTGTTAAAGTAAATTTTTTTAATAGAACTCCTCTATTTTCAACTGTGCTTCTTATACTTATTCCTGCCATTGATATGCCGCCTACTGTATCATACGCACAAGCCATCGTATTAGATGAAAAATCATAGTTATCTGTTATTTTCTCATATTTCGTATTATCGTTAATATTAGATACATAACAGTCTTCTCCATTATTTAAATATGCGTAAACTTCACTTGAAGATGTCAATGAAGATGTATCCATTATTTGATTATCAACAATAGTACTACCACCTTCACTATCTAATATTCCATCTACGCCAAAAATTGAAATTCCTTTTTTTATATTTGAAGATAATAAATTTGCATCTCCTTCAATTATCTGATTACCAGAAATATATTGACCAGATTCAATAACTTGAGCTGTTGTTGTTGGAATATATGTTTCTGATTCTTTAGAAACAATAGCTCCTATAATTTTCTTTCCATTTACATATGCGGTTTTATTTAATAAAATATCTGCCGCAGTAGCTGTAGCATCAGAAGAATCTTCTCCTATTCTCATTGCTGATGGAAGATTATTAATAATAACTAATTCATCTGCCATATTATCATCCTCCTACCGTTACAACGATTGGAATTTTAATACTTGGAATGTCACCCATTGCTTTAAGGGTTAAAGTATTAGATGAATGATCTACAGCAATTATACTTGCTTCTGCTAGTGCAGTATATTGTTCTTCTGTAATTTGTGTAGATGGATTAATAAAGATGGCTGATATATCTACTATATTAATACCATTTAGTGTATATTTCTTTTCACTTGTCCAGTTTTCTGGAGTCAATTCAAAAGAATAGTTTATAAAAGTAGTTCCAGTAATTTTTGCGGTTCCTGCATCTATTTCCGTATTATCACTTAATGTTATGTATAAATGATTGTCACTTCTAATTTCAGCATTTGTAACGCTTACTCCATCTTCACCTTGTAATCCCTGTTCACCTTTTTCTCCTTGGATACCTTGTATACCTTGAGGTCCAGTTTCTCCTTGAATACCTTGTATTCCTTGTATACCTTGAAGTCCCTGTTCTCCTTGAAGTCCCTGGGGACCTTGTTCTCCGGTGTCTCCTTTTTCTCCCTTCTCACCTTGAGGACCTCTTATATTTCCAAGATTTTCTGTGGTATTATCACTATATGTGATTATTAAATTATAATTTTCATCAATAGCTAATGTTAAAATTCCTCTTCCAGATGGTCCTTGTATATTTCCAGCATCTATAAAACCATTTATAGCTCCATCTGTTTCACTACCAGTATATACCCATAAATGACCATTAATTAAATATCCATCTCCTTTATTTTGCCCAGTAGATGGAAGACTATCTGTAGAATCTAAACTATCAATAATATTTATTGACGTTCCATCTGCACCTTTTACAATACCGACTTCTTTATTAATACCATTTGTGTAAGTAATAATAAGCATACCGTTATCTGTAATAGAAACATCTTGAATGCCTATTCCGTCCGTTCCAGCAGGTCCAGATGGTCCTGTCTCTCCACGTGGACCTTGAGCGCCAGTATCGCCTTTTTCTCCTTGGATACCTTGTGGACCTTGTTCACCAGATGGTCCTTGAATACCTTGAATACCCTGAAGTCCTTGCGGACCTTGCTCACCAGTGTCTCCTTTTAATCCTTGAGGTCCTTGTTCGCCCTGAAGACCTTGTTCTCCTTGCGGCCCAGTAATTTCTGATAATAATACTAATGGACTATAAGTTTGCCCCTTGTCTGTTGATACTTGAATTGATGTGCTTGTTTTTCTAAAAATTGGAGTGATACCATCTTCTCCATTTTCTCCAGATGGTCCAATTGGTCCAGCTGCACCGGTTTCACCTTTTTCGCCAGCTTCTCCTTTTTCTCCATTTTTTACTACATACGTAGATTTAGTATTATCTGTATATATAATTTGATAAGTGTCTACTGCGCCTTGGATTCCAGGTACAGATCCAATACTACTTGATAAAAAATCAATAGTAGATATGCCTCTACCATCTTTTCCAGGCACCCCAGTCCCTCCACCAGAGCCTCCAGAGCTACCAAATGGATCAAAAAATCCCATTGATTTTCACCACCTTATATGATATAATAAATATTTCCAGTAAAAGCGTTATCAAATACTAAACTGTAGATTTTCATGTATTTATCTCCATCGTGTGGAGTAATAAAATGTCCACAATTTGGTATTACCATTTTATCTTTTTGGTTATTAAGTGTAAATGTTGTTCCTGCTGTACCTTCGAATCCCACAAAGTCGAGAATAAGTTGTCCAACTTTTACTTGTCCTTGTTCTCGTAAATGTTCTTCAATTAACTTTACTACATTTTTCCCTGCTGGCGCGCCGCCACTATACATTCTGTAATCCATTACTCAATCACCTCTCCTATTTCATTAAAAGCTTGTTTTATTATTTCTATATCTTTTAACTGCTCTACTTTAATTGTAATTATATCATTAAAAGATAACCTATTTGATAAAATTCCAATTAAAGATTTTCCATTAAAACATCGATCATTTTTTATTATATGCACAGATTTTGCTTCTGAAATATTAAACACTAAATTAGCGGCAATTCTTGACACAATATCTCTTTTTAAACGATATTTAATGCTCATTATTTCACCTCTTAATGTATTATATTATTATTTTTTAAGAATGTCAAACTAAAGATATAGCTCGTTTTCTTCTTGACTTTTCTAAAATTTAGTATTATAATATATTTAATAGGAGGTTGAAAATATGGATATTGAACAGCGATTAATAGTGCATAATTTAAATTTAGATTATCAAAAAGAATTTAATTATGAACGACAAACGAGTAAAACTCTAAATATTATTATGAATAATTTTATACATGATTATAAAGAAAAATTTGATACACATACTTTTTTATTAGAATATAATGATGATATATGTAGTATTATCTCTTATTATATTCTTAAAAATATTCAGGGAATATATGATTTTAATTTGAAAGTTTTTGGAAGAATTAAAAATACAAAAAAATTATTTTATAATAATAAAGACATTATTAAAAAAAGAAAATTAAAATATATTGATAATATAATTAAGATCAATTCTTTTAATCCTCTTTATTATGTAGATTTTACTGAAAAAGATTTTAATGATTTAAGTAATTCTATATCTTTAATAAATCGATTTACAATAAAACAATTAAAATATATTTGCAAATTTTTTAATTTAAATACCATACAAAATAAAAAAATAATATATCCACTATTAGACAAAGATTCTTTATTTTTACATACTTTATACAATTGTTTAAGATTTACTAATAATAAAATAATAAAAGATAAATATTGCATAAAAGTAAAAAAATTTAAAGTATATGAATTAACTGGAACAGAAGAAGACTTTCCAATATTTGATTCAATTTTAGAAGACGAACAAGATTCTCTTTGTTTTTATTATTGTCCTAAAGAAAAAGAAGAATTTATTAAAAATAATTTAAATCATTTTATCAATAGCAGAAATGCGGCAATAAGTGGATATAATTTAAATATTCCAAAAGATGAATTAAATAATTTAAAAAAAGAGTGGGAGGGATTTTTATAAAAATTTTTATTGTCAATGGAAAAGGTGGCTGTGGAAAAACATCTTTTGAAAAAATGGTAGAAGAAATCGCCATTGCACATAACCAAAAAGTATTAATCATATCAACAATAGATTATGTAAAAGATATTGCAAAAAATATAGGTTGGGATGGAACAAAAACACTTGAGAATAGAAGAATGTTATCTGATTTAAAAGATTTATTAACAAGATGGAATGATTCTCCTCATCAAAGTGTATGTAATAAAATTAAAACATTAAATGAGAAAGAAGTCGCTGCTATTTTTATTGATAGTCGAGAGCCTGAAGACATTCAGAGATTCATAGAGGAATATCAAGCGATGACTGTTCTTATTCAAAGAGGAAAAGAAATAATTACTTACGGTAATCATGCAGATGATTGTGTTAATGATTTTGATTATGACATTTGTGTAGATAATAGTCGTGGGTTAAATGAGCTTTTTGCCGAAGCACAGATTTTCTATGAATGTTTTATTCAAGGAGAAGATAACTGATGAAAGGTGGAAAACCTTTATGGATGGAATTTAATGAAAACCAATTAAAAAATTTCTTAGATAAAGCTAAATCAAAAAAAGAATTTTGTTTATTATTGGGATATCTATCTTATCAACCAAATGTCATTAAAAACATTCAAATAAAATATCCTAAATTAGATTTTTCTAAATTTACAAATGGAATAAAAGAAAATTTAACTGGAAAAATTTTTAAAGATTTTGAAGTTTTATTTAATGTTGATAGCGATAAAGTCGGACATGCGAGATGGGTTGGAAGATGTTTGAAATGTGGAGAAATTTTACCTCCAATATCTGCAACCAATATAAAAAATAATCATTTTCCAAGATGCCGCTGTACAAAGGAAAGAATAAGTAATGGAAGAAGCATCGATTTAACAGGAAAGCAATTTGGGATGTTAAAAGTAATAGAAAGAGATACAAGTATTTTGCCAAAATCTGGTTCTCAATCGCACTGGATTGTAGAGTGTCAATGTAAAGATAAAACAAGATTTAGTATAGGTAGCTATGAATTAAGAAATTCAAAGGTTTCATGTGGATGTTTAAATATTTCAAAAGGAGAATTTTTAATAAAAGAATATTTAAATAAAATGAAGATTCCATATGTAGCTCAATTTAGTTTTAGTGACCTTCAGGGGAAACAACGTCCTTTAAAATTTGATTTTGCAATTTTTGATTCACAAAATAAAATAAAATACTTAATTGAATTTCAAGGAGAGCAACATTATAAACCATATAATTATTTTGGAGGACAGGAAAAATTTTTAATTCAAAAAGAATATGACAATTTAAAAAGAGAATATTGTAAAAATAATAACCTTAATTTAATAGAAATTCCTTTTTGGGAAATTTCTAATATTGAAAATATATTAAATAACATATTTTATGAGACTTTTGTTAGAGGTGATATTAATGGCTAAAGATCCTAAAAATACAAACATTTTTTCAACTCTTGGCGCGTCAAATCATTCAGAAAATGAAAGACAAAAAGAAGATTATTATGCTACTGATCCTCGATTTATAAATCATCTTCTTGAAAAAGAACCGTGGTTAAAAAATCCTGAGCTTAAAATTCTTGAACCAAGTGCAGGTGAAGGAGTCTTAGTTGATAGATTTTTTGAGCTTACAGGAAACAAAATGGATGCATATGATTTAATAGCCAGAAGAGAAGATATTCTTGAACAAAATTATTTTACTAAGGATTTTTCTAACAAATATGATGTAATTTTAACAAATCCTCCTTATTTAAAAGATACAATAAAAACAACAGAAGGACTTTCAGAATATATTTTGAAAGCATTACGAGAAGTTAAAACTGGTGGTACAGTGATAATGTTCTTAAAAACTTTACATCTTGAAAGTAAAGTAAGGTATGAAAAAATTTATAAACACTATCCTCCATCAAAATTATATATTTATGCTGATAGGATTTCATGTTATAAAAATAATGATACTTCATTGCCACAAGGAGCAATATCTTATACAATTTTTATGTGGACAAATAAAAAAGAAGATGGAACCTTTGATAAAGATACAAAAATTGATTGGATTAGATATAAATAAAAAGGGGGATATTTTTATGGTATATATGGGTTCAAAAAGAAAATATAAAAAAGACATATGCCTAATAATTCAAAATATATTGATGAAAACAATATTAAAGATTTCTATGATGTATTTTGTGGCGGCGCAAATTTGATTGACAGTATTTATTGTGAAAATTTATATGCATCTGATTTATCTCCAAGTTTAATAGCATTACATCAACAGGCACAAAATGATTTTTCTAAAATTCCTACAGATGGTTCAAGAGAATATTGGGATAATGCATATACAGATTGGAAAAAATTAAGAGATACTAATTTTGAAGATTTTTCTGTTATCTCTATGCCGCTTTATGAAATCGGCGCAATAGAATGGTATGCAAGTTTTTCAAATGGTGGCTTTCCAAGAGGATATGCAAAAAATTCAGATACAAGAAATTATTATCAAGAAGCATATAGAAATCATAAGAAGCAATCAGAAAGTGAAAATTATAGAAAAATTAATTTTAGTTGCTCAGACTATCGAACTTTAGAAATTCCACTTAATGCATTAATCTATTGTGACAGTCCTTATAAATCCACTAAACCATATGCAATAAATCCTAAATTCGATCATGAAGAATACTATAATTGGTTAAGAGAAAAATCTAAAACAAACCCAATTTTCATAAGCGAACAGGTAATGCCAGAAGATTTTGAATCAATTTGGTATAAAGAAGCTAAGCGAACTGCGGGAAAAGATAATAATTTTAAGGCATGTGAAAATTTATATTTTATTGATAATAGGAGTCAAGATTAGATATCTTGACTTTTTCTTTTTATTGTGACATAATTATTATGAAAAATTGAAAAGGAGGACTAATAATGATAGAAATAATTGAAACAAATTTAAGCGGCCCAATTAATGCTAATGAAAAGTCTATTCAAATTATAGACCATCAGAGCAGAATAATTAAAGCGAATTCCTGGGAAGAATATGTTTCTTTTTATTCAAAGCCTGAAGATAAAGAATTAAGAAGCAAATTTCCAAGAACATTACCAAGACAAATTAAAATCCTTAATTTTAAGAATGACGATTTTCATTTAAGTTGTATAATTGATACTGAAATTCAAACATACAGATTAGCTTATATAAAAGGAGAGTGTTTTTAAAAATGGGAACAAAAACAACTATTTATTGCGATGGCGCCGCCTCAATGAAATGTGTTAATGGCGAATATATTAGAGAAAATGGTGGCTGGGCTTGGGCTGCAATTGATGATAACGACAATCTTATTGAGTCAGATTACGGCGGCGAGAAAGGTGTAAGTAATAATCGCATGGAATTGATGTCTATTCTTATGGCATTAAGAAAGTATAATGACAATATTTCTTTTCATTGCGATTCCACATATTGTGTTAATATGCTTAAACCTGGTGGATGGGTTTATGGATGGGTAAAAAATGGTTGGACACGAGGAAAGAAACATGAACCTATCGAAAATATAGAGATTATTAAGGAAATTTATAGTTACCTTGAGAAAAGCAAGAATATTGATTTTATTAAAGTTAAGGGACATTCAGGAGAGAAAGACTGGAATGATTATGTCGATAAGTTAGCCGTAAAAGCCAAGATGGAGGTATAAAATGAAGGGAGCAATTATAGGAGATATTATTGGTTCAATTTATGAATTTGATAATTATAAAGGTGAACCAAATGATTTTGAGTTGTTTACATTGATAAATTTTTATACTGATGATACTATATGTACTTGTGGTATTGCAAAAACATTGTTGGAAAAAGATAAACCTTCAGCTACAGACTATGCAAAAAATCTTTGGAATTTTTGCAATAAAATTAATGCAAGTGGTTATAATGCTGGCTATGGTGGAAATTTTCAAAAATGGCTCAAACAGAACCCTCCAAAACCATATGGTTCTTATGGTAATGGCGCGGCAATGAGAATTTCTGCAATCCCATATTTCTATAAAGATAATTTTGAAGAAATGTTAAAGCAGACAAATGCCGCCACATTAATTTCTCATAATCACAAAGAATCACTTAAAGGTGCGAAAGCTGTTAGTTCTGCAATCTGGTATCTTTTAAATGGAGCAACAAAAGAAGATATTAAAAAATTTGTTAATAAATTGTATGAATTGCCACCAGTTAAGAAAATTAAATTCAATGAAACTTGTCAAGGAACTGTACCAATTTGTTTTTCAATTCTTTTAGAAAGCAATAGTTTTGAAGAAGCAATGAGAAAAGCAGTTTGGGTTGGTGGCGATACAGATACCATTTGCGCAATTGTTGGAAGTATGGCAGAACCATTATTTGCTATTCCAAAAGAAATTGAGGAGAAGATGTGGGGATATCTTGATGAGGATATAAAGAATATTGTTAGAGATTTTGAATGGAGGACGAGGTAATGGAGAATAATAGAAATAAATGTTATTATTGTATTTGTAAGACCTGTGTGATTGCAGAAATTAATGGCAGCGCACCAGGCTGTGGAAATTGTAAAAATTGTGATCTAACGGATTGGTACCGCTCTTGTAACGAATATTATAATACAGATCCAATCAAAAATTTAAATAAGGAGAATGATAAATGATAATTGGGATAGATATAGATAATACACTCAACACACTATGTAAAGCTGTTTTATCAGTATATAATGAAGATAGTAGAGATAATCTTAAACCAGAAGATATAAAATCTTATTATATTGATGATTTTGTAAAACCTGAATTTAAAGATAATTTCAAGAACTACTTCGTTGATAGACGTGTTTGGAAAAGAATTAAGCTAATAAAAGATTGTCAAAAGTATGTTGCTCGCCTTTATCGAGATGGACACACAATTATTTTCATAACATCAACTGAACCAGAAAATCTTAAAAAGAAAGCAAATTGGCTTAAAAGAAATTTTCCATATCTTGATATAAGAAAGAGTTTATTCTCTTGTCCTAAGAAACAGTATATGGCAGGAATTGATATTCTGATTGATGATTATGAGAAAAATCTTATTGATGCTAAATATCATGGAATTTTGTTCTCTGCGCCGTGGAATAAAGATTTTGACAATAATAAATATGGAATTTATCGTGCAGAAAGCTGGGGACAGATTTATGAAATTATAAATTATATAGATGGATAAAGTCAAGATCAAATATCTTGACTTTTTCTTTAGTTTATGATATAATATGAATAGAAAAATGAAAGTGAGGTAATTTATATGTACATTATTGATAATTTTGATTTTTGGAATATGAACGCAATGAAATATTGGAGTCACCCAAAGTCATACGACCTTAAGAAAAAGAAAGAAGAGTCCAAGTACATGTGTGTCTCTGGCAATTATATGGGCGCTCGCAAGTATGACGGAGCATGGAATATGCTTATTAAGGACATGGAAGGCAATTTTCATCTTCGTAGCCGTACGGAAAGCGTAAATGGCGGCTATACAGATAAGGCTGAGTGGATTCCTTGGATTACAGAAGAATTATCTTGGATTCCTAACGGAACTGTCCTCATAGGAGAAATTTGTTTTCCTAATAATGAAGGTAGCCGAAAGATTACATCAGTGCTTAACTGTCTTAAAGATAAGTGTATTGACAGACAGAAGAAAAATGGAATCTTGAATTTCTATGTGTTTGATATTCTTGCTTATAAAGGAAAATCCCTTATTAATACTCCTTTTGAAACTCGTATTCGTACATATCTTGAATATGAACTTGCAGATATTTCAAATAATAATGAATATGTATTCATGGCTGATTATAAGGAAGGTCCTGAACTTTGGGACTTGTATGGACAGGTAATCGCAGAGGGCGGCGAAGGTATCGTTATTACTCGTAAGGATTGTAAGTACCTTCCTGGTAAGAGAACTGCAAGAATGACATTGAAAATGAAGAAAGAAATCAACGAAACTATTGATGCTTTTCTTGACGGCGATTATAAACCCGCAACAAAAGATTATAAAGGTAAGGAAATTGAAAACTGGGCATACTGGGTTAATTATAAGACTGGCGAAAAATCTAATATTTGTAAATTCACAGAATATACAAATGGTGAAACTTGGGAGCCAGTTACAAAGGCTTGGTATAATGGTTGGGCAAGTGCAGTATCTTTTTCTGTTATGAAGGATAGAAAGCAAGTTCGCATAGGGTGGATTAGTGGAATTACCGATGAACTTAAGAAAGATATCGTTGAAAAGAATTCGGAATTAACTGGAAAAGTTGCTGAACTTACAGCAATGGAAGTTGAACATATTAATGGAGAGTATTCACTCCGTCATGCAAAGATTATTCAGTGGCGCGACGATAAAAATGCAGAAGATTGTGACTTTTCTCAAATTTCTGATAAAGCGTAATTTTTTATACATTCATTTATAAATTTTCACTTAATTTTTAGAGAATGAGGAGTAAAAATTCTTACTCCTCTTTTTTATTATAATAAAAAGAGGTGAAATTTATTATGGTAGAAGAAAAAAAGTTCTTAACTCCAATTGTTCCAGAGCTTCCGCCGCCACACCATACTCATATAAAACCACGCTGTTTTACTTGTAAACATTTTCCAGTGTGTAACATTAGAGAAGACTATTTGAAAACAGCACAATTAATTGAAGAAGTTCTTGGCGCGCCGTGTAAAAGTTATGAATTATATCCAACTCCAGTTCCAGTTCCAGATTTTATCGGAATTGTTATTGAAAATTTTGAAGAATATTTTCCTAAAACTGTAGTAAGTACAAATAATAAAGAAGGATCGTTTTATGTTGCAAAATATATTAATGGTAAGAACATACAATTTATGTATATTTTTGACGGCTATTTTGTACTATTTGGTGCAATTTATAATGAAGATACACATGAATTTGATATTACAATTGGCAAAGAAATTTGTTACGGTATAGAATGTCAACTTAATGATGATAGCCTTGATGATTTACAACTTGGACTTTTAAGCTTCAAAGAAGATTTAGAATCTCAAGAACAAAAAGAAATGGATGTTATTAATACAACTTATTTTTCAGCTATATTAAATTGTCAATTCTATGAATGGGAGAAAGGACTTGATTATTATGAGGGAGTAAAAAGAATTATTGCTAAATATCCTTGTGGAGTTCCTCTTGGAGAAGATAAATATTATCATCTTGCAACATTTCATAGAGAAAATCGTTGTATCCCTTGCTATCACCCAGAAAATGGACACCCTGCTTTTGCGCCAATGCCGTACCCAGTATTTATACCTCCTAAATGTAAAAAATCTAAACCACCAACAAGAGACGAATTAAATGAGTTTTAATTCTACTTCTAAAGGAGAAGAGAAAATAATAAAAATTTTAAATCAAAACAATATTCAATTTAAGAAAGAAGTTAGTTTTAAAGATTTAAATGGCTCTAAAAACACTCCATTAAGATTTGATTTTGCTGTATATAGAAATAAAAGATTATTTTGTTTAATAGAATTTGATGGAAAGCAGCATTTTGAATTTACTAAATATTTCCACAAAACAATTTTTGATTTTAGGAAAGCACAAGAATGGGATAGAAGAAAAAATTCTTATTGTTTAGTAAGAAAAATTCCTCTTATAAGAGTACCATACTGGGATTTAGATAAATTAACATTTAAATCATTATTCTCAACTCCAGAATATCTTGTAAAAAATAAGTATCATAATGACTATTTAATAACAAAGAGGTGTAAATAATGGAAATAATGGCAATTTTAGAAATAATTAAATTAATAGGAGCCGCTGCCGGAGGAATTCTTTCAATTCTTGCTTTATTCACAATGATTTCTAAAAAACCAAAACAATGGTTTATTGATAATGTTAGAGAAGCAACTAAAGATGAATTCAATAAAATTCATCATTTCATTGATAAGACAGAAAAAACAGATTTAAATACATTAAGACATGATATTACTCTATTATATGAAAAATATAGAGATAAAAAAGAAATACCAATGAAAATGAGAGAAAATATTTGTATTCTTTATGAAGATTATGTTGCAAGAGGCGGTAATTCTTATGTAAAAACAATTTATGAAGAAATGATGAGTTGGAAAGTTATCTGATGATTCGAGGCGAATGACGGCATTTGTTGGAGATCAAGTAATAAAATTTTACTTATTAATGTGGAAGTTTATGATTTGACTTCCACATTATTTTTTGATATAATTAGAATAGAAATATAGAATTGAGGTGAAAAAAAAGATGAATATTATATTATATACTATTGATTGTCCAAGATGTAAAGTTTTAGAGAAAAAGCTACAACAAAAAGGAATTAATTATTCAATTTGTAACGATATAAAAATAATGACAGAAAAAAATATACAAGAATTACCAGTTCTTTCTATAGATGAAAAATTATATCAGTATAAAGAAGCTATAAATTGGATTAATGGAGGGAAATAAATGCAATATAATATTAGGACAAACAAAAATTTTACCACTCAATACAATAAATTGCAGGCAGAATTTGGAACTGATATGGCAAGATTAAATGGTTTTGATGATCGTCAATTATCTTTAACGGATTTTGTAGATAATTTTATCGACGAGCCAACAGTTGCAGATTCAAGTATCGATGGCAACAGTAATGTAAGAAGAAAAGATATTGTTACTCTTTTGACTGAAATGCCTAAACCGCATCGTAAATTGCTTGCTTTTAATAAGATATATTATGAATATCAAAAAGAATATGGATTTAAGGCGGCAAATGATTGGTTACGTAGAGAATGGATGGGACAAATATATTTACATGATGCTGATACTTCTACCTTTAAACATTATTGTTTTGCATATGATTTAAAGGAATTAGCAGAACAAGGTTTATATTTTCTTAAAGATACTTTTAATAATAAACCGCCGAAACATTTAACAACATTTGTTGATTTCGTAAAAGAGTTCATTAATTTTGCAAGTAATAGAAGTTCTGGAGCCTGTGGGTTACCAAATTTAATTCCATATATGTATTATTTCTGGAAAAAAGATATTGAAAAAGATTATCTTGGAATAAGAACTTCACATAATGAATTAGATTATGCTAAACAAAATTTTCAAAGATTTATTTATGCAGTAAATCAGCCTTGTGTGAGAGACGGGCAACAGTCTGCTTTCACTAATACATCTGTTTTTGATAGACCATATTTTGAAGCACTATTTGGTGGAAGCGAGTTTCCAGATGGTACTTTTATGATTGATTATGAAGAAGAAATTATTGAATTTCAAAAAATATATATGGAAGTTATGGCAGATATACGTTCTGAGAATATGTTTACCTTCCCTGTAAGCACAGTATCTTTATTAAGAAAGAATGGAAAATTTGAAGATGAAGAATTTGCTACATGGGCGATTAATCATAATATGCGTTGGTCAGATAGTAATTTCTTTATTGATGATAATGTATCAAGTTTATCAAATTGTTGTCGTCTTAAAAGCGATATTCGTGATCTTGGTTATTTCAATTCTATTGGCGGTACAGCGCTAAAAGTTGGTTCAGTTAAAGTCTCTACAATTAATCTTGCAAGACTTGCTTTAGATACTGAAACAGAAGAAGAATATCTTAAAGAACTTGCAGAAAGGACATTAGTAAATGTTCGTGTACTCCATATTATTAGAAATATTATTCGCAGAGATGTAGAAAAAGGTTTACTACCTAATTTTACTTATGGTTTAGTAGATTTTGAACATCTTTATAATACAATAGGTTTTATTGGTATTTATGAAACAATGAAGAAGTTTAATTGCATTGAAGTTGATGAAATGGGTAATGTATATTATACAGATAAAGCTGCTGAATTTGGTAAAAAGATTTTTGATACAATGAGATCTGTTGCTGATAAATTTATTGCAGATAATAACTGTGATTATATGATTAATACAGAACAAATCCCTGGAGAGAACGCCGCCGCAAAATTAATGACAAAAGACAGATTTTTCTATCCAGATGCGGACATTTATGATTTACCATTGTATGGAAATCAATTCATTCCTCTTGGTATTAAAACAACTTTACAAGAAAGAGTTAGAATTCAAGCTATGTTTGATGGTTTTTGTAATGGTGGATCGATTCTTCATGCTAATATAGATGCGCCATTTACTAATTTTGACCAAGCATATAAAATGACTTGCTATATAGCAGACAGAGGAGTTACTTATTTTGCATTTAATACCAAAATACAAGCTTGCGAAGATAATCATGCTTTTTATGGAACTACTTGTCCGATTTGTGGCAAACCTATTTCAACTGAATATACTCGTGTAGTTGGATTTTATACTCCAGTAAAATCATGGTCTAAAGAAAGAACTAGAGAATATCCTATGAGAAGATGGGAATCCATTAATAAGATAAAAATATAATTTAAAAAGGAAAGTTCTTGACTTTCCTTACTTTTTTATGTTATAATAAAATAAAAAAAGGAGTATTAATATGATAGATAAATTTTCATTATATGGAAATTGTGAAAAATGTAATCTTCCATTAGATGCTGATTTGTTTATAGATAAAGAATTTGAACCTAATTCTAATATTTTAACAGGAAGAATTAAATATGCAGTTAATTATTTATATTGTCCGTATTGTTTAAAAAAATATCCTATAGACGACACTTTTGATGGGCCATGGCATTATCCAAATTATTCTAAAAAGGGTGATTAAAATGAATATTACTGGTATAGTTACAGAAGATTTTATAAATTTTTATAAGCCATCTATGTTTATTTCAACAAGTAAATGCAGTTTTAAGTGTGATAAAGAATGTGGAGAAAAAATTTGTCAAAATTCTTCACTTGCCGCCGCACCAATATTTAAGATTGATGACGCAAAAATTATAAATAAGTATTTATCAAATGATATTACTGAAGCTATTGTATTTGGTGGACTTGAACCATTTGATACTTTTGATGAATTATATGATTTTATTTGGAAATTTAGACAATTATCATCGGATACAATAGTCATTTATACTGGCTATTATCCTAGTGAAATAGCAGAACAACTTAAAAAACTTTTTAAATTTAAAAATATTATAATAAAATTTGGACGTTTTATACCAAATGATAAAATAAGACATGACCAAGTTTTAGGGATTACGCTCTCAAGTTCAAATCAATTTGCACAGACTATTGAAGAAATAAGACGACAAATGGAGGGATAAAATGAAATTAATGTTTACTAAAGATACTGAATTAAAAAATGAAATTATATCTAAATTAAAAGAAAATAAAAATAAATATGGCAAGCCTTATTGTCCTTGTGTTAATCCTGAAATGTATAATGATGATTCAATATGTCCTTGTAAAAATTTTAGGAATAATGTAACTATTGGAGAAGAGTGTCATTGCGGTTTATACATTAAGGTAGAGCAGTAATGGAAAATAAAAAATATTTTATAGAAGAAATTAAGTCATCTATAGCAAATAAAATGATGGAACAATATCATTATTCTCATCATGGATTTAAAGGAGCAAAGTTAAATCTAGGAGTTTTTGATAAAATATCCAAAGAGCTTGTTGGTGCATTGCAATGGGGGAGATCCGCAGCGCATAATATTCGTCTAGATAGATATGTCGAAGAAAAGATTGATATAAATGAATATTTTGAGTTAAATAGATTTTGTATGGCAGATAGTGAAGAAAAAAATAGTGAAAGCCAAGCTATATCTTTATCAATAAAATGGATAAAAAAATACAGACCTGAGATACGTTTATTAGTATCATATGCAGGCAGAAAAGAAGGTAATTATGGATATATTTATCAAGCAACAAACTGGGAATATATTGGATATTTTATTTCTCCAGCTTTTTGGTCTCTTGATGGACAAGAATATCATCAATTAACTGTGTGGCAGAAATATAGAATATATGGCGATCAATCATTATCTATGTTAGATGGAATTTGCAATTTATATCATGATGTCAGACAATTTAAAAGTAAACAATTTATTTATATTCAAAGATTAGATAAAAAATTGACTCCATTAACTATATATCCTTATCCTAAACCAAGTACTGAGTATCCAATTATTACTGAAACAATTATTCATAAAGAAAATAAAGAATATTATAGAGAAGAAAATCAATATAAGCCAGAAAAATTAGAACATTACTATGCAAATCAGTTTAGCACAAATATAAATGAAAAATGTCGATTTGCAGTATATAATATTGATGGCTCTATTGAAGGGATATATGGTAAAACCAATGAAATTCATATAGATGGATATAAAACAGAAGGTATCCGTAATTCTGTTAATACAGGTAAAAAATATAAAGAGAAATATTTTAAAAAATTTGAAAGAGGAGAAGTTATTCCTCTAAATATTGAAGTAGAAATCATCTGCTGGATAGAAGATAAACCTTTTTATACAATGCCAGACATTGTTAAATTTACTGGATTATCAAGACAAGCTGTACAACAAAGTAGAAAAAATAAATCAAAAAAAATTGGCGGAAGAAAAATAATCTGGAATGAGAATATAAAATAAAGGTCAAGATTAAATATCTTGACTTTTTATCTATTTTATGATATTATATTTTTATAAAAAGGAGGGGAAATATGAGAAAAGATATCTATATAATAAAAAATAAAATAAATAATAAAGTATATATTGGACAAGCAATAGATTCTCATAAGCGTTTTATATCACATTGTTCAAGGGCAAAAAGGAATATAGATAACTCTCCAATTCATGATGCCATAAATAAATATGGCAAAGAAAATTTTTATTATGAAATTATAGAATCTCAAATCTCTAATTACAATGATCGAGAAAATATTGGATTAGTTATTATAATAGTTTAATACCAAATGGTTATAATCTACAAAAAGGAGGAAATGCCCCTTATCATAAGGGAGAAGAATGTTATAATACCAAATTAACTCAACAAATTGTTAATAATATAATAAATGATATAATTCAATCTACTTTAAATTTGAAGGATATAGCTAAAAAATATAATGTAAGTTATACTTTAATTCGACATATAAATTATGGAGAAGCGTGGTGTAACAAACAATTACAATATCCTTTAAAAACTATAGATGAGAGAAATTCTATAAAAGAAAAAACTTTAGATATATTAAAAATTTTTTGGTTATTAGAAAACTCAACTTGCTCAATGCAACAAATAGGAGAATATTTTTCTGTAGGAAGAAAGACGATTGAAAGAATTAATTCTGGAAAAACTCATTTCTCTAATGAAAAAGATTATCCAATTAGAAAACAAAGAAAAATAAGTACAGAAAATGTACAGGAAGCATTATATCAAGGAGGGATAGAATGAGCAATTATGGTATAGATGACATAGAAAGCTTATCTTTTAAAGAAGGTGTTCGAGCAAGAATCCCAATGTATCTTGGAACTGATGATACAGAAGGTATCTATCAAGCATTAAAAGAAGTTATAAATAATTCTACTGATGAAGCTTTAATGGGCTTTGGAGATGTAATAACAATAATTGTTGATGAAAAAACTGGTTTTGTAAGCGTTGAAGATGAGGGACGCGGAATCCCGTTTGGTATTAGAGAAAATGGAGAGAATGTACTTGTGTCAATATTTTCCAAATCTCATACTGGAGGAAAATTTAATAATAAGAATTATACAACTGTTAGTGGATTAAATGGGATTGGTATTAAAGCTACTTGTTTATCTTCTGAAGAATTTTATGCCACATCATATAGAGATGGTAAAAAAGCAAGTGTTATTTTTAAACAAGGAGAATTATTATCATACAAAGAAGATAAAAGTAATCATAAAAATGGAACTTTTGTCAAATTTAAACCAGACAAAAAAGTTTTTAAAAATATGACCGAAGGTTTTACATACAATAAAATTTGTGAAAATATAAAAGTTATTTCTTATTTAACAAAAGGTGTTAAATTTATTGTTAAAAATAAAGAAACAAAAGATGAAAAAATATATTGTTCTGAAAATGGTATAGCAGACTTCATTAAAGATAACATTTCAAAGCCTCTTATGCGTACTCCTATAATTTGTTCTGCTAAAGACGATACAGATGAAGTTGAAATTGCATTTATGTGGACTGGAGGTTCAGAAACTTCTTATGTTTTTGTAAATGGATTGATATGTGAACAGGGAGGTTCTCCAATAACTGGAGCAAAAACAACTATAACCACTTCAATTAAAAGATTAGCAAAAAAAGATTTTGAACCGGAATTAATACGTAAAGGACTTGTATATGCAATTAATTGTAAAGTGGCTAATCCTTCTTTTGCAAATCAAACAAAAAGTAAAATTAATAATCCAAATTTAAGGACATTAGCTTCACAGGCTTTTAAACAAGGTCTTGAAGAGTTTTCTAATAGTCCAGATTTTACTCCAATTATTGAAATGATGGTAAAATATCAAAAAGCAGAAAAGGCAGCAGATAAAGCAAGAAATGCTATTCTTGCTCATACAAAAGAAATGGCAGACATTCGTAAAAATAAACTTGCTTTTATTGATAAACTTAGTGATGCAGAAAATCTTGGGCAAGATGCTATTTTATGTATTGTAGAAGGAGATTCCGCTGGCAGCTCTGTTGCTATGGGGCGTGATACAAAAAAATATGGAATCCTTCGTATTAGAGGAAAGATGAAAAATGGTCTTAAAGCAGAAGACGAAGAACTTTATAAAAATGAAGAAATTAAGCTTTTATTATATGCGCTTGGCATTGATATTAATAGTTATCATGCAGATAAACTTAGATACGGTAAGGTCGCAATATGTGTAGATCCGGATAGTGATGGATTCCATATCGCATTATTAATTATGGCAAATCTTCATAAGCTTTGTCCTAATTTTTTAAAAGAGAATAGATTATTTTGGCTTCGTTCTCCTCTTTTTATAGAGCAAGATAAGAATAATAATCCAGTAAGTTGGTATTATACAGACGAAGAATTTAATAAAGTTCGTGGTAAATTAAAGGGGAATATTAAAAGAATCAAAGGGCTTGGCGCGCTTTCAGAAAAAGATCTTAAAGCGACTTTGTTTTCAACAACTGGAGGTCAAGTAATGGATGAAATTAGATATTCTCCAGAGGGTATTGAACAACTGTGTGCATTAATGGGAGAAGATATTACTCCACGTAGAGATTTTGTTATGAATAGAATTGATTATTCTCAGTATGGAGACATGTAATTGATTGACTTTTTTAATAAAATTTAGTATAATTTTTAAAAAGGAGTGATATGATGATAGATTTATTGAAAATTGTTGATGAAAGTTTTTCAACTTATGCAGCGATGACAATTATGGATAGAGCTATTGTAGATGCAAGAGATGGACTTAAACCCGCCGCTCGCCAATGCATGTATGCCCAAAAACTTGATAAAATTACGTATAAAAAACCATTTAAAAAATCAACGAAATCAGTGGCATCAGCTATGGATCATTTTTATGTTCATGGTGATGCATCTTGTTATGCACTTTTAACAAGATTAGCAAAAAGTTTTAGTATGAGATATCCATTAGAAGATTTTGATGGTTCTTATGGAACAATATCTGGCGGAGACACAGAAGCCGCAGCTCGTTATACTGAAATGAGATTAGGAGAATTAGGTTCTCTTTTATATGATGGAATAGAAAAGGATTGTATTACAACTTGGTTTAATAATTATGATGATACAGAGCAGTTTCCAAGTGTAGTTCCATCATTGGGGTTTTATAATATCTGTAATGGATCTCTTGGACTTGCTACTGGTATGGCAGCAAGTATTCCTCAATTTAATCTTTGTGAAGTAAATGAGGCAATGATTAAATTATTATGGAATCCAGATATTGATTTTGATGAAATATATTGTGCACCAGATTTCTGTACTGGAGCAACAATTTTAAATGCAGATGTTGTAAAAGAATCTTTAAGAAATGGACATGGAAAAGCTGCAATTATTCGTAGTAATGTAGAATATGATACTAATGAGAATTGTATATATATTACTGAAATTCCATATGGAGTTTATACAGGAACAATTATTAATCAAATTAAAAACGCTGTAGAAAGTGGAGAGTTAATTGGAATTAAAAAGGTTGATGATCTTTCTACTCGTAAGGCAAATATAAAAATTCTACTTGAAAAAAATATTAATTGTAGTAATGTCATAAAAAAGCTTTATAAATTAACTTCTGTCCAAGATAGTTATACAATTAATATGACAATGCTTGATAAAGGAAGTAGACCAAGAATATTTGGATGGCGTGACGCTCTTCAGGCACATCTTGATCATGAAATAGAAGTTCGTACAAAAATTCATCAATATGATTTACAAAAAATTGCTGCTAGAATTCATATTATCGATGGATTGCTTTTAGCCATTGCAAATATTGATGAAGTAGTAAAAATTATTAAAATATCTTCAAACAAAGATATTGCAAAGAAGAATTTAATAGATAGATTTAACTTTAGTGATGTACAGGCAGATGCAATTCTTAAAATGACTCTTTCTCGATTAATTAATCTTGAAGTTCAATCATATAAAGATGAAAGAGAGAAACTTTTAGCTGAACAGATAAGTATTCAATCAATTTTGGATAATAAAGAATTACTTTTTAAAGAAATTGAAGATGGGCTTAGGGCCGTAGAAAAAAAATTTGGAGATGCAAGAAGAACTCGTCTTATGAATCTTGATTATAAAAATGATGAATCAGATGCTGAACCTATTGAAAAGAAAGAACTTTTAATTCACTTTACAAATCTTGGCAATATATATACTCAAGAATCAACAACACTTATGACCACTCGCCGCGGCGGCAAGGGATCAAAAATTAAGTTAGCTAATAATGAAGCAATTATGCAGACTATAAATGACACTAACTTTAGTTCTTTACTGGTGTTTTCCAATAAAGGAAAAATGTATTCTCTTAGTATTGATGATCTACCTATAAATTCAAAAGTTAATGTTGCTCAATTCTTTGATTTTGAAGCTGGTGAACATATTACTACTGCTACATCAATTGCAAGAAAAAGTGAAGTTAAATATTTCGTTTTTGTTACAAAGAATGGTATGATAAAGAAAACAAAAGCTTCTGAATATGAGCATAAAAGAGGTAAATCTTTGAAGGCAATTAATCTTAAAGATGATGATGAAGTAATAAATGTCCATTTTGTAAATGATGAAAAAATTGGAATTTTGACTTCTGAAGGAAATTTTGTTATAATTGAAACAGAAGAAATAAACTCAATTGGTAGAACTACTTCTGGTGTTAGAGCAATTAAACTTGGGGCAGAAGATGTAGTAATTAGCTCTCACGTAATTTGTCGAAAGGATAATATGCTTATTACCATATCTCGTAGCGGCCTTGCTAAAAAAACTGCCCTTGAAGAATTTCCAGTATGCAATAGAGGAATAAAAGGAAAGAAAATTTCTGGAACTAGAAATAATGATTTTATTGTTGATTTCTTGACTATATCAGAAGATTCTGATATAATAAGTATATCGAATAGAGGAACAATCAAATTTAATACCTATGAACTGAGAAATCTTTCACGAGATGCCACTGGTGTTAAGGCAATAACTCTTAATGATGGAGACTATATTGTTGATTTAATCCGAGGTTAAAAATTTGACTTCTAATTTGAAATCTGATATAATAGAGGTATAGAAAATGATAGAGAAAATTAATTTAATTCGAGATAATAGAGATGCAGCTATTGCCGCACTCAATGTATATCTTGATAAGATTTATAATTTAACAGATAGTTATTTTGATAATGGAGTTCTTAAGAAAGAGCTCACTCCAGATGAAAAATTACAAAATTTTCTTCTTGAGCTAAGAGATGACGCACAGAAATTTGAAGCAGTAAGAAGAAAAATTATTGAGAATGATTTTAATTTATCTTTAAAAGAAATAAATTATGTTGCTCTTGCTTTTATATATCTAAGCGAAAGTTGGCAAAATCAAATTAAAAATTTAACGACAGCAAGAGAACAGGCACAGCAGATTATTAAAACATTGATGAGTAAGTCAAATACAGAAATTTCTGAAACAATAGAAAATTAAAAATTTGACTTTATTAAAAAATTATTGTATAATAATTATAGAAAGTTAATAAATAGCATGACCTGCTATTTAATTATAAAATATTAAATTTATTTATTAAAGGAGAGATGAAAAATGGCAACAAAGATGACAGAAGGAAGTAGAAAGGTATTTGAGTATCTTAAGAGTGCAGGTGCAGGCGTTAAGTTTACAACTAAGCAGGTTCAGAAAGCTCTTGGCTTTGAGAAGGCAGGCTCTGTAACAGGTTCTGTAACAGGTCTTGTTAGAAAGGGTTATGCAGAGAGATTTAAGGAGACAGTTGAGACAGAGGATGGAAAGACAAAGGAAATTAGCTATTTCTGTCTTACAGAAGCTGGCGCAGCATTTGATCCTGATGCTGAGACAGAAGCTAAGGCTGAGTAATTAATTATAAGTTAATGTGGAGAGTTAAACTCTCCACAAATTTATAACCCATTATTAATTAAAATTTTTATTATATTATATTTATGTTTTTGGAGGAATTATATGTTAGATATTAAAAAGGTACCGTCTACAAATAAGGTTACAATTATGGGTGTATTAAGTGAACTTAATATTGAAGAAAAGCAGACTTCAGATGGTAGAGAATATGTACAGGGTGTTGCAACTATCAAAGTAGATCAGGAAATTGGCGGAAAGACAGTGGAAAATGAAATTCCTGTAAGAATGTTCTCTATGAGATTGAAGAAAGATAAGACAAAGAATGCTATCTATGATAGTATTGTAAAAATGAAGGAAGATTTTATTTCTTTGGCTGCGGCAGAAACACTATCTCAGGCATCTAAAGTGCTTATTACAAGCGGCCAGATTCAGGAGAATATTTGGTTAGATAAGCAGACTAATCAACCAAGAACTGGTTTTCAGATTTCCTCAAATTTTATGAGAAAAGCTGGCGCTGATGACGAAGAAAATGCACGATTTGAGCTTTCTGGTGTAGTTGGAGATATAAAGGAAGAACTCAATAAAGACGGAGAAGAAACTGGAAGATTAATTGTAAAGTTTATTGTTATTGGATATCTTGGAAAGGCAGATGTAATTCAGCTTATTGCAGAGAATCCTTCGGCAGTAAATCATATTAGAACAAAGTGGGAAAAGGGTGATACAGTAACTCTTACTGGCGCAATTAATATGAGTTATACTGTAAAAACTTGGACAGAAGAGCAGGGATTTGGCGAGCCAATTAAGAGAACTCGTACAGAATCTAAAAGAGAATTGATTATTACCGGTGGTAGCCCTTGTGGTCTTGAGGAGGAGCTTTCTTATGATATGGATGCAGTTAAGCTTGCCCTCGATGAAAGACAGGGACGTATCGATGCTTTGTCAGTAAAAAAGCCAACAAATACAACTTCTGATAAGTCTTTTAATGTCGGATTTTAATATCCGATATTAACAAGATTTTTATGATGGAGGTATAATATGGCTATAGACTTATTGAAATTAGAGCCTCAGCAAATCAGTCGTAATTTAAAAGGTAAATTTACCTTACTTTACGGAGATCCTAAAGTTGGAAAAACAACTTTAGCTTCTGAAATTGATAATGTTTTGATTGCATCGTTTGAAATGGGTAGTAATGCATTACATAATGTTCGTGTTGCCCCGATGCAAAAATGGAAAGACTGGAAAGACACTGTACGCCAGCTTGTTAGAGATAAGGATACAGAAATTGAGTCTGGAAGAACTCTACAAGATACAATGTCAACAATAGCAATTGATACTGTTGATGAAGCATATAAGCTCTGTGAGAAATGGGTGTGTAATAGAGAGAGCGTAGAAAATATTAAAGATATTCCATGGGGCGGCGGCTATAAAATGGTTGATGAAGAATTTATGTCCGGCTTTAGAGAGTTGGCATTTAATGGATATGGTTTATTTTTTATTTCTCACTCAACTGAAAAAACAATGAAAGATGATAATGGAAAGGAGTATAATAAAATTGTTCCTGCATTACCAAATCGTCCATATAATTTAATCAATAAAATGGTTGATACGATAGCTTATTTAAGACAAATACCAGTTCAAATTGGGGATGCTATTGAACAAAAAAGATATTTGTTTTTTAGGGGTGATGATAGATTTCTTGCTGGTTCAAGATTTCATTATATAGTTCCTAGAATTGAACTTTCATATCAGAACCTTGTTAAAGCAATATGTGATGCTGTCGATGCCGAAGTCGCACATAAAGGCGGAACAGTTACTAATGATTCAAATCCATATACTCAAAGAGATTTTGATTATATGATGGACGAAGCAAAGCAGGTCTGGGGAAAAGTCGTTCAAGAAGAAAAAGTTGAACAGGCATTGGCAATTTTAAATGAAGAATTTGGTAAACCAACAAAATTTTCTGAAATCCTTCCAGATCAAATAGACCAATTTGATAATGCATTGTCTCGAATTAAAGAATTGGTTTAATTATAAGAGAGAAGGATTACTTCTCTCTTTTTTTTTGTTTAGGAGGTATTATGATATTTGTAATTGATTCAAACGTATTACTTGATTATCCTCAAATTGTGGAAGATAAAAATAATCAATTAATTATTGCAACAAGTGTATTAAAAGAATTAGATGGGTTAAAAAAGCATGTAAATAACGATATTGCTTTTAATGCTCGCCGCGCCGCTGTATATATCTCAAGAAATTTAAATAACATTAATTTTATAAGTGAATGTGAAAAATGGAATATGCCAGTTGATGATCAACTTCTTAAAATTACCAAAGAATGTGATGGAATTCTTATTACTAATGATGTTTATCTTAAAGTCCGCGCAACAATTGAAAATATTAAAACAAAAGGATATAGTAATAAAGATGATTATACTGGTGTTGAATATTGGTATATAAAAACTGATGAGAATCTTTACAATAAAGAATTAGATGAAGTTTTCACTACTGGTAAGATTCCATATGGAATAGAATTATGTGAAAATCAATATTTAATTGTAAAAGACATCAATAATCCTTATATTGATAAACATGGAGAAACAGATTATACAATTATGGGAGAATTTGTTTGTAAGAATAATAAATTATTGCCCATAAAAGAAAGAAAAATATGCAATCAATGGATCGATTGTATTATTCCAAGAAATGCAGAACAAACATGCTTATTTGATGCTATTTCAAATAAAGATAATACAATTATTTATGCCGGCGGAGGATTTGGAAGAGGAAAATCTTTTATTTTAAATAATTATGCAATTCAAGAATTGGAAAAAGAACATATTAAAAAAATAATATATGTTCCTAATAATGCTTTTACAGAAAATACAATGGATTTAGGAGCGCTCCCAGGAGAACTTTTGTCAAAAATAGAAGGACAAATAGGTCCACTAATTGATTTAGTCGGCATTGATAAAGTTCAAAATATGATCGCTATGGAACAATTAGAAATAGTACCAATGGGTTTTATTAGAGGAAGGAGTTTTACAGATTCTATTGTAATTGTAAATGAAAGTCAAAATCTTACGGAAGATCATATTAAATTACTTATTGCACGTTGCGGCGATGGTACTAGAATATTTTTTGACGGAGACATAAAACAATCTGATAGTCAACTTTTTAGAAATAAAAACGGACTTAAACTCTTACTTAATCTTCGTAAATCGCCTATTTATTCAAAAATGTTTGCTACGGTAAAATTAATAACAACAGAAAGAAGTAAGACAGCACAAGCTGCGCAATATCTCGATGATATTATATCAGGAATATAAAAAAAATTGGCTCTATTAATTCTATAATGGAGCCGATTTTCTTGACTTTTTTAATAAAATATGATATAATTTTATTATAAATAAGATAGAAAGGTGAAGAAAATGGGACAAAAACTTTCAGAAGAAATTATTAATAAAATTCCTGTTTTATATGAACAGTTAAAAAATAAAACTAAAGTAGCAAAAGAATTAGGAATATCTGTCGGTAGTGTTAATAAATATTTAACAATAATTTCCGCCGCGCCAATAAAAGAAGAAAAAAAGTCAAGAGTAAAAATTACAGATGAAATCATCAAAAAAATTAATGATGAATATGTAATATGCAAAAATATGAGCGCTGTAGCGAAAAAAATAGGCATATCACCATCAACAGTAAAAAAATATTTATCTGAAGAAAATAAAACATTAAATAAACAATTAAATGATGATAGAGATGCTCTTTGGTATTATATTTATCGTTTATTTGGACAATATAGTGAAGATAAACCGGTAAGCGATTGGAATATTACACAAATGATGAAATTTAAAAATCAGGGAATGACATATCGTGGACAATTATTATCTTTAAAATATTTTTATGAAATTAAAAAAAATTCAATAAAAAAATCTAATGGTTCAATTGGTATGTAACAATGCCTGTTATATCCTTTCCACTAATCAGTGGGGTCAAATATTATTTGGCTAACGGGGAAGCCTGAAGCCCCTGTCGTGATGATATAGGTATGGTAATCCCGTGGGAATCTTAATTTATTATATTTCTTTTCCAACTCTGCTACATTATAAATGAACGGAGGTGAAAGGAAATGTTTGAAAAATTCGACAACATTTCTGGAATTTATAAAATAACTTTCCCTAATAATAAAATCTATATTGGATTAAGTTCTAATATTAGAAAGAGATTAATTGCTCACAATAAAACTAATGATGATTTACCAGTTCATCGAGCGATTAAAAAATATGGGAAAATTTCAGATGAGAATGTAGAGATTATAGAAATTGTTTCTCAGCCTTTATTACGAGAAAGAGAAAAATATTGGATTGATTATTATAAATCTTTTTTACCAGAGAATGGTTATAATTTAACTCTTGGTGGAGATGGAGCTTCTCCTGGTGTATTTAATACTTCTGCAAAATTGAATCAAGAAAAATTAAATGAATTGATTAAGGACTTAATTGATAATACAATTTTCATAAAAGTTTTATCAAAAAAATATGGTTTGAGTGCCGAAGCTATTAGTGATATTAACCAAGGTAAAAGATACTATAATAAAAATTTAAGCTATCCACTTAGAAAAGATACTAAATTTACATCTGAACAAATGAAAAATATTACAGGTGTAAACAAAGGAAGTTCTAAGTTTTCTTTAGAGGAAATAACAGAAATTGTAGATTTACTAAAAAATTCTTCATTTTCTTTTAAAGACATTGCAAAACAATTTAATTGTAGTTATGCAACAATCTCTAATATTAATAATGGGAAACATTATCCAGACATTTCTAATTCTTATCCAATTAGAAAAAAAAGAAAAGCAACTAAATTATCTAAAGAAGATATAGCTAAAATTTGTGAGTTAATACAAAATACAAATATAAGCTTTGTCAAAATTGCAAAAGATTTTAATATTTCAGATAGTACTGTTGGAAGGATAAATTCTGGTAAATATCATTTTGATGAAAATAAAGAATATCCTTTAAGAAAAAAATAAATTAAGAAGCCTGTATCGACTATCCTCGAATCGGAGGAGTAGGATGATTATTGATACATCATTCGAAATGGATATTCCAATTTTATATTGGTAAGATATAGTCAGTGCTTATAGAAATATAAGAAAGACACGATTATTCCTTTTATTTATGATGAAGCAAAAATTTATTACTCTAAAATTGAACAGCAACAAAAAGAAATTGGAGATGCAATTCAAAAACAACTTGAAAAAGATAGACTTGAAATAAAATACTCTCCTTCAGATTATATCGGAAAAAAGAAAAAAAAGAAAGAAATAGATTTAAATACTATTTAAGGGGTGATGTGCTATAATTCAGATAGATAGACATAGTATAATTCAAGTCTTAGGTAGTCTAATGAATAAACCAGATTTATTAAGTGAAACAGATAAATATTTTTTAGAGCCTGGAGACTTTACTCAGCAACTTGATAAATTTATTTTTTCTGCAATTTATAATTTGTATATTAATGGAGCGGAACAAATTCATGCAGTAGATATAGATACATATTTACAACAGAATGCCTTAGCTAAACAATTAATGGAAAAAGAAAATGGTAAAAGTTTTCTTCAAGATTGTGAAATTGAAAGCGATGTTAGTAATTTTAATTATTATTATAATAAATTAAAAAAATTTAATTTAGTTCGTGATTTACAGCTCTCAAAAAATGATATTGATAACATTTATTGCGAAGATATACTGAATGAAAGATATACTGAAATTAATGATAATTTTGAAAAAATGCAAGTAGTAGATATTATTAATATTTTAAAATCAAAAGTAGCAAATGTTGAAAATAAATATGTTTTAAATAATATTACTGAAGAAAGCTGTCCGGCGGATTCTATTAGACAGAGAGTAAAAGAGTGGAAAGCTAAACCAGAAATTGGATGTATGCTTCAGGGAGAAATTTTTAATACGATTACCAGAGGAGGAAGAAAAGGAAAACTATACATTCGTTCTGCTGGTAGTGGAGTGGGAAAAACTCGTTCAATGGTTGGAGATGCATGTCATATTGCTTATCCTATCCGTTATGATACAAGGGTTGGAAAATGGATATCAACTGGAAGTTGTGAAAAAGTTTTATATGTAATGACAGAACAAGATACAGAAGAAATAGATACCATGATTATGGCATATTTAACTGGTTATAATGAAGATGTTTTCACTTATGGAACTTTTGATGAAAACGATCCTCGTATTCAAACAGCAATAGATATAATGGAAAGATATAGAGATAATATGAATTATGCAAAAGTTGCAGATCCATGTTCTTCTATAATAAAAAATCTTTTTAGAAGAAGAAATCTTCAAGATGGAATAGAAAACTTTTTTTATGATTATATCTTTTCCTCTCCAGCAATGTTAGATGAATATAGGGATTTAAAGATTCGCGAGGATAAACCTAAAACAATGTCCTCAAAATAACTTTTCCGCTTATCAGCGGGGTCACTTATGTGGCTATCGGTATCAGCTAAATAAGACTAGCGCAAATAGCGAGATGGCGCTGTATCCCAAAGACGAATACGCTGACTAAGAAAGCCTACGGTCCAGTAATGGATAGCAGGTAATACCGAGGGACGATTTTATTAGAGTAATCTTACCAAAACATCACATATATGTAGAGGTGAGGTTGAAATGAAATTCAATTATTATAAAATTACCAATATTAAAAATAATAAAATTTATATTGGAATTACCGAAAAAGAAACATCTGAACGTATTAAACAACATTTTTCAAAACTAAGAAATAATTGCCATAATAATTATAAGTTGCAAAAAGATTGGAATGATTATGGCGAAGATTCTTTTATCTGGGAAACAATAGAAACATTAAAATTTGATTCTCCAGAAGAAGGTTATTATCATGAATTTGAATTAATTCAAAATAATAACTCAGTTATATTAGGATATAACATTCTACAAGGTGGAGACTTAAATCCAATGTATACGGATTCTGTTAAGAAAAAAATGACTGCAACAAAACAATCTCAGGTTCCTAACGTATATCAATTAAAAGAAATTGAGGAAAATATTTTCAAAATAATAAAAATTTATCCTTCTCAAAAAAGTATACAGAAAGAAACAAATTGGAGCCAAGGAAATATTCAAAAAGCAATTAAAAATCATAGAATGGCATATGGATATTTTTGGATAACAGAAAACGAGATAGAAAATTTTGAAAAACAGTGGCGTCCAGCAAGGGTAAAAATCACACCTACCGCTCAATTAGATGATAATAATCAAATAGTAAAAGTTCATCATAATATGGCGGATTTTTGTCGAGAATATGGGTGGAAAAATGATGTAGTACGTTCAGCGATTAATCGTAATGGTAAGGCCAAAGGCATAAAATTTATACGAATTTCAGAAGAAGAATATTATAATATAAAACCGATTACTCTAATAAAATAACCTGTAACGACTATCTCTTATCATGAGAGAGTAGAGACACTATTGATACGTGTCGCCGCGGCGGTAACAATGCGGCTGAGAATCGAAAGAGTTATACCCAAGTGGTGAAATATAGTCTATACCTTTGGAAACAAAGGAATAATATGGTTGCTCTTCGAATGTTTACAACAACACTGAAAAATCTTGCGGTTGAATTAAATGCTTTTATTCTAACATCGACTCAATTAAGTAATGATGATGATCCTAAAGGAGGTTTTAAAGATTTTAGAAACGTACAAGGCTCAAAAGCAATTGTAAATCTTGCTGATTTTGCTTGTATTATGTCAAGGCCTTCTATAGAAGAACTTAATCAAGTTGCAGAATTTAAAAAATCTTTTGGTTTTACTCCTAATTTAGTTACCGATGTTTATAAAAATAGACGTGGTAGATGGAATATGGTTAGAATATGGTCCATGCACGATTTAGGAACTTGTAGAAAATATGATTTATTTATTACAACTGCAAACATGAAATCTGTTGATAATTTTATAATTATTGACTTTACAGCATATGAAGATGAAACATTAAAAGATCTTGAATTATTATATAATACTGGCGAAATTTCAGATACACTTAATAATAATCAATTATATATTGAGCCAAATTCAGAAAATATATTAGACAATTTAACAAATGCTTTTGGCGATGATAATGATAGATTAGAACGGCTTAAAGATAGGAGCATTAGTGATTTATTATGAACAATATAGACTTAAAAGAATTAGCTAATCAGATTTCTCCAGAAAAAATAATAGAATTAGTTACTGAACTTGGCAGCGATGAATATATTGATAAGGATAATTATATTATTTTTAAAACAATATGTCATAACATAGATCCATCTGATGCAAGTATGAAACTTTATTATTATAAAAAGAATAAAAAGTTTCATTGCTATACTGATTGTGGAGATAATTTTAACATTTTTACTTTATTTGAACGTCGTTATAAATTACTTGGAATTGAATATAATTTTTATAAAGATATCGTATTAAAAATAGCAAATGGACAAAAAGTACAATTAAAAGACGATAATTTTTATGATGTTTATAAGTCAATTTATGGTGATTATAAGTCTGATAAACCAGAAATCAATTTTAATATTTTAAATCCAAATTTATTAAATATCTTTACTTTTGTTGCGACGCCGGAATGGCTAAATGATGGAATTAGTGAGGAAGTAATGAAGCAATATAATATTAAATATTCTATTGAACAAAATAAAATTATTATTCCTCATTATGATATTAATAATAATTTGATTGGAATAAGGGGCCGCGCCCTCAATGAAGAAGATATCGCAATAGGAAAATATATGCCAATACAGATAGAAGGGATAATTTATTCTCATCCTCTTATGTATAATCTTTATGGTTTAAATATTGTAAAAGACAATATTAAAAAATATAAAATGGCAATTGTTGCAGAATCAGAAAAATCTACAATGCAATATGCAACAATGTTTGGAAAAGAAAAAAACATATGTGTTGCTTGCTGTGGTAGCTCTTTCCATAACTATCAACTTGAATTGTTATTAAAAGCTGGCGCTGAAAAAATATTAATAGCTTTTGATAAAGAATGGGAAACATGGAAAGAAGAAGAAAAATATTTTAATAAATTAAAAAATATCTGTGATAAATATAAAAATAAATGTAAAATGGGATTTATTTTTGATACACAAAATTTATTAAATTTTAAAGATAGTCCTTTTGATAAAGGACCAGAAGTTTGTAAAAATCTTATTAAACAAGGAGTTTGGATATAAATGAAATATATGCAGAAAACATCTTATTCAATTAAAGAAAATTTCTTAAAAAATCTTTTAATTGATAGAAAAATTATTCCAGAGAATGATAATAAATATCAGCAAATGTTTTTTAATCCATCAAAAGAAAACTTACATAATCCATTGGACTTAGATCATATGGAAGAAGGTTTTAAATTATTCCTTAAACATTTGGCGGCGGGCAGTAAATTTTATTATGTAGTTGATAGCGATGCAGATGGAATTACATCTTCAGCCGTTATGATTAATTATATGGAAAATCATTTAAGAAAAAATTATCCTGATTTTACAATTGATTATCATATTCCTGATGGAAAGGAACATGGTCTTGATACTATTATGAATATTCTTACCCCAAAGAAACTTTATGATATTATTATTCTACCAGATAGTTCAAGTAATGATTATGAATATCACAAAGTTCTTAAAGATATGGGATATGATATTTTAGTGCTTGACCACCATGAAGCAGAAAAATATAGTGAAGATGCTATTGTTATTAATAATCAGCTTTCCAAGAATTATCCCAACAAAAGTTTAAGTGGCGTTGGTGTTGTTTATAAATTTTTACAATATTGCGATAGTCAGTTAAATTTAAATGGAGCTGATGATTATCTCGATCTAGTTGCCGCCGGCATGTGCGGAGATATGATGAATTTAAATACTCTTGAAAATAGATATATTTGCGATTATGGTTTTAGTCATCTTAAAAATTTTGGACTAAGAAAACTTGTTAAACAACAAGGCTATTCAATTTTTGGCTTAGCTACAGATGCTCTTACTGAGACGTTTTTAGATAATACAAAATTAACTCCAATTCAGGTAGCATTTTATATTGTACCTCTTATTAATGCTCTCATTCGAGTTGGAACACCAAATGAAAAAGAATTATTATTTAAATCCTTTGTTAAAGGTGATGAAATTATTCCTTCTACCAAGAGAGGTCATAAAGGAGAGATGGAGACAATTGCAGAACAAAGTGCAAGAAATTGCGCAAATGCAAGGGCAAGACAAAATAGAGAAAAAGATAAGGCTCTTGATCTTTTAAACATTCAAATTTCAAATGATTGTCTTGACGACAATAAAATTCTTATTCTCAATGCAGATGAGCTGGATGTATCAAATACACTAACTGGTCTTTGTGCGATGGGTGTCGCTGCAGACTATAAAAAGCCAGTATTGCTTGGTAGAATTAATAATGAAGGATATCTTAAAGGTTCAATGAGAGGAAGAGGAGAATCAGAACTTAAAGATTTTAAAGAATTTTTATTGAAAAGCGGTTATATGGAATATGTTGAAGGTCATGCCAATGCTGCGGGATTTTCAATTAAAGCAAGCGATGTTCCAAAGCTTTATGAATATGCAAATAAAGAGCTTGCTGATATTAATTTTAATGAAGGTTTTTATGAAGCAGATTTTATAGTTAATGGGAATTGCTCATATCTCAATGATATGATTCTTGATTTAGAGCGCGGGAAAGATTTCTATGGACAAAATTGTGCTGAGCCAATTATTATTTCAGAAAATATTACGATTGATATTGATACAATTCAAACTATTGGAACAAATAAGGATACACTTAAATTTGTATTTAATAATATCACTTATATCAAATTTAAAGCTAAAGATTTAATTAATAAATTAGCACAATATAACGGTAAAATTTCTATTACTATAGCGGGGAAAGGCAATGTTAATGTCTGGGGTGGCAGAGAAACTCCACAGATAATTTTAGAAGAAATTGAAATAAAACCTATTAATACTAACGATTTTTAAGGTGATTTTTTTATGTTAGATATTAAAGCATATGAAGGACTTTATTCTATTACTAGCTGTGGAAAAGTTTACTCTCATAAGCGAAAAAAATTTTTGAAATCAGTAAAAGATACTGGAGGATACTATGTAGTTACTTTGAGTAAAAATAATCAAAAAAGAAAATTTTTAATCCATAGACTAGTATTAGAAGCTTATTTGCCTATTGAAAACATGAGTTCTTTACAAGTAAATCATAAAAATGAAAACAAAGAAGATAATTTTCTTAATAATTTAGAATGGGTAACCAATAAAGAAAATATAAATTATGGGACTAGAAATAAAAGAGTAGGTGAAAAATTAAAAGTTTCAAACAAAAATAATCCTAAGCTTAGCTTTAAAATAATATGCGTAGATCTTCAAAAAGAATTCCCCAGTATAAGAGAAGCGGCAAGACAAATGGGATTAGATGCTAGTTATTTATCTAAACAGATAAAGCAAGGGAAAAAAGCTTATGGTTTTACTTGGAAATATAAGGAGGAAATATAATATGGATATCATGAAAAGAACAGATGAAATTAAAGTAGATACAGAAGAAGAAGCAATGGCATTAATAGAAAATTTTAAAGAAAAGGCAAAAACTGATGGATATGAAGTTGTAAGTCATACTGCCACACTAAAAGAGAAAAAATCAAAAGGCGAAGTAATAGATTCTTATTATATCGTAAAAATCGTAATGAGATGGTAACTATAAGTCAAGAGATATTCTCTTGACTTTTATTATAAATTATGTTATAATATAAATATAAAGAGATGAATTTTATAGATTATTTAACACTTTATTCTACTTATTATTAGAACAAAGTGAAAGGAGGGATAAAGATGGCAATCATCTATAAAATTACTAATAAAATTAATTCCAAAATTTATATCGGAGAAACTATTCGAACATTACAAGTAAGATGGAATGAACACAAAAGCGAGTCTTATACAGAGGGGCATGGATATTCTTATCATCTACATTGTGCAATTAGAAAATATGGGGTAGAAAATTTTCTTGTAGAAGAAATTGAAAAATGCCCAGATGATCAACGTTTCATCAGAGAACATCATTACATTATGTTGTTTAACTCGTTGGAACCAAATGGATATAATTGTATCGCAGAGGGACAAGGTGCAATTAAAATCCCATCTGAAGTAATACTTGAAAAATGGAATGAAGGATATGGAGCAACAGATATAGCAAAACAACTCAAAACTCATATGAGAGTTATTACAGATAGACTAAAATCACATGGAGTTTCTCAAGAAGAAATTTATCACAGACAAGGAGAGCAAACTGGAAAAAGATGTTCGTTTAAAGTATTACAATATACTTTAGATGGAGAATTTATAAAAGAATGGGAGTCTGCTTCATCTTGTGAAACTGATGGTTATCAACAGTCGGCGATAAGTAGTGTTTGTAACCAAAAACAAATTTCAGCATACGGATATTTATGGAAATATAAGCAAGATGAGCGTCCTATAACGGAATGGGTTGAAAGAGTAAAAAACAAAAAACAAGCGGGAAAGCCAAAGAAAAAGGTTTTACAATATGATTTAAGTATGAATTTTATTGCAGAATATGAGTCCGCTGCCGCTGCAGCGAGAGCGATGGGAAAAACAAGTAAATCCAACCTATGCAGAGCGGCGAGAGAAAATAAAACTGCTTATGGATATTTATGGAAATATAAGGAGGATTAATAATGAATTTGAATAAAATACCTCGTATGGATGTTCATTCTCATAGTGAATATTCTAATTTAAGATTAATTGATTCAATTAATCGTCCGAGAGACATGATTTTAACTGCATATCAATTAGGCATGTCAGGTATTATTTTAACAGATCATGAAACTGTATCTGGTCATGTTACATGGCTAAATGAAGAAAAAGATTTAAAAGAAAAAGGATTGATTCCACCTGAATTTAAGTGCGGCTGTGGAAATGAAATTTATTTGGTAGATGATAGAAATAATATACAGCGTTATTGGCATTTCATTTTGGCGGCGAAAAACACCGAAGGACATAGAGCCTTAAGAGAGCTGAGTTCAATTGCTTGGTATAATGGCTTTTCTTCAAAGGGCCTTATGAGAGTTCCAACTCAGAAAGATGAGCTTGCAGAAATTGTAAAAAAATATCCGAATACCTTAATTGCAACAAGTGCTTGTCTTGGCGGCGAACTCCCTCATTTAGTAGCTAAGCTTGTAGATGCTGAAAAGAAGAGTTTAAGTGAAGAGGAAATTCTTAATATTAAGCTCGAAATTGTTGCATTTTTAAGATATTGTGTTGATTTATTTGGCGATGACTTTTATATTGAAATCGCCGCTGCAGATTCAAAAGATCAAAAAGTATTTAATCAAAGAATTAAGTCGATTGCAGAATCTCAGGGAATTAAAATTGTAATTGGTTCTGACGCACATTATCTTACAGCCAATGAAAGAGAACTTCATAAGGCTTATCTTAATTCAAAAGAGGGCGAACGAGAGGTAGATAATTTCTATTATTTTGCTCATATGATGGATAATGAAGAGGCATATGGATATATTTCAGATATTTATTCTGAAGATGATTTTAAAGAATTTTGTGAAAATTCTATGGAGATTTATAATAAGATTGAAGGTTATGACATTTTTAGAAATCCTATTATTCCCGAAGTAAAAGTAATTCCCAAAGAGTGCCCCGTAAGCTTAGAATGGGTAGAAAAATACACATATCCTGTTTTATATAATTTAGTTATCAGTAATAATATCCAAGAAAAATATTGGGTGTCAGAATGTTTAAATGCATTGGTTAATAAAAACCTTTGGAATGGAAAATATCTTGAAAGACTCGAAATTGAAGCAAAGGTAATTAAAACAATTGGAGAGAAGCTTGGAGATTGTCTGTTTAAATACTTTAATACCTTTCAGCACTTTATTGATTTGTTCTGGGAATGCGGCTCTCTCGTAGGACCTGGAAGAGGTTCAGCAGTATGTTTTTTATCTAACTATCTTTTAGGTATTACACAGCTCGATCCCGTGGTTTGGAATCTTCCTTACTGGAGATTAACTTAATTTATAGTTTAAAAGTCTCCCTTTTATAGCAATATAGAAGAAAACAACTTTGTGAACTTGTGGTCTAAGGTGTTGATTTAACGTTTAGGATTTGTAGGAAATGACAAATAGTAAATCAGCTAACAGGGGAATCTTTAATACCGAAAACATTAAAGACAATCCTGTGCCAAGCTACTTCCATATTGGAGAGACAATATGGGAGTTGAAGGTGCATCGACTATCGAAAGGATAGTGACAATAGTAATATTGTTATGAATAACTGAGTAGAGTAGAGTGGAAATGACCGCCATCCGAAGTGCAAAGGCTCTCATAGTAGACTAATTCAAATGATTAAAGAGGTGTTTATTATGGGATACATTTACAAAATTACAAATAAAATTAATGGAAAAATTTATGTTGGACAGACGATTAAGAATTATGAAGAAAGGTTTCGTCAGCATCGACTAAATTATAATAAAGAATATTTTTCTCAAATTGTTTTATATAAAGCTTTTAAAAAATATAGCATCGAAAATTTTTCTTTTGAAATGATAGAAGAAGTAGAAAGAGAAAAATTAGATGAAAGAGAAAAATACTGGATTGAATATTATAATAGTTATTTTAACGGTTATAATTCAACTTTAGGCGGAAGACTAGTAGAATTATATAATTGGGATGAAGAAGATATTATTCAAAAATATTATGATTTAAAGTCAGCAAGAAAAGTAGCAAAAATTATAGGATGCGATCATAGTTCTATTGATAAAATTTTAAATCGTCACAATATTAAAAGATTTACTTTATCAGAGTCTATAGCAACTACCAATATAATAATTGAAAGAGATGATTTTAAAAAAATCTTTTCAAATACAAGAGATTGTGGAAAATGGTTTATTGATAATAACTATACAAGATCAAAAGACATCAATAATGTTACACATTATTTAAGAGAATGTCTAAGAAAAAATAAACCCTATTGTAATTTTAAAGTGTATTATGAGAGTAAGATATAGTCAGTCCCGCTGGCGACAGCGAATCAAGGCGTTTTAAATGAAGAAAGAGTAGAACTGCCTAAACTAAATATTGGGCAGTATAAAATAGGTGAACACATCCAGTGGTGTGCTTAATATTGTATTATTAAGTGCTAACGGTAGAAGTGAAATAAGGCTTTTATGCGCGAATCAGCTTCAGAAGAGAGCCTACGGTCCAAAAATGGATAGCAGGTAATACCGTGCTAAGATTAAATTTAATCCAGTTTTCCGGAAAATTTGTAATATTTTTTCTAAAATTTCACTTTATAATTGAGGTGATGAATTATGGAAAAAGAAATCAAAGATTTTCCAGGTTATACAATTACAGATGATGGTAAAGTTATTAGTTATAAATTTAAAGAGCCAAGAGTTATGAAAACTTGGTTACAACAAAGCGGTTATGAGAATATTAAACTATGTAAAGAAAATAAAACTTATCATTTTCTTATTCATAGATTAGTAGCAGAAGCTTTTATTCCAAATCCAAATAACTTACCGGAAGTAAATCATAAGAATAAAATAAGAAATGATAATAGAGTTGAAAATTTAGAATGGTGCAATAGAAAAGACAATCTTTATGATAGTTATTCAACTATGAATCCAGTCCGAAATTTTAGAGAATGTTATTTAGTGAAAACTGGAGCAGATGAACCGATTAAATATTTCCGATCAATTCTCGCCGCGGCTCAATATGCAAGTGAAAATCTTGGGTGTAGTTTGAGTGGAATGAGAAGAAATCATAAATCAAAAGGTTATGAAATTAAATTTAATAAAGTGTAACGACTAAATTGAAAGTTTTACTTTCAAAGAGGATTGGAGATGGATACCAGTCCGTAGTGCCTATGAAAGAGTTTAAATACTCTGGAAAGAGATAGTCTATTCCCTAATAAATATCGGGAAACCGAGGGTAGATAAAGGATATTGATATTGACCTTACCCCATCAAAAAGAAAGAAAGTATTTGAAGCAATTCGTAAAGAAAGAGGAGAACTTAACTGTGTACAGGTTTGTACTTTTGGTACAGAAGGAACTCGTTCAGCTATCGCCGCGGCATGTCGTGGTTATAGAAGCGAAGAGTATCCTGATGGTATTGAGGTAGAGACAGCTCAGTTTTTAAGTGGTCTTATTCCAATGGAAAGAGGTTTCTTGTGGTCAATTCATGATGTAGTTTATGGTAATGAAGAGAAAGACAGAAATCCAAACGAAACTTTTATCAAGGAAGTAAGTAAGTATCCGGGACTGTTAAAGATTATTCAGTCTATTGAAGGGCTTATCTGTAAAAGAGGGCAGCATGCTTCTGGTGTAATCCTTTATAATAATTCTCCTTATGATACCAATGCATTAATGAGAAGCCCTAATGGAGATTTAACCACGCAGTTTGATCTGCATATGAGTGAACAGTGCGGCGACGTAAAATATGACTTTCTTGTTACTGAAATCTGTGATAAGATTACTATTTGTATTGATATGTTGCAGAAAGAGGGATTCTTTGAAAATGATTTAGGATTGAGACAGGTTTATGACCGATATCTCCATCCAGCAGTATTAAATCTTGAAGATAGTCGTATGTGGGATGCACTTGGAAATGGTACGGTAATGGATGTATTCCAGTTTAGTACTGGCGTAGGATTAGCAACCGCAAAACAAATTAAACCAAGAGATCCCGTTCAGTTAACTTCTGCTAATGCTCTTATGCGTCTTATGGGTGAAAAAGGCAAGGAGCGCCCCATGGATAGATATTGCCGTCTTAAGAATGATATGCAATTATGGTATAGAGAAGTAAGAAGCAGAGGATTATCTGAAGAAGAAATAAAAATTCTTGAGCCATATTATCTTCCCAACTTTGGAACGCCTTGTAGTCAAGAGGACCTTATGGAAGTATGTATGGATAAGAATATTGCTCATTTCACTCTTGCCGAGGCAAATATGGCAAGAAAAATTGTGGCTAAAAAGCAGGTTAAGAAAGTTCCAGAGCTTAAAGAAAAGTTTATTTCTCAGTGCCCAAACAGAGTTCTCGGAGAATATGTGTGGGAAACAGTTATGGAACCACAGATGTCATATGCGTTAAAATGCTGACGCCCTAAATAGTGATATTTAGTGAAAAAAGAGTTTAAACTGCGGGAAACCCCTTAGAGCCTTAATAACCAAACGATAATAGCAATATTGTCGCGGCGGCTAGTAACGGAGTCGGTATGGTAAAATCATTAAGGATTGGGCAATCAAACGCAGCGAAATCTCAATTTATTATATTTTCTTCTAATAAAAATATACTTTTTATTGGAGGTGATGTAATGGGATATAAAAAATATAGCAGAGAGCAAGAATTGCAAATTGTTGAGGAATATCGACAAGGAGCTCCTGTAGAGATTTTAAGAGAAAAATATGGTTTTAAAACCAGAAAATCCATTACAGATAAAGTCAAAAAATATTTTCCAAATGAATGGGAAGATATTAAACAGCAAAATAAAAACGCACAAAAAGGTTATTGTTATAAGATGGAAAAATTATCTAATGAATTTGATGCCTATTTTTTAGGATTACTTTTAACAGATGGCTATATCGTATCAAATAGAAATCAAGTTGGAATAGATTTAGCGGATGAAGATTGCATTAAATTTTTATCAAAAACTATCGGGAAGGAGTATAAAACATATTCTTCTAATAGATATCATGAATTAAATAACAAAATAATCGAAGATAAGCAAAATAAATATAGATTATTGTTGTCTGATAAAGAATTAATAGAAAATTTAAAAAGATTTGGTGTAATTGAGCATAAAACGAATATCATACCAGCCCCAAAGTTGTTATTAGAAGAAGAGAAATATATCCCGTATATTATACGCGGAATTATTGATGGTGATGGTAATATTGATGTTCAAAATAATACTATTGGTTTTAGAATAGCAACTAAATCTTTAGAATTTGCAGAATGGATAAAGAATATATTAGTCAATAAAATGTTTATGCAAGATATCAATATTCATTTAAATAAGAACAATCTATATATTATAGAAACTTATCAAATTTTAAATATTTTTAAATTATTCGCTCTTTCATATAATAAACCTTTTGGTATGCAAAGAAAATATAATAAAATTAGAGAGACGTTCAGAGACTATAATAACTCCTTCTTTTAAAACAAAGAAGATGGTATAGTCCAGACCACAACAGTATTTATACTGGATTATGAAAGTAATTGTGGTAGGTGCAAAACCTCATGCACTTGCATATAGTTTTGTTGGTATTCAAACTCTCTATCTTGCAACAAATTTCCCCGAAGTATTTTGGAATTGCGCTTGTCTTATTGTTAACGCCGGTGGCGCGGAGTTGATGGATGCAAATGACGTAGATGATGATGAAGACGATACAGAAAAAAAGAAAAATAAAAGCGTAAACTATGGTAAAATTAGTACAGCTATTGGAGAAACTTTGAAAAAAGGAATTTCAGTTTTACCACCAGATATTAATCGTTCTTCTTTAATTTTTTCTCCAGACCTTGAACAAAATTCAATTGTATATGGTCTTAAGGGCATTACAAGAATTGGCACCCAGCTTGTATATGATATTATTGATGGAAGGCCATACACATCAATTAATGATTTTTTAAATAAAATTAAAGTCAATAAAATACAAATGATTGCATTGATAAAATCAGGAGCATTTGATTCTCTTTGCGGAAATCGAGAAACTGCTATGAAAGATTATCTTGATTTAATTGCCGACAAAAAGAAAAGAATTACACTTCAAAATATGCAAAAATTAATTGAATTTAATTTAATACCTAATGAATATGAATTTGAAGTTAAGGTATTTAATTTTAACAAATATATTAAGAAATTTAAAGAGGGAACAGATTATCGCCTTGATACAATTGCCATGAAATTTTTCACTGAAAATTATGATGAAAGTGTTCTAAGAAATATTGTAGTAAATGGAAATGAACAAACAGCATTAATTTCTCAGTCCACATGGGATAATACCTATAAAAAAGCAATGAACCCAATACGAGATTGGATGAAAAAGAATCAACAACAAATTCTTGATGCTCTTAATCAAAAACTTGTAGAATTAGTTGCAGAAAAATATACTGAAGGCACCATTAGTAAATGGGAAATGGATTCTCTTGGATTTTATTATCATGATCATGAACTAATAAATCTAAAAAAAGATATTTATGATATAACTAACTTTTTTAATTTACCAGAAGAACCGGAAATTGATCGATCATTTGAAAAAGATGATAAGAAAATTAATATGTATAAAATTCATCGTATTGCTGGAACAGTAATTGATAAAGATAAAAATAAAAGTAGCGTAATTTTACTTACACAAGATGGCGTTGTGACAGTAAAGGTTTGGAAGAATCAATATGCAATTTGGGACAGACAGATTGCAAGAAAGAATCCGGATGGTACAAAAACTATTATTGAAAAAAGTTTTTTTCAAAGAGGAAATAAATTAATTATCACAGGAATCCGTAGAGAAGATAATTTTATTCCTAAAAAATATAAAAATACAGAATGGCCATTGTTTGAAAAAATTATTGAATTAGATGATAAAGGATTTATCATTGAATCGGCTACAGAAAGAGCGGAGGTAGATTAATGGCAAGCATTTGTTTATATGACATAGACCTTCTTCATAGCTCAGGATTTGCTCCTCCAAATCTTGAGCTTATGAAAATCTTTAATTATCACAATCAATTAGGTGACATAGTAAAAATGGCAATGCCAAATGAAGATTTTGGTAGATATAATCAAATTATTTATTTTAAGCAGAGTCTAAAACAAAAAATTCCGAAAAATTTACAATTAAGTGGAGAAAATATACAAATTTATGGTTATGGTTTTTATAAAAAAATTACTCCATTAAAAAATGAAATTGCATTAACTCCGCCAAGTTATTTGCCTTATTATGGGAAAATTGAAGAAAAAATAAAAAATATTCGTCAATTTAGAATGATAGAAAAAAATTCTATCATTAGAGTTGAAAATAATGACTTTACAGGATTTAAAGAAAATTGTAATAATATCTATGTCGCCGATGAAAATTTTCTTTACTCATTTGGCGCAGAAGATTTTATAAATGAATATAAATTAAAATATAATATTAAATTCCTTCATGCTCTTGTTGCAAAAGATGAAAAAACTTTTGAAAAGTTTTTTTCAGTAGCTATCAGGAGTGGCCGCCAAATGGTAATTGACTTTCAATTTTCATTAGATTTTTTTAAAAAATATTATTATGAAAATGTTTTGTTTTCATCAAATAGAAATGATAATGAAATAGTAGAAGATTTTCTTTGTAGAATTGTAAAGATGATATTATTTGCAAAAAACGAGCAAAAAATAATTAGATTTTCTCCAATTACATATAGTAAAACTGAATTAACACTATATCCTTTGTTAACATTATGGAAAGATTTAATAAGCTGGAGTAGAGATTGTTCTCAAGATTCTTTCTATAACTTTTATAAAAATAATAGAGATATTTATAAATTAGATGATATGTTAAATAAATCAAAAAATTTAAGATTAATTATGAAACAGAATCCAAAAACATTTGATACTCAAAACGTTGACTTTTGGTAGTAATTATGTTATACTTTTATTAAAAGGAGGGATTAAAATGGATGAATTAAAAAAATTAAAAATTCAATTACAGGAAAAAGAAAATGAATTATCAAAAAACTTGCAGACTTTTGTTCTTAATCCCAATATTTGTAATTTAGTAACAGAAATTTCAGATATTAAAGAAAAAATATCATTATTGGAGGACAATAATAATGGAGAAAAATCAGATTAATTTTACAGATGAAAATGGACAATTAATTCCACTTAAAGAAATTCAAAAAACTGTTGAAGAAATTTATAATGAAGCTAAAGAACATATTGAGGATCATGAAAATACTGAAAATAATGAAGATAATTGTGATGGAAGCATATTAGACACCTTAACAGATCCAGAGCTACAGATAAATGGTGAAAATACTATCAATACACTTAATTTTTTAGAAAGATCTTTATATCTTTGTGATGAAATAAAACCAGAGTGTGCAATTGCGTTTGCTGATGCAATTCGATTTTGGAATAAAGTAGATGAATTAGACGAAACTCCAGTTGAAGATAGAGTTCCAATAAAAATTTATATTGATTCTCCAGGAGGAGATTTAGATGCAACATTTAGTATTATAGATTCCATTGCTTTATCTAAAACTCCAATATGGACGGTAACAATTGGTTGTGGCTGTAGTGGAGCGTTTTTTATTGGAATATCTGGACATAGACGTTTTGGCTATCCACATTCTTCTTATTTATTTCATGAAGGTTCAGCTCAAAGCGGCGGAGATGCACATAAATATCTTCAAGGGGTCAAATTTTATGAAAAAAAATTATCTATGTTAAGAAAAATTACTTTAAAATATACTAAGCTTACTGAAGAAGATTATAAAAAACATCGAAAAGATGATTTATGGTTAACGGCAGAAGAGGCTTTAAGATATGGAGTTATTGATGAAATTTCTAATCAAATAATTTGAAAGGAGGGTAAATATATATGACTGAAAATATAAAAGATTTATTAACAAGTATTCCTGGAACGGGAGATGTAATGTCTCAATTTATAACAATTCTAGAATTACCAGACACACAATTCAATTCTATCTATTATACAGCAAAAAATGAAATTCTTAAAGCTTTTAATTCAAATGCAGTTAGAAAGGATATATTGAATCAATTAGAAACAACGCCAATAGAGAATTTAGATGCTGAATTAGCAGGATTGCAAGAAATTATTAATGAAATAAACCAAGATTCATCTCTTTCTGATAAGAAGAAAGATTTATTAATTACAACTCTTGAACAGTCTGGAGAATTAATTAAATCAATAATAAAAATACCAAGAGAATTAATTTCTGTGAAGATTCAAAAGATTAGTGAAGATGCAATTTTACCTAAATATGCACATGATGAAGACGCTGGCGCGGATATTTATGCAGTAGAAGAAGTTATTTGTAAACCTCATTCAACTAATTTAATTAAAACCGGCATAAAAGTTGCAATTCCTGCAGGTTTTGAAATTCAAATTAGACCTCGTAGTGGCTTAAGTTTAAACACTTCTATGAGAATCGCAAATACTCCTGGTACTATCGATGCAGGATATAGAGGAGAAGTTTGTGTTATTATGGAAAATACTGGTAATCTTTCTTATACAATTAATAAAGGCGATAAAATTGCTCAAATGGTAATTATGCCAGTGCCTATGATTAAATGGGAAGAAGTTGATGAATTAGATACTACAGAACGTAATGAGAATGGATTTGGTTCAACAGATCAGGAATGATTAAATGGCTAAATTTAAATATGAAAATATTAAAAAAGAGGTTGAAGATGCTGGATGGACTCTTCTAACAGAAACTTATACAAACCTAAAAACGGAAATGCATTTTAAATGTCCAGAAGGCCATAATAATTATTATTCTTTAGAATATTGGCGTAGAGGACATAAATGTTTAACTTGTGAAAACAATCCCTTAAAAAAAGTACCTGTTTCTCCAGTTAAAAAAAATGGATATCGCATTTTAGCTTTAGACCAAGCAAGTATTATTAGTGGGTATGCAATTTTTGACAATGAAAAATTAATAACATATGGTAAATGGAGTTCTAATGGCACTCATAGTACTGAAAGAATTGCTCAGACAAAAGCTTGGATGTCATGCATGATTGATAGATGGAAACCTGATTTAGTTGTTTTTGAAGATATTCAATTACAAAAAAATAAAAATACACCCAATGAAGAAGAGATGGTTTTAACTTTTAAAAAATTAGCTGCACTACAAGGAGTATTAAAAAATTATTGTTTTGAATCAGGTGTTATTTATAAAATAGTATCTCCATCAACATGGCGCGCCCATAGTGAAATTAAGGGAAAACAAAGAACTGATAAGAAAAAAAATGCACAATTAAAAGTTAAAAAAATATATGATATAAATGTTACACAAGACGAAGCAGATGCAATTCTCATTGGTGCCTGGGCTGCATATGAACATAATCAATCCCAAATAATAATGTTTGAATAAAAAGGAGTAGTTTTTAACTACTCCTTTTATTTTACTTTATAAACACACCATATGTATCTATCAGAACAATCAAATGTATCATATAATACTCCGTCAATTACACAAGTAATATGCCCAGACATGGTTACTAGCCATCTTCCATTTAAATTTAAATTTAAAAAATCTTTCACTGTTTCAGTCTGAGGCGGCGGACAAAATCTTTGGTATCTTTCAGATAAATATTTGTTTATAAAACTTGTTTCAGATAAAGTAATTCCTTGTTTTCGTGAATATTCTGCTAATTCAATATATGTCTCATCCCATGTTTTTTCGATAGCAAGAGAAATTGCACGTACAGCACAATCATCTACATCTCTCCCTAATGGATTAGCATTATAATAATGAAACATTAGATATTTTTTAATTTATTAATATGTTTTCTAATAATTTCTTTTTCTTGCGAAGTTTCTGCTAAATCACAAAGAGATTCGATAAACATAGTTATAGCTTCCATTGTCATTTCAATTCCATCAATCATTCGATCTTGAGAACCGCCATCACGATAACGTTCTTTTCCTATATTGTATTTATCAATACTATCTCTCATTCGAGTAAAATGTCTCTCAATTTTATCTTCATAAGGATATAGTCCGTAACGTTCAGTACCCCAATCATCTACTCTGTCATACAATCTCTTAGAGTCAGAATCCATAAAACGACCTCTGCTATCTCTTGCTCTTGCGCCATAGGAAGTTTCTCCTTTATGAGTCATTTCATCATAATAAGAACTTTCTTTAATATCTTTATAAATATCAATTAATTTATAAGCTGTATCTAAATTAGAAGAATTCAATCCTTTATTAGAGATATTCTCTAATTCTTTTTCTACTCTTTCAAGTAATCTATGCATTATTCATTCACCTCCGTAGGAGTTGTTGTTACTGGTATCAGGAGAGATCTGGCTCCATGACTACATTTGCAACAATTTGCTGGCCCAAGTAATTTAAATACTCCGCTTTGAATATCTGTATGCACTTTAGTAGAGTATCTTGTTCTACTATTTATCTGGCAAGCCGTTACATTTGTACAATCGCAATTAACTAATGGATATGTGGTAGTATCTGTTCCAATCGTTATAACAACATTTGCTGCTATTGTTGTGGTTGTAGGAATATCTTGTGCTATAATTATACAATACTTACAATTATCACCATAATTTCCTGCAGGGATATTAATTGCTAATTCATTATTAGCAAATGTAACACTTTGAGAAATAACTAACTTATCACAAAGGCACTTAGTTGTTGGACAACTCATTACGCATCCCTCCATTAGCAGCAAGAATTGCAATTATTTACAAAACCGTTATTATATCCTCCAAATGGATTAACACAACCCATTGCTGCGGCATAAGGTGAGCATGTAAGATATGCTGGTTTAGCTACAGGCAATAACTGATTTACAATATTATTTGTCTGAGCATTCTGAGAAAGCTTGAATTGAGCAGATTGAAGTTCATTTCTTAAACTATCCATTTCTGTTTTTACTAGATGATTGATAATTCTATCTGTATTTCTTTCCTGTCCAATGAGAATATCACAGGTTGATTGCTGAATAGCATTTTTAATTGAATCCTGTCCTCTTCCTAAATCACAGCAGCAAGAAGCGAGCTGATTCTGAATTGCATTAAAACTTGATTGATTATTGAAGTTTGACTGCATAATAGATTCACGAGTCTCGCAGCAACAATCCTTCATATTATAATTTGTTTGTGCGATTGCTTGGTTAATTCCATTAAATCCTTGGCATAATGCAGATTGAATTCCATTAAATCCTTGAAGATTTGCTCTATCTGCAGAACAGAATCCCTGTTGCATTTGTGTTCCGAGATTTGTAACCGCTAAATTAGTAGTATAAAAACCATCACACATACCTCTCTCTAATCCTCTAATTCCATTATCTAATTGATTGAAATTGAAAGCATCAGTAACTCCTTGTTGTGTAGCTGGAGTGCAACAAACGTTATATCCGTTATTTCCTCCATCATTATTTCCCCAGTTTCCAAAACCGCGGCCGCCCATTGCAAAGAATAGGATTAATATAATAACCCACCAAGCACCATTGCCACCAAAAGCACCATCATTATAATTATTTCCTTCTCTTAACGCTAATGCGTCAGCTACAGTAAGACCTTTTTCTTCCATAAATAAAACCTCCTAAATATTTATTATATTTAAATCGCAATTATCTTAATAAAGACATAAAAGCATTAAATTCCTGACCAAAATTTTTTCCTCTTTGTCCAAAGAAATTTTCTGCGATTTTATTAACATTATTTATATCTCCTTTTTCAGCATAAGTAATTAATTCATTAATCATTGGATCATTAATATTATTATTCTTTATCATAGACATTACTAATTCTTGTGGGTTGCGGCCCCTCAATAAATTAATAAAATCTGCTGGATTCATATTCATCATACATTCCACTCTCCTTTATTTTTCTTTAAAGAATTTTGTAATTCTCCAACTTGCTGTTCAATTTTATCAAAACGATTATCATATTTCTCAAATTGTTCTGCAAAAGGATTTTCAGATTTCTTTACCTCAACAGGTTCACTTTGAGGTTTTGTTGCATCATAAGGCATTATTTTATAGGCCCAAAACATTGGGTTTCCATTTTGCATTGTTTTTATATACATAAAACCTTCTTGTAAACAAAGAGCAACAGAAATTCCGGCGCCAACAGGAACATTAGCTACTTCTAATGTAGAATTTATGTTATATACATTTCCTTGTGGCTGTGGAAATAATGGTTGAATGTTTTGCTGCTGAAATTGCGTTGATTGTGGAGCAGCGGGATTATAAAATGATTGTTGATTTTGTTGATTATAGTTAAAAGACATATCTAATCACCTCTTAATTGTCTTTTTAAATTTTATCTTTCACTAATATAGTAGAAAAGTTAAAAAATTTTTTAGATAAAAAAATAACAAGACGAAAAAGTTCTACTTTTTACATAAAAAGTAAATATCGTCTTGTTACAAAATTCGTTCAAATTATATAAAATTATTCTTTTATAAAAGGAATAAAAGCCTCTGTTTTTTCCCAGTCTAAATCTAATTCTTCAAGTTCATCTAATGAAAAATAATAATCTGGTAATTGAATAGTCGCCCTATAAAAATCATTTAATTCTTGCTGCAAATTAATAATCTGTTCCGTAATTATTTTTATCCCACCATCTTTAATGATTGGTTCTTTATTATCATCTAATTCAGCATATTTTAAACTTAAATCATCTAATAAAATATTGGTCATTTCAAATTCTTCTTTTATAATATTTTCAAGTTTTAATATTTTATATTTTAAATTAATGTTGCACTTTAGATTTTTTAGTTTTATATCATGAATTAATTTTCCTATTTTTAATAATTGCTCTCGTGTTACAATCAATATGTTCTACCTCCACAATTTGCATCTCCATACCAATGATTACTTTTCCCATTGGTTCTTTGATATAAATTTCCTTGAATATAAGGTCCATTACTATTAAAATAAAAAGCTTTTGCTATTTTAGAATTATATCCTTGTGCCCATCCATTGCTAGTAGATAAAGATATTTCTCCATTTAACAATTTAGTGGTAAAATTTAATAATTCTGGATTTATTTTCTCAACTGAATATCCTCCACTATTAAATAGTGTTTTATTATTACTATATGTAGTAAATTGATTGGGCTGAGAAACTACTTTATACATTGTATCTATTCTATTCCAATATTTCATTCTATTATATGCAACTGCAACAGCTTCTTCCATACCAATCAATCCAAGAACTTCAGCTTCTAACATTGCCATCGTGCAAGCAATTCTAACATCATCAGAAGATGTTTGTTTGATAGTTACTGGAGCGCAACGGAACAAATAATCCGTTGCGCCGACAGGATTAGCATCTCTTAATGTTATACCTGATAAAGCTACTTCTGAATATGGAATTTGAGCCCCACGATTATCATAATATCCTCTTCTAATTTGTATATGAAGATGCGCACCAGTAGAGTGACCAGTGTTCCCAATGTATCCTAGAAATTGTCCTTTTTTTACAATACTATTTTCTCTTACCTGTGAATTGTTTGGATATAAGTGCATGTATGTAACATAATCTCCATTAAGAGCACAGTTACTTGTTATTTTAAATGCTATACAATTACCCATTCCACCATTGATATTTGCTCCATTTTGTGTCTCTGTCCAAACAGATCTAACAACAATTCCATCGGCAATTGCATATACTGGAATAATTCCTTCTCTTTTCCCAGATGGTATATCTATAGAATCTTTACCATCATGACTATGTTTACCTGGAGGATATGTTGGGCCAGGACAAGAAGTATCTTGAACTGGATAAAAATATTCAAATACTTCTGCCATTATTGTCCCTCCACTATATATCCAGATGTCATTGTTCCTCCTGATAAACCAGGAACATCACCAGCAGTACCAGTAGAAGAGCCTTCTTTCAAAGCAATTTGAACTCCTTTGAAAAAGTCTTCTATGCTTACAGTAAAATATCCATCTATTGGTTCACCAGCACTTTGAAGCATTCCTCCATATAATACTATTCTACTAGCATTCGCACCATATGCGTAGTTACTATGAGTAAGATGTAAACTTCCTTCATTAGACACTCCAACAGAATAAACATTAGAAATTTGTGGTGTTGTCTTTTTAGGATATGATTCAATTCCAGAAACATCATGAGAATGTTCAATTAATCCTGCTTGTTCAACTATTGTTCTGATTTCTTGTATTTGAGTTCCAAGAACATCCATAATGCCCTGAACTAAATCTTCTCCACCTATTTTTATTGTGCCATCTTTAACTACAATAGCTTCATTATTTTCTCCTTCTGTATTTATTCTAATATAATCACTTAGATTTTTTAGTGTACTTATATTGTCTTGAGTTTCAACCTTTCCTCCAAGATAAAGACCACCATCACTTAAAACACTTAAAATATTATCAACACTATTTTCTCCTGCTTTAACACACGAAATTAATCTTTTATAGTATCCATTTGATGATGTTGGATCATTTACAGCTTGATTATTAATAAAAATTGCAATACCATCTTCTTTATTTACATCTTCTTCCGATCCACTTGTAATAATTTTATTATATAAACTAAATTCATTTGTATTTCTTTGTACAACATATGCAGAAGTACTCTTTAATATATATTCGTTTGCTTCTTTTTCATAATAATTTTTAGTACTAATTGGGATAGATGTTAAAGTTTCATATTTCTTTGGATATCCATAATTACCCTTTATATCTATTGTTTTTGTTTCTATAGTTACATCAAAAATATTTTCATTTATTAAAGATAATACCTCAAATAATCCTTCTGTGTCTTCAATTGGTACAAAATTATTGTCTTCTAATTTTAAAAAAGTAATGATAAAATTTAATGATTGACCATCTATATATTTTTCTATATCATTATTTACATAAAAGATTTTTTTATCTACTAATTCTGTAGTTCTTACAGAGAAATAATTTATTGTTTCTTCTTTTATATACGAGAAATATTGTACATCAGAAGATTCTTTCCAATTAGATAAATAATAATCTTTAAAAGTTGTAGTTCCACCATAGATAACTGCATTTAAAATATATTCTTGGTCATAAGGAACTGTTCTATAAAATAATTCACTTTTCAATTCTAACGGTGCATTATTATCACTATATCCATAAACATATTTTGTATATACTTTTTCATTTAAATTTTGTGTCACATAAATTTCTCCAGCGAGAGAAATTCTTGCACTATCACCTTTTCCGCTTTCAGTCTTGAATATTTCCTGTCCATTATCATTATATAAATAAAAACCAATATTATTCTGAGTAGATAAATTTGCCTCTTTGTTATAGTCTCCGGCGGAATCTGATTCACTACCTCCATAAATATAATTATATCCAGCCCTTAATCTTATCTTTCCATCTTCTACGAGAGACAAACCATATTTATTAAATTTAGCGAAATCAGAAAAATATGTTTTTTCTGAACTGGTTGCTTTAGGCTCTCTATAAGCTGTAATTCCAGATTTATCCCATAAGAAATACAAATAATTCCCATCAACGATTTGGATTTTGCTGGCATCTAATGTACCAACATTGATATAGTCAGCATTAATACCTTTTGGAGTTACTCCGACATTCCATGTTTGTCCTCCATTATTAGAAAAATACAATCCTTCTCCAGTCAATTTGTATTTATTATTATGATTATTAATATCACTACCACGTTGTCCAACAGAATCAAGTTCAATATTTTTTTCATCTGTTTCTAATAAAGTTAATTGATTATCACTAAGGCCGCCCTGTAAACTTTCTCCATTTATATTTTGAGTTGCAGTAAAGTTGGAAGAACGCTTATAAATATTTTCATTAAAACTTAATGACTGTACACTTGCAGTAACTTGTTGAAATAAATCTTCAAATTGAGATGTATAATTTTGAATCTCAATTGAGTTTTGAGAAGGAATGTCTAAATCATATGTTATACCAGAAATAATAACTTTAAGTCTATTAGGTAATCCTGTTTTTGGATTTATTCCAAAAGTTTCTATATCTTCAACATAAGTGGTGTCTGCAATATTGAAAGTATAATCATCATCTAAAACTGCTAAATCTACTACAGATATGTTATAAGTGACTTTAGGAATTGCTCCTTGTTTTGCAACTTCTTTTGCTCCGAAATAATAAGCATTATCACTTAAATAATTACTATCAGACCAAGTACCCTCTTTTAAATATGGTTCATATTTTCGATAAAATTCTAAAGATATTCTGTTAATATCTTTTAAGTACTTAGCTTTTTCCTTTTTCCATTTTTGAATTTGATTATATTCTTCTGTGTATTGTCCCATTATACCATAATTTTTATACTTAAATGTATCAAGATAATTCTTTTTAAATTCTTTAAATCCATTATGGTTTTTGATCATATTTAATACTTCTTCTGCGTTACCAGCTTTATTAATTGGGCTGTCAATTAAGTCTTTTTCTGTTGGTATATAATAATAATATCCATTTGTTATAAAAGTGCTTTCAATCAATCCAAGTAAAATATTTCTTTGTTCTTCGTATTTTGTTTTATAAGATTTATAAGTATCACTCTCTTCAGATTGATCTTGTCCATTTTTTGGTTGAGCATATCTTTGTAAAGTTTTATTAATTTTATTCATTTCTTGTTGAGCTGTTTCAATTCCAGTTAAGTTTACTTCAATATTTGCTTGCAACTCTGTAAAAGATTCGTCTTGAAGATTGATTATTTTATTTGAAATTTCATCATATTTTCCATTATAATATCCCAATTGTTTAAGATATCCTAAATCATTTTCTCCAATTCCATACAAATCTGCTTTTACCATATTCTCATCAAGTAAACCTTTCATTGTATAATAAGAAAAATCAATAATATAACTATCTTTAGATGGATTATCTTCTGCTGTTTTAATTGAACATAATCCTGTTTTTGATAATTCACTATCTACATCTTCTACATATAATTTAGTTACTATTTCATTTGAAGTTAATGTTCTTGAAATATTAGATAAATTCTTCTCATATCTAAATCCTAATTTATTTTCCATTCCTTTTTCAGTAATATAAAATACGTTTTTAATCATTTTACCTTCATTATCAGTTTTTATTTTTCCATTTTCTAGATGTTCAATATAATAAATAGGATATACTTCAAATACTTTACTTAGTTCTTGAGTGAGATTAAAACGATTAGATTTTTCTCCATTTAAAGTTCTAATTTTTCTACAATGCTTTTGTGTCTCAAATAAATAAGGACAATAGCCATATTTTTGATACATACAAATACCATTACTATTTGTATATTTACAATCTTTTTCATTTGCCGCCGCGCCATAGACATAATGTTTACATTTATTCAAATCTATATAGTCAGTAATAATTTTATAATCGTCTTCCGTATACTTATCTGGCGGTAGAGCATTTTTTTCAATATCATTATTAAGATAAGATTTTAACATAAAAGTATCTTTTGCTTTTATGTTTTCTCCTTCATTGTATTGAATTTGTTGTCTGAAATATTTTTTATAACTATATGCGTCTCCAGAAAAAACATCAGTTTCTTTTATAAATTCATTTTCATTAGCTTCTCTATAAGAAATGTTATTTATTTCCTTCCAAGAACTATCTTCTTTTTCTTTATTAAAGAATATATCTCGTCCACTGTATTTATAATATCCATTTTCAAAAAAGTCTTTTCCCTTTGTAAAAGCTTTAAAGAAAGAAGCTTCAATTAAATTAAAGTATTTATCTTTATTTAATTGTAAACAGAAATATGGATTATCTATATTAATAGATGAACGAATAAAATAATACTTATTGAGTTTACCATTTGTACTAAGTTCATTAGATAAACTAAATTCTATTCTCTCTCCATTTAATTCATAATCTCCGTTTGAATCATAATCTCCATTACCAATAATAACCAAAAGTTTGTCATTTGCAGATGTCTCTAACTTTTCTTCCCAGATACCGGTTTCTTCATTAAGACTGCCCCATTCTCCTTTAACACATAATACATACATTTGATCTCTTTCAATTTTTTCCTCTTGACCAACTATACCAAAATTCAAAAATGTTCTATAATAATCACTATCATCTATTGATACATCATAATTAGTAGCTAAGATTAATCCCTTTGTTTGAGAAGATATTCCTTCACCTACTGTTTCATCTAATCTTACAGAAATACTGCTTGAAACATCATTTAAATCAACACCAAGTTTCATCACTTCCCATCCAGATATGTCAGCTATATCAGTACCATTTTGGACTAAATTTCTTGCTAATTGAGGAACTATAGTTCTTGTTCTTTCATAAGAACATATTCTATAATTATCTCCTTTTATCCAATCTTCTGATGTGAACATATCTTGATAATCATTTTGTTCATTATTATATACTATTACATATTGATCAATATCTTCTGAAATATTAATTTCAGTTCTATCAGAAATAGAAACTTTTTTTCCAAATGTTAACTCTATATCATTTATGTTTTCTAAATAACCATCATAACAAACAATTTGATTACAAGTGGCGCCATTATCATTTTTAATAATCTTTTTTTCTATATCATAACTTAAATTAGTGTTAACTATACTATTCCATTCTTGTAGAGTCATAACATAAGAATAGTTCTTATTTACTAATAATCCAGCTTCATCAATTTGAACTTCTCCTCCAGTAGGAATCGCAATAAATTGGATTAATGATGTAGGATCAATTGATTGTGGCGCAAGATAATAAGAAGTAATGCCATTAATTGTGCCTAATTGTGCCATCTCTGTC